GGATTTTCCCCCCCCCCCCCAATTTAATTTTAAAATATTGATATTCATAATATTATTCTGGTTTAATCGTCCATCTCTGGGCGTAGTTATTTTTTAGCACATATATCTTCTCCATAGGTGTAGCGGGAAACCCGTTGGATGAGCCTTTCACGAATCCCTCTGGGGCCTGCTCCGTGCCGGAAGGACGCTGGTTTTCGGTTGGATAAGCAGCAGCATACATGCTTACCGAAAGACCATAGAACTGATTCCTCTTTCCGTCATTAGCTACCGATGTCATGGTTATCTGATCCCATTCCGTAACCAGTTTATAAAAAGAATCCACGAAATCATCTGATCGTTGCTGGCTATGAGTAGAACAATTCACGTTAAACCGTGTAATAGCCCTCATCTCATAAATATAATCCGGAAGCTTATCCATTCTAAGACTATTGCTATGAGCTGCAATGAAACTAGTAAGATGTTCCAATCCCCTTCCAGACATATTATCATCATTCCAACCCGTCCTCCTTTCTCCACTTACCCAGTCATTTAAAAAATAAAAATCAGTAATATTAGGATTTATCTTATCTACCTCGAAAAAAGGAAGGGTATTTATATCAAAATAATTCCACATATCAGAAGGGCCAGGATGTATTTTCAACGAAGTTAATTTAGGAAGATCATTAAACTCCTTTATATACCTATCCAAATAACATGAAGACAATTCAAGGGTTTGAAGATTTTTCATATTCTTTATATTCCTTATTCCGCTAGATTCTATATCCCTAAGATCAAGCATATTAAACATATTTAAATAATATACCTCTGTCTTGCTGGTTATAGCCTCAGGAATTACGGTCATTCTTTGCCCTATATTTTGAAGATCGATATAAATTAACTTTTTGGATCTTGACAACTTGTCTACAGGTATACCGTCATTAACATACAGCGTATGGGATACGACCAAAAACTCAAGTCCTGGTATATCCACAATCGGGAAAGCCGTCATCTTACAAGCTTGGGTATTGGCATAATAAATATCACAAGTAAAATCTATCGACACAGCCCGTTGCACGTCCCTCCTCCCATCAGCGTAAGCATGATTATCTATAGGTACGTATTGCGATCCATCCTCCTTCCTGAACCACCACGTAGTATTGGGATTTTTCCTGTGTTGTATTGCCAAAGAACGGAATATAATACAATAACCATCCCGCCCTTGAACCTTGGTCATAGGAAACTGCTCCTTTATTCCATCCCCCCAATCCACATTAGCCATACCGGGCTTTCTGGATCTAAACTCGACAAACGTATTATAAGGATTACCAACGACAGGATCAGGTACATAATTATAATCATCGGTATAATAATTTCTAAGTGCCCTATCCCATGTCGTGAACCACACGAACTTATTTGATGAAGCCTCATATTTATATAATGTCTTAGCCATTACCTATCTTGTTAAAATATTCTACAATAACATTCCTGTCCAATCCCATAGAATCACATAAAAACTCCCCTTCTGGTTGACCCCCAAACGATAATACCTTATCCGTATCATGAGCTAAAACATCTCCATTGCCTACAAAGGTACGCCCATCGTCAAATACGATAAGCTTATATGGCTTATACAACCTCGTGTCAATATCAGAAGATCGTATTGACCTTAACACCGAAGCCTCTGGTGCCATACTAAACCTCCATCCATAATTATTCATAAGCACATAAACCATCTCCATAGGAGTCGACGGAGAGCCATTAGACTGACCCTTTATAAAACCAGAGGGAGCCTGTAATACGCCACTAGGTCTTTTATCATCAGGATTGGCATCCATATATATACTTAGATACAATCCATAAAACTGATTTCTTTTGCCATCGGAAGCAGAGGAAGACATAGTGAGATAATCAAACCCCATCACCTTCTCATATAATGTCGATATAAACGTATCACATCGACTTTGGGTTGACAAGCTGCGATGCATATAAAAGCTATTCATAGACCTCATCTCATATATATAATCCGGGAGATTACTTACATCTATATTACTATAACCGTATGAAGCGTCGATACGCTCAATGTTTCCCAATCCCTTACCGCTCATATACGGATGCCAGCTCACGACAGACCCATACCATCTATTCATATGATCGAAAATCCTTAAGCTAGGATTTATCTTATCCACCTCATCCATAGCCGGGCATGTATTAGGGTCAAACGATGGCATAGCCACTCCCGGGGATATATATAATTCTCTTAGCTTGCTAAAAGACAGCCATTCCCTTGGATATACCCTAACCCTGCAACCTGCCAAAGCTAATATTACAAGATTAGGCCACATAGAGGGGAATTTCCTTATATTAGAAGACTCCGTATCATTAAAATCAGCCGTTCGACTTAAATTAATGCCTCTCAACTTAGTCAACCTATCCCAATCGTCCGGTATGGATGTCAATGTCCCTACACCCAATTCGTTAAGTGTTATATACTCTATATTTACCGATCTACGTATCCTGTCTTTAGGGATATCGGTTATATTCCCATCGCCGGTAATGGATAAGGTTAAGTTGATAATACTTGGGGCGTCTAATATCGGGAATCCTACCATCATTATCCTCGCTGTTCGAACGTATGTAATATCATTCGTAAAAGTCATGGTAATGACCCGATCTTTATCTAGTCCATCAGCGTAAGCATGATTGGGGGCGGGAATATACTCACTCCCATCTTCCTTATAAAACCACCATGGATGGCTATCCGGATTCTTACGATAACTTATATCCCTTCTCCTAAACATCAACTTATATCGCCCGTATATGGATTCGCTCCTGTCCTTCACGAAAGGAAATTGATCTTTATTCCCATCACCCCAATCGACCTCGCACATGCCGGGGGTCTTGGAATGAAACTGTATACTCTCATTATAATTATTAACATCCAATATAGGATCAGGCACATCATCGGTAGTATCATTCCTGTTAACGCCCCTAAAAGCGTATTTACCCTTAGTAAAAAAGGTTATAGACCCTTTATTCGTATCCTTACATATCAGCCTCATACCTCTCCCTCCTCTATTCTCCTGAAATACTCGACAACCGGTGAACTGTCCAATCCCAGATCGTTACAGATATCTATAGCCTCGTATTTGTCAGCGAAATTATACTTACTCATATTATCATCCAATACATCTCCGCCGAACACGGATACATGACCGTCCTTTACGCCAAGGACGAACGGGGTAATCCTAGCCTTCCCAGCCCGCCTTGCCCTCGTAAGGGCGGCCTTAGAAGCCGGGGCAGGGGCCAAGACCCATGTCTGCCCGTAGTTATTGGTAAGCACATACACCTTCTCCATAGGCGTCGTAGGATTACCGTTGCTAACACCCTTATCAAACCCCTCAGGGGCTTGATAAACGCCAGATGGTCTCTTGTTGGTAGGAGCTGCGGAAGTATATAAATCTAAGGTGAGTTTATAAAACTGATTCCTATTACCGTCAGAAGCCGTCTGTGACATCGTTATATAACTCCACGACATTATCTTATCATAAAATGTATTTACGAATGTATCAGCCCTCTCCTGCGTATTTATAAATGTACCACCATCACGCAAAGTCCATATCCTAAATTCCCTTACCTCATACAACCAATCTGGGAGATCGTCTACCGGTACCGTGCCTGAATTACAATACGTGCCCTGAATCTTATTCAACTTACCTTCTACTAGATCTTGTTTCCATGAGCTACCACTACCCATAAAAGTAACGCCTGTCTTATCATCTCCAACCTTATCCACCTCATCAAATACAGGTATATTATTCCGATTGCTTATAATGCTTATACCTTTTGCTGGAATAGAATTAAAAGCCGGATCATAAGAAGGGATGTTACACCAGTTGAAGTTAAATCCAGTAAGATTCTTCCATTCAGAGAATCTTCTCCAATTAGAATCAGGATTATCAGCGAAATTAAAAACGAAATTACACCCAAAATACTTCAATCTTTTCATTTTTAAAAACCCCTCCGGCCAATTATCCCAAACACCAGGGTGAGAAAAAGACCCCATCTGTATATTACGAAGATTAACGCTCTTGCTTATCCTGTCATATGGGATATCTCCATTTTTTAAAACGGACCTGACCATAGCCAAATAAGTTATATTAGGTAGATTAACTACAGGAAACTCATGGAGGACAATACCCTCCATATTGAACTCCCCATCGATTACGTTAGAGAACCTCATCGTAACCTCCCTACGCCTGATATCGCTATACTTATGTGGAGGAACCGGTATATACTGAGATCCATCCTCCTTCCTATACCACCATGTAGTATCGTCAGGATTCTTTTTGTACTCAATATCTAAAGACCTGAATACTATCCTATAACTACCGTCAGATATCTTGACCAAAGGGTATTGATCCTTTGTCCCGTCACCCCAATCAACATCCACGAATCCCGGTTTAGATGTCGAGAACCTAAGATTGCGATTAAAAGCATCCGCTGATATTATCGGATCGGGTATATAATCAGCACCCTTACCATCAAAACAAGGGAATCTATCCTCATTCACTATAAACGTGACATAGGACGCTACCGTGTCGTATCCTACTAAAAAAGCCATACCATTAATTTATTGAGGTTATATCATAAGACACCCATTCCTTATATCCATTAACCATCTCATATACTTTGTTGATGGTCTTGCATACGACGGCGAATCCGATATCCACGTTAGGGAACTTCTCGTTAAGCTCATCTATTGTAAGCTCCTTGGTTATGCTCTCATCCCACTTACGCATCTCCTTTACCTCCATAAGGATCGGTTTACCAGTTGCGCCTACGCTCATGACCCACTCTCCCTCACGATTGGCATCCGCCAGATCGGGGAAGATAGTAACGCCAAACAACTCCGTGAGCACGAACTCATCACCGTTCCGGGTAAACGACACCGCCGCCCCGGGGGTCAAGACTACCTCGTTCACCGCCAGCATACTCACCAGCTTCTTGGCTCCCCCTGATACGGTACCATTCAACACGACAGTCACGTTACCCGTAGCACTATTAACGAACTTGATATCATTCTTCTCGCTATTTATAGCCTGTAACCTAGACCCAGATACGATATTTACGATCTCATAATTCTTGTCGTAAGTGCTCTGTAGCGTCACATTACCGTATTTAGTATCGATAAGGGTAATCCACTTAGCCTTACCACCTACTATCTCAACAAGCTTATAAAACACGTCATTGCCGTCAGCGTCAACCCATCTAGCTATAGCTCCAGGAGCGAAATTAGTCACCTCCCGATCTTGGGTATAACTTATAGTGCTTTCCGTAGGCTTATTAGTCAAAGTAACATAAAGGCATTGCTCTACGTCGGCTTCCATCTTAACTATCCCAGCTCCATCGTAATAATAATCAGGTACATTTTTTTCTCGTATCAACAAGATAGTACCTTCCTTAAGCTTATCGGCGTTAGTTGGATCATCCACGAAAGACTTCATCTGGATATAAGTATCGAAGATAATAGACGTACTCTTATCCTCTATCTTCTGATTGATATCATTGACAATATTATTAATCTCGTCTTTCGTATAATAAGGAGATAAATCAACCTTCGGGCCTTCCTGCTCTAAAGCCTGAGTTCCATCCCACCAATAATCAGGTACCTCCTGCTCCCTGATCCAGAAGCTGTCCCCCACACGGAGCTTAGCCGTGTTCTCCGGAACCGCCAGCCACTCATTCATGGCATCGACCGTATCAAAGATATACGCCGCGTTCTTGCCCTCAGCTATACGTCTTACGACAGCCAACTCGCTCTCGACATCGCTAAGTCTTTCCTTTATATTATTGATCTCTCGCTCTAACTTATCATAATTATCCTCCTGATCTATAGCGTCACCGATGGACATATAAACCTCGTTAGTGAGCTTATTGTAGGTAACACGAGCCACCTTCTCGTAGGATGTCTTATACGTAGATGAACCCTTACTGGTATGACAAACAAAATCATACGTATTTTGATACACCACAGATCCACCGGTATTGATGAAATTATATCCGTCTTGGCTCATCGTACCTCCCTTGTATCCAACAAGTTCAAAAGAACATTTACCCGTACCTTTAGATCCAAACCATGTAGCGTAGGCCATGAAATACGTCTCTTCAGGTAGGATATCATAATATTTAGCCCTTAAATCCTTCACCGACATCCAAACACATTCCTTACCAGAACCGGTATTATCACCACCCCATTTAAGAACTTCTCTAACAGAGCTATCTCCATTTCCGGGACCAGACCAACCTACAGCAAGATTATCTATGGTGGGAACATTAGAATTAAGGGCTTCCGTCATCGTGTCCAAGTTCCTTCCGGAACTTGATTCCCATAAATATCTGAACGTCACAAAATCAACATCCCCGATCTTAATGCCTCCGGTATTACTAGGATATGTTTTTGTGACTAACTCATAATACCATTTACCATCACGGAAAGTAACCCTTATCCTCTCTACTTGCTTGGGGGATATAGAGACATATGATCCGCCAACAGAAACGTTATCGCCATCAACCGCACGGGAAGTCCCATCCTTTGGATCCTCAGGGTCCACGGGGGTGTAGATCGCAGCCTGCTTATCTCCGGCATTGATAACAACTATATAATAGCTGTCCCCATCAAGACCCTCATCATGAGCCATGGTTACAAAGCCCTGCTCGCTATCCGGCCTCCATTCAACGACAACCATATGCTTATCCATAGGTATACCGGAAACGCTGTTAACGTAATTGGTTGACGACATGAAAATGGCATGATCATCATAAGCCTCATCAACACGTTGATGCTTAGTAGCCAATCCGTCAAGACGTGATATCTCAATGGGGCCAGTTACCTCGACCCCATTATAATCATACCACTTATATCCTATCATCGTATTCTCACGACGATATTTCCTTTTTCTTACGACCTGACCTCCAGCTAAGGCGTCAATCATAAAATAATCATTACATACTTTAACCATAGCCGTTCAGATTAACAGGTTTGACATAAACAAGCCACGATAGTAGCGCCAACAGGAATGGCGGTCAGCGTAGTCCCCACCGGGTAGGTAGGAGAGGATGACTCCATCACCATCAACGACGTCCGCTCTACGACCATATTGTTATCAATCAACCGGCTCCCCTCCACATAGAACCGGCCATCGGCCACCTCATAGCACTCTCGCACCGGAACCATATGTCTTTGGCTCTTATCCGCATAATCGCAGATCGTCACCTTAGCCCCATCCGGTATAGACGTAAGCTCATCACCTACATTATAATCAGGATGATCAGAGTACACGACATACAATATAGACTTAATATCCTGCAATGCCGGATTGACTGTCCTGAATCCCTTCAAATGTATCTTATGACCACCGATCTCATAACAATCATCCACGTCCATGATATTAAGATCACAACTGATAACCGTCCAGCCGTTAATAACCGTCTGCGTAGGGGTAGTATTGATAGGATGATCGGGGTCGGTAGACTCAACGATCTTATAGTCGAAAGTCTTTACATCCAGATTTCCGTTCAACGACTCCTGTCTCCTGATCTTCACCGTACCCTTTCCGGTATCATAACAAGTCTCAGTGGTATCTATAAGTCGATCCATATAATCCGGCTCCTCGCATTCGATACGAGTGAAATTAGATGGCAAAGAGGTATATTGAGTACCAACATGGATATCATTGTCTGTAGAACTCAATACATGATGATTATACGACCTAACATGATTTAAAGGGTTGATAACGTAAGTGGATTTAATCCTTACCGATCCTCCCGGTGTCGAGTAACATTCTATCGCATTTCTGGTAATACGATCATCCAACCTTTCTAGAGCACACCTTTCACGGATAAAATCCGCAGGGATATTATTTATCCTATTTCCTAGCCCATACTTATTATCAGACGAGTCCACAATCTCCCAGAACTGGTTTCTTTTCCCAAGATCACCGTCATAAGACACCACATGTCTCATACGCACGCTTCCGGCTGATGTCTTGTAACACTCCTCGATATCAATAGGCATCCTATCTTCCATATCCGTGAAATCACAAGACACCAAAGAGAATCCGTCCGGGAGGGTAGCCAGTTCGGCCCCCGGAACGAAGCCGGCGTCATCCGATTCAAGCACCTCGAAGCGGACGTATCTTGCCTTTATCTTGGAGTCATAAGAAACCAACCTACGAAGCTTGACATTGCCATTGCCTCCGTCATAACACTCGACATAAGACCGGATGTCACGCTCCTCCATATCGTCGAAATCACAGACAGTCCTTACCCACGTATCTGGCAAGGAACTGAAGCTGGCGCCCTCAGGTTGTGACGGATCGGTAGTCTCCAGGACTTTATAGCTCTTATCCCTAACTCCTATATTCCCGTCCCATGACGTGAGAACCTCCAGCTTCACCTTACCGGCCGGTGTCTTATAACATTCTACAGTTACCTCAATATCCCGGTCCTCCATATCCGTGAAGTCACAAACGACCTCAACCCAGTCATCGCTTATGCTGGTGATAAACTTACCTACCGGATTCTCAGGATCGGTACTTTGCTTGACGCGATACCATTCCTTTCTGGTACCCATCTCGTAATCAAATATCTTATATCCCTCTATCTGCACCCTTCCGGTTCCGGTATCAAAGCATTTAAGCACCGGTATTATCTCCCTTTGGGTCATGTCCGGGAAATCACATACTATACGACTCCATGTATCGGGTATCTTATCATACTCCGTACCGATAGGATTGCTATCGTCAGTCGTATTTACCACCTCATAATGGGATACCTCCGGGTTCAGGCGGGGGTCTACCGACTCAACGCCCTCGATCTGGACCTTGCCCCCTTCCGTGGCGTAACATTTACTTACGAATATCAACTCCCGATCGGTCATCTCCGCTATGCTACAATCTATAGCTACCCACTCGGCAGGAATCTTATCCAATTCCGTACCAATAGGCGTATCAACATCTGAAGAGTTGATGATAAATATCTTCTCGGCCAATATCTCACCCTTATTATTCATATAGGTATGGATACGAGCCTCTACCTGACCTCCCGGAGTACGATAACATTGGTTGACGATCGACACACGGGCGTCCTTGATGTTAATGAACTGATAGTCCTTTTTAGGAACCTCACTTACAAGTCTCTTTACTCCTTTATCATCGAAGTACACGTAACACCCGTCATTCCTCATCATGACCGGATACGTCTTTCCGTCTATGACAACACCTGAGAAGTCATCTGGCGGAACGGAGAAACCCATGCTTCCGAATATAGAAGCCAGTCTCTTTAAATACTCATTTATCGCAGACATAATATCATATTTTAATTCTACTGCCTCAAAGATAACAAAAAAGGGAAGAGAATTGAATCTCTCCCCTTTAGGAAATATATGAACGCAAAAAAGGTTCTTTATTTCGGCTCAGTTACGATGGCCGGTCCAAGACCAGCGGCAGCACCGATCATGTTAATCATCTCCTGAACACCCTCATGAGCGCCATAGCGTACACGTAAGATCAGATTAACCGGATCATCGGCGAGAACCTTACCGAATCCTTGAGAGTACCTATGAGGATTAATCGTGATCTGGAAGTCCACGTATTGGGCTGTTTGTTCAACACGGCTGTATTCGTTCATGAATGTCCGTCCCATGAAATCCTGATGTTTCGGGAAACCGTTGAAATGAGCATAGCCCTTCAACTCGTCATCCATCATATTACCGCCGACATGAGTACGTGGTGCTTTGCTGGACAGTCTCTCGAAATTAAGTTGATCCCACCAGATAGGAGACCCCTCGTCAAGAGAATCAGGATAACCTCCGCTAGCGCCAACGATCTCAACGCTATCCTCTACATAAGTCATTTTATCCATCAAGCACTCTGACGGAGATAATAACATTTCCTTACCACGGAAACGGATACCGCACTTGCAGTTAGTACCAAGTTCCTGAGCCGACTCCAATTTCTTCCACATACGGTTGCGGTAGGACGCCGGAGCCTCGCTGGTGAAGAATCCCTCGAACACCTTGTCGCACTCATCACACGACATGTTAGTATATACCGTTGTCTGGAAGCTATGCTGGCAAGCCGCAGGAGTACCGTAGTCAGTGATCTCCAGTTCCGGGAAAGCCTGTTTGATTTCCTCCAACGCACTGTTTCCGCACTCATCATCCGGGATCGTGATATAATACTTCTCGGTGGATACCTTACAAGAACCACAAGCCGACCAAGAAGCGGTACGAACCGTAGGATTCTCACACATATCGGATGTCTTAGCCACATAGTAGATAATAGCCGTAGGATTGGCCTCCACGAAAGTAGAGATCTCCTCATCCGTCAATTTCTTGGAAGTAGCGGCAATATACAAACCTGATCCCTTGATCTGACTCATCTTATTAACCGTATCGGCTACAACGTTAGGCAATGACTCCACCGTAGTAGACATATCAACACCGTCATCCTCCAAGGAGATAGAATACAGATAACCACCCTTAACCTCGGTATAGTTAGGAGGACAATCCGTACATCCTTTCATGATAGAGATCAGACGTTGAGTATAATCAGCCGGTTTAGCGCCTTTCTTCATCACCTTATAACGTGACATGCTACCCTCGATAGTCTCACGTACGATCTTCAATCCTGGATATTGAGCGCGAACCTCAGCTAATGCCAGATCATCACCAGTATCGCATACCTCCATGCAATAGAAATTGACATCCTCCGTCTCAGGCTCAGTAGCCTCATTAGTACATCTTGTAACCGGAATGATATCAATATAATCGGATAATTTACCACCACCGGCAATAGGTTGGTTCTTCATCCGCTCGATACACTTCAATACGGCGGGTAACAAATCAACCTCCTCGCAAGGATCACATTCCTCGCATTGATTAGGGGTATTGTCGCAATCATCCAAGAGGATAGCGTCAAAGATCTCAACACGACCTCCCTCGTAGCCAAGAAGCTCGAAAGCCCTGCCGGCGAGAATCAAGCGGATAACGATACGGTCGCCCTTGGAAACGGAGAAAGCCGTGTCGTCAGAGACACCATTGTATCCTAAGATAACGTCATCGACATAAGCGTGATCCTTCTTCGGCCAGGAAGCGTAAATCTCGGTGATCTCATTCAACGAGAACAAAGGCGTGGAAAAATCCTTGTCATATATAGAGCGGGAAGCCGCTTGTTCATTACGACCGATACGGATCTCATAACGCTTATCATTACGAGGCTTACCGGTAAAATCAATCACGGCCTTACAACCGTTCTCGGAAGTATCTTTAGTATCGTAAATACCGATCTGTCCTTCCTTTAATAAGATGGAATCAACATCCACCATCTTAGCGTGTGGGGATACGAAAAGTACCCTGTCTTGCGGTCTGTGCAACATATTATCAATATTTTAATTTAAAAATCATTTACCTAACGCAAACATAATCATAAACAACATCACCGCAATAAAATGAGGTCGTGAGTATACGACATAATATGATGTTTACATTTTATGTAAAACAAAAAGCCTACCCGTTTCCGAGTAGGCTTAATGATCAAACTAACGGTGTTTATCTAAAAGAAGCCACATTATCCTTATCAAACCGATACCTCTGCAACTCATTCTCGTTAAGGTTGAATTGCTTGGCGACCATATCCAAAATCTCCTCCACCAAAGGATCGGGCAGCTCAGGGTCGATGTCCGTGGACCGCTCACCGGCGGCGTTGATGTACCCGGCCAGATCCACCCGTACCGGATTCCGGTAGTAGGTCATCCTGACCTCGTCTGTACGAAAGCCGTCCTCATACACCACGACCTTCCCGTCACCTATGGTGTAGAACGTTTCCCGATAGTCAAAAGAAGGCCTATTGTTATCATCCCCAAGAAGCTCATGGACATTCTCGTTCTTAGCCTCCCACATGACAAAATCTCCAACCTCACATCCGTTATAAGAAAACGATCCTTTTATATTTGAGAACCATAAATAATCATCAGGAAGACCGAATGATGTAGATTCGGGATCATCAATATGACTAACCTCATTAAGCGATTTCCAGTATACCAGAAGAGTTTGTATAGATCGGATGGTCTCATCATCCTTCCTATTAAGATAGTATCTTATCAACCTGTCCTGAGCCTCATTGAACAAAAGCACGAACCTCCCGGGATCAAGCTTAATCCCACCATTGGCGAGATTCTGCTCATTCTTCTGCAAAGACCTTAGATACGCTTCTTGGATCGTCATCGTCATTCCTCCTTATCAACCTTATCACCTTCCTCTACGTCTTCCTCCTTCTTGACATCCTTAACCTTCTTGGTCTTGGTCTTATCGTCTATATTAGAAATAGACATAAGTTCCTCGTACTCATCCAAGACATTAGCCTTTACACTGATAAGATCTTTCTTGGTAGCCAAGAACTCGGCGGACGTACGGGTGTCAGGACCTATGATCTGACCATTATATTGCAAGCCAGATGGAGTCATGTTGATACGACCGTTACGTTGAAGGACATTTACGATACGATAGAACTCAAGAACTTCCTCGAAATCACCCTCCAATGAACGATCCCAAATATCAAGCAGATAATCGATGTTGGTCTTCTTCTCGTTCATCCAGTTCGATAACGATCCGGTGTAATAATCATCCTCCGTAAAATCAGGACGAGTCACGATGCCGATATACAGAAGAAGGTCGATGACAGCCTGACGTTCCTTGCCACCTTTCTTAAGGGCGTTGATGAACTTATAGCTGATATTCATCTTATTGATCTCACGCTGCTGAACGAAATCCTTGGCGTTGTCTTTCTCAATGAAACAGAACATGGAGTTCATGAAAATAGGATCACCATCCATTTCCTGAGGAGTCAACATGCCAGAAAATACAGCCAGATATAAATAAAATAACTCAACGGTATTAGCCGTGTTATAAACCTTACCCATATAGATCTTGTCTTTAGCATCATCCCAAAACTCGAAATTGGTCTGGGAAAGATCCTTCTGGGAAATATTCTCAAAAGGCTTCATTATATTATTGACACGCTGATCAACCAACTTATCAACCTCATCCTTATCCATGCCATTATAACATCTTGATCTTGGATAAAAACCGGTATTGTAAACTTCTGAGAAATCATCCCACGGGCAACATACGTGAGTAGCATTCTCCGGGAACGGAGCCTTGGCTATATTGGCGTCTTGGAAGGCCTGCGGAGCGCTTCCGTCGTGTTTACCTACCACCTCATACAAGGTATCTGACATGATATTGAAGCCATTTACCTCGACCAATACCTTCTTTGATTTTAAAATCTCTTTCATTTCCTTATTTTTGCGTTACTTTCCTAAAAAAAGAGGAGAGGAATATCCTCCCCTCTAAAAACCAAATTACATATGAAAAAAAACTTAGCCGAAGTAGTTCGGTTGAAGCTCGATAATCAAGAACTTGCTGTTATCCATAACCCAAGCCGCTGAAGCTGAGTGGCACCAGAATTGCTCTTTCATGCCCGGCAAGGATGATACGATCTCATTACCGTTAGCTTTGTGTGCCCAACGACCATACTCATAACCCCACCACATGCTTACGCCTTCTGGCTTGATATAAAATACGTTGTTATTCATATTACCTAACTTAGCGTTAGCCGTATTAGGAATAGCGGAATATGCGTTAGTCGATCCAGCGTCAGTGATATTCTCAATAATACAAGAATAAGAGGATCTAGGATACATGCCATTCACTAACTCGCTACGATCTGTCATGTCAGCGTAATCCAAAGAAGGATCGTGCTCGAACTCTACATTTCCGATGCCGGGAAGAAAAGCGCCCTTAACCTGTACCGGACCTAAGATCATAGCATCATTAGTACCAGAGATAGGATTAGAAGGCAACATACGGTCACTACCCATACCCCAGCTCAAATTACTCAACGTAGTAAAGAAAGCCTCTCTAATCAACTTCTCTAAGTTGACCATAGCCATAGCTCCTACCTTGAACTTAATCTTACGCTCCGTAATAGGAAGATCTTGACGACCACGGAAAATATAAGCGGCAGCAGCCATAAGAGTATCCTTAGTAATACCCATCGGGCGACTATAGTAGATAGTATAACCACGGCGAAGCTGACGGTAGATACCCTCATTCAAATGGATAGGACCATTTTGATCCATAATAATACCACCTTCTTGCCACATCAACTGTCTAGCTTCCAGCTTAACCAACTCAGCCATACAGAATACCTCCAGCGTGGACGCTACCTTAGCCGTACGTAAATCAAGTCTACCATTAACAGTCTTGCCGATAATAGCCAAATCAGGAATATTACCCTCATACTCGCTTCTCATGGCATTCATACGACGAAGGGCAGTCTCCACGAACTCTGAAGTGCTATTCTGGGCGGCCTGCATGGACTTCATACCAGCATACATAGTTGTCTCACCCTCAACACCACGGTGGTTTCCTAAACGGAACTCACAAGTCATGGAACCGGCCTTGTCAGCTCCAGATACCTTAGAGAACTGGGTACTGTACTCACCAAGGGCATGACCGATCTTCCAATAACGGATACCCGGACGTAATTTCTCTTTAGGGAAGTATTTAGCCTTACCGCCAATAACACGACCCCAATAACGTGTCAAATCTCCTTCTGTCTTAGACGGGATCTCACCTGAGATAAGAATATTACAGCCGTTAGCGGCGTCGTAGGTAATGACATCATAAGCCGTAAACTCAGAGGTATTCAAAACGATATCAAACAAACTACCGTCAATACCCGGTTTCAAATGATGAGTCGAAGTATCCTCCGCCGTAACTACAGCGAATGTCTTTGTAACGGGAAGATCATAACGGAAAGAAGCACCGATACCGTTAACGGAGATCGTAGCACCGTTATTAATCATACCCATATACATTGGGACAGGATAGTTGGCGATGTTAGAGAATAGGTTCAACATACCAAGGAAATTCTTGTCCGGATTCTCATAATACCAGCTCGCTAATGAGCCTAGGTTATGCTCCACGAGCGAAGTCTTATAGTTCTTGGCGTCGGTGAAGGCGATAACGTTATCACCATTCACGGTAGCCGGAAAACTTTTTGTTAAAAAAGGATTCATAATTATCTATCTTTTAATGTTATACACTCTTTGATCCACTTAGATCAAGGAAGTTAGCCTCTATAGTATCATTATCGATATTATTCTTATTTTGCTTTCCTCCCTTATTGCCAGAAAGAAGAGTGATGGTCTTCTTATTGACCTCCATCTTAGCCTTGTTAGTCTTCTGTTTAAGGAACTCGTCCTTATTCATCAAGAACAAAGCCAGATCAGCGGCCATGTCCGGATTCTTGATAGCTTCCGAATAAGCTTTATCTATAGCCGTATGACCTTGATTGTCTATCGGCTTGGTAACGAAATCGACAGCCTTACCTATCATCGTGTCAGTCAACTGGAACCCTGAGCTTATAGACGTCTTAAGACCTTTCTTATAGATCTTCATCTGCTCAATCAACTCCTGTTTCCTTTTCTCGGATTTTTTCTTCTCCTCCTCGATAAGGTTATCCATCTCCTTTTTCAGGATATCATGGAACTTATTGGCCTTGGACTCAATGAACTCATCGCCCTTACCAATCATCATCTCCATATTATCCTTTATCTCGTCTTCCGGCATACCCAACATCTTATAATAATGCTGGATGACCGCAAGCTGATCATTCTTGTTGCTCATATCAAGGTTGTCCAACGGCGCCTGAATGTTCTGATATTGGTTTAGAAGCTGACCTACGTTACCTCCAGCCTTATCCACCTCTATCATCTTCTTCATAAAGTCAGACATAGAACCGGTATCAACCTTATCCTTCAACAACTCATCGGCCTTATCCTTGATCAATCCCTCCACTATATCAAGTAGATCATCTTCTTTTGTGATGGTAGAAAGATCAACTGGCTTGTCATCTACCATAATATCAAGGTTATCGATACTGTCGATGATACCTCTGGCGGCCATCTTCTCCAAGAAAGATTTCCCGTTAAAACCTGATACCACGTTATTATTATCAGTACCGCCTTCGCCAAAGGAATCCGGGTCTGGGTTGGTAGCGTCGCCGCCCTTATCCCCGCCACCTTCAGCCGCTCCGCCGTCGGCAGGCTCTTCCTTGGTATCACCTATAGGATTACCATCCTTATCATATTTACCCTCGATATTATTCTTATCGCCATCACCGTCACCACGGTAAAAAAGTTCCTCGACACTCATGGTCTTAAAACCCTTAGCGAAATCACCCATGTCATTCATACAATTTCCTTTTTTGCTTTTTACAAAAGTATTATTAATCCAATTACCAATTAAATCAAACCCATTATAGTATATGACAGAATTTTACGCCAAAATGATTACAGATTTTGTAAAAATATTTACAAAACTTGTAATCAATTCTTGTTTATTATTGACGTAAACCTATCTGTATCAGAACGTTTGTTTCTAGCGTCTATCTCCTTTTCTTTTAATTCCAACTTTCTTTTCTCTATCTCCTCACGAGATCTTCGCTCAGCCTCGGCGTTAGCCTGTCTGGTTCTCATCTCCTCTTCCTTGATATCAAGATCTCTTTCCCTTAAAGCCCTATCAGCCATAGCCTCGACATAATCCATGCCTTCAGAGTTGTTCTCGGTCCTAGCCGCTTGACCGGCGGCCATTATGCTCTTACCCCTTAAGTCGAAGTTGCCCTTGATATAAGCCAGCTCCTTATCCTTCTCATGCTCATCATTACGCGCCTGTTGCTCGGCCTCGGCTTGCTGCTGGACAAGTCGCTGTTGATTCTGGTATTCTTCCTGCCTTACACGATCGGCGTAAGATCTAGCATCCCTTCCGATCTGATTCATCTCAGCCGTTGAGTTGGCGCTCATCATCCTAGTGATATCAAGTAAGTCATTACCTAACGTGTTTGTCTGTAATATATATTGTTTCAAATTCTCCAACTCCAGACGTTTCTTGGAGTTAGAGACAGCCATAACATTAAGATGACGTAACGACAAGCTATTATCCGTAAGACTGATGTAAGCCAAGGAAAGATCGCTATTCCTGTACATCACGGTCCAATCGTATCCTTTCTTCTGGCATACTTGAGCCACGGCTAGATGAATATCCAATGTCCGTTTCTTGAAGTCATCGAAATCATTAAAGTAAGTCTGGGTCTGTAACATGGTAGCGTTAACCCCCTGTTTTACGCCCGTAGAACTCTCGTATCTGGTTGACTGACCCATTGCCTGCTCGGATATACCTATCATCCTATAAGCCATCATATAGGCGTAAGACGCCATTTCCATACGGGATCTTATCTGATCCGTATTAGTAAGATCATATACACCAAACTGGTTATATATGCTACTCATCTGCGGATTCTGGTAAGGATTATTCGTATCATTACCACCTACACCCATAAACGATACAGACTTAACGATCTGCATAAAAGTAGCTAAAGCACCCTTCTTGTCCATCATATCCTTATATTCCGTAGGCAAGAATCCCAGGTCGCCTAAGAAGAACTTACCGATCTCCTTCTCGGCGTTGTTGTATAGCTGGTTCATAGCAAGGTTATACATCATCTGGAACGGCTGTATGCGATCAGCGAGACTGGCCCCTATAAATCCCGAAACCGGAATGACATAATCATACAGACTACTATCACCATGTATCTGATGAGGTATTGGATCCCCGCCAATATATATAGGCTTATCCATTAAATTACCTCCGGTGATCTTAACTCCAAACCTAACCTCAGGCACATACTCCAAGATATAGGTATTAACCTCAGGATCACCAACGGCTTCTGCCATCACCCTCTTCACCTTCTTTATCCCGTTCTTCTCCAAAAACTCAGGCAATAGCTCGTCGGTAACAAGCTCCTGATCCACCATCCCGGTCTCCGTCATGTAAGTTATTAAGAATACCGGTTTCATGGATACCCAATATCCCTCCATGACCCTAAAAAGGCGAGAGTCTATCTCATATCTCTTGCCATCGGCCATTCCGGAGTTGAAATATCCAAAGGGATGGAAGCGGGGCAAGAAGCGGGGCTGGGTGTGCTCCTCCCCGTCCGGCCCGAAGGTGTGGTACTCACCCATCGGAACGCCGTAGTAATCCTCAGCGGCGACTATAGATTCATAGTCATGGTATCCCTTCCATGGGACAACCTCATTCTCGTACATACCGGTAATAGACGGCTTCTTTTTCTTCCAGTCATACCTAGTACCGTCATTAGATACCCATCCCTCATAATCATCATCACCGCCCATAATACGACGCTTGTCCTTGGCCGTCATCTTATGGCCGTATCTTGATATCAGCTCAACACCCTCGTAATAATGAATACGGCCCACATAAGATCCGTATTGCGGGTATTTCACGTCAGGATGGAATACCTCCATCGGGCTCCATACCTCCGGACGATAGTAGTCGAAGCCAACGAAATGATTACGGAACATCTTTCCGCTAAGAAGACGATCCCTGAAATTCTCCCTGTCAAGCTCATCCATATAAAACCGGCTACGGTCGGCCTCGATCGCATGATCCCCCCATACCGCCGCCTGCGTCTTCCATCTTGTACTCATGAACCTATGGATATCATCAGGGGTCATAGACACTTTGGCCTGTTGGATTTGCTGAACATAAGCCTGACGCTCCTCCTCGGAATTAAACTCATTGTACGTAGGATCAAGACCGGCCTCCACAAGACGCTGATTAACGATAATATCCCACTGTTCTTGTATATGACGATGAAGTAAGTTTGACATCGTATCCTCATACTCACTTATAGCCATATCCCCTACCTCATTAACCGTATACTTATCCTGTAGGTTTGTCAGCCATCCCTCAAAGGCATTTACGATACCACCTATGATATCATAATGCTTCAAGAAAGAAGGTATCCTTATATCGCTCCTTAGCTTCTGTACGCTCCTTAACTGAGGGATAACATCCGCCATCTCCATAAAAGATAACTTACCATCCGCCATCAGATAATAGTCACGGTACATCTGGTTATGATCATACTGTTTCAATCCTATCGTCTCAAGAGCGTCCATACAATCCTCCTTCCATTTCCTGTTCTTTTTCTTCGTGGAAATAGCCTGAGGAGGTAATCCTAATAACGCTCCTTTTGCTGGAAACGAATGATCTCTATTAAACACTTCCATGATTATTCAATTTTATTTACAACAAAGATAGGCGTTTAATTGACATTCATTTACCTAAAAGCTCCTATAGATACCGATCCAAAGGCAGAGGCATATACCTCATGGTGTTTATAAGCGTCTTCCTTGCGGGCATTATTCATCTCCTCGATCTTCGATTTAGGCATGTAGTTGTTATCGTCAAAATATCTGGCGAGAACCAACGCATGCCCGAACGCTATTATCCTATCGACGTTCAATCCGGGCTTGTACTGTATTATTTCATCCAGTAGAGCTATATCATCAATCAACTCAATACCCTTGACAGTTATATCAAGACCAGTCTGATCATCATAACCAATAACGAAATCCTGCCAGCAATAATCCACCACGCACGAGAATAGCAGGTTCTGGTTGCCGGGGGTCGGGTATAGCCCCAGCTTGCTGTTCTGCCGGGAGCCGGCCTTCACATACTTATTGGCTATTGCCTCACCAGCAAACAGAAAGAAAGACGCTGGCATACCGCTTTTACGGTTAAGATACTGCTCATACATCTGGTCAGCGTTCTCCATAAGACATATAGCACCATATCCTTTCTGAAGTACCTCGCATGTACGACAGAATTGGTCTATAGATGATGGGCGGGATACGTAAGAGGCAACTATTCTATAGGCATAAGGATCTCGGATACCAACACGCCTTTTGAATATATAAAAGGATCCCAATGAAGGAGTATCAGACTTGGCCTGCTTATACGGATCTTGGCCCGCCACATAAATAAAATCATCAAACCTATTGGATTGAGGCATCTCGAATATCTGGACAGGAGCGTCAATAACACCGCCGCTAAACGGGAATCCAGCCAGTTGCTTATTCGATTTAGTAGTCCCCAGTTTATTACCTGACTCAAGAAAGACATCACACAGCATACCGCTATATTGCCCCGACTCAAGGAGATCATTCTTATGCTTGATAGCGTACTCGACCGGGAATAGGTTCTGGGATGAGCTTAAAAAACAGTCGTCAATCGTAAATGGATAGAACATGGTATGAGAAGTGTACGCAACCCTATCTTTTGTAGATAGTTTCTTCCGTTCCTCATTAAGTTTATTGGTACTAGCCTCGAAATCAGTAGCGTCGATCTTGATCTTATTAAGCTTCTTGTCATCAGGCTTACCAAGATAATCGCCCAATCCTATAGTTCTCTTAACACCGGAGTTAGCCATCTGACCGGGGACAAACATCGCCCATTTCCGTTCTTTCCATGTTTTCCCTTTCATGGCTCTCCGATTTAAAATATCCCAGTCCATGACCAGGAGATTGTATGTATCAGGATCAGAGAACATCTCCTGAGCGTCCTTGGATAGTTCCACCTCACCACCGGTACCAGCCAAGATAGGACTGAGACGCCAGCCATAAGGAGTGTCGTAGGACGGCATGGCGGCCGTGTACGGTTTCTTGATAGGTCCCTTACCTACCTCGTCGAAAATAGCCGTGGCTGGGGTCAGACCGGCAGTCTTCTGCGTGGATGTCTTCCTACCCATGTTGATATTGGCTATGGATATTATGGCATGAACATCACGAACCCCGTTGGACATACGCTTGCCTAAGGTGACACCAGAACTCCAATCGGTCTTGGTCCTGTTAATTCTGAAAAAAGGATGCACATGATCAAGCCCATACTCACAATACTCACCTATATTAGACAAATCGCTATCGCTGAAACCTACCACGGAATGACTAAGCCCGATCGTCATGGTAGCGTTCATCTGAAGAAGGGATGACATGATAGTCGTATTATGGGATACGACAAAATTAGTGGTAAGGAACTGGTGAGACTTATTATCGACCTCAATACAAGTAGCTTTATACTTCCCGTAATAATCTATATCGGATATCCTAAGCCTGTTATGGGTCTTGGATATATACATATCATCACCATCCATAACGCAATAATATCCCATAGACCAAAATATTTTCCTTACGAAGGATATAATATACTCACTTTTGTAAACGACCTTAAAACGATCGTCACCAGTACTTATGCCGCAAGCTATCTTCATGAATGAGCTTATAAACAACTCTTTCTGTTTTTTGGATGAATAAATAATATCATCCATCTCCTTATTGCTTAACTCGAAGATCCTGTCGGTAGATCCACAAAGGAAAGAGGCGGTCAGAGACCCAAGGAGCTGGGGCGACATCAGCCACCGCCGCTCGGGGAAATCCACGGCCTCCCCTATATCTATGGTCATCTTCTGGAAGTCAGAGTGGATGATACCCATAGTGCTCATGACTTTATAATCACCATGATATTTAACCTTCCACTGATGTTGACCGCAACATACTATACTGCGCCCGTCCTCAAACGTCACCTTATACATATCAACGAACCCTTGAGGATATACGCCTACTACAGTCGTAAGCTTACCATCATCGCCATATATGATATCACCGATATCAGCGAACCCTATCTTCTTAGGTCCATAAGGAGTATATATCAGCTCCGAGTCCAGAAGGGCCTTTCCAAAACGACGGGTACCGAACATCCCCAGCCCTTTCTTCTCCTGACGGGCACGTTGGTACATCTCAGCGAAAAACCATTCATTATCACGTAACCGGCTGATAGCAGGAACACGCTCCCCATTTGGAAGATCTTGAAATACGGGAAAGAAATTAACATGCCAATAAAGCCATGGCGGGATGAACGTACCGTTGATAGTCACCCCGTTCTTGACCTTATAAGCCTCCTCCGTGAAGAACTGCTTAACATCATCATCTTGATCCTCCCAGCCGAACAAATCGTTCCACACTGGAGGATTCTTCATGTTTACATAAAATTCTGGACTCGTGCTTAACCCCATCACTTCATACTTTTTAATACGGACTCTATACCTCCAGACACTTGTCCCTTACGTTCCTTCTTCTGGACATTGCTGACACTCCTGTATACATCCATGATCCCACTCTTCTCCATATACGAGTCATTCCATACGTTGATCTTATCGATCAGCTTGGATATGAAATCGAACGCCCTAGCCATATCCTCAGGCTTCTCCTTATCCCATGGATGCTTGGCGATATACGTCTTGGCGTCATCCACGGCCTTGGATATGACCTCAAGATTATCGTTTACCCGATCGACGTCCCTACTCGTCGGCTTTCGTCTTCCCTGTGGCATTGGCTTTCATATCCTTAAACTCGTTATACTGTTTCATAAGAAGCTCATAAGATTGAACAACCCCGATCTTACTTACTTCCGTCACGCTCATGTCATGGAACATATCCTCAAGCTCCTTGTCAGCGTATCTCAGACGTTCCTTGTCATCATAAAACACGAATCCAGACGTTCTGTCTTCTATAATACTCTTGGCGGTGGACGCATATGTCGTATCTAAATCCAGATCCATACCGAAGCTGGTAGCCAACTGGATTATGAACATCAACCTAGAATTGACTTTTACAGCCTCTATATTCAACATCTGTATCTTATGGGTCATCTCATGAAGAACGACAAAATCCTCCTCTTTTATCAATGAAGATGATTTAAGGGCTATCTTCTTAGTCCTATCCTCAATATCGCTATACAAACGCTTGCTCTCACGTTTTATAGCTATCCAATGCCTTATATGAGTATCCGCCTCTTCTTTAAGATAATCTCTAATCTCTGTTTTTATATCTTTATCTTCCATATTACGCATTATAATCATTGTTGTTTAACTCAATCTCATCACTGATGCTTTGGTCTATAGACCTCAATAAATCCCTGGTACTAACATCCCGCAAGAAGCGGACATTACCACCATTAGCCCTAGCTATCCTCCTTAAAGCGGAGTAAAGTATATCACCCAACGAATATTCAGGCAACTCACGGCATCCGACTTCCATGACAATAAGGGCATGGATACGGTCATCTATCTTGCTTCTTACGAGATTTCTCACGGCATTATTTATAAGCTTCCCCTATAATACGTAGCGGGAAATGTTTGAAATTACGTTCAGGATCGTCCTTCGTATAACCGGTAAGAGATAGGTGTTTCTCAAAATGACCTTCCGTATATTTTGAGGTATCTAACGTCATCCTAAATATAGTTCTATTCTCATTGTCAGGATGTTTGTTATATGACACGTTTCCTATACATCCACATGAAAGATGATGATCCTTGACATGGAAACCATCTTTATGGGTGATAAATAACACGATTTCTATCTTATCACCTATTTTCTGATCAAAAATATTTAGATAAAACTCGCTCTCGTCATCCGTAAGTCCTATATCAAAGGAATCGTTAGGACACTCGATATTAAAATCGTTATGATCGGCTGTTATCACCTCCATAGCATTCCATTTGGCTTTCTCTCCTTCCACGAACTTCAACGGGCATACCTCGGTCTTCATCCAAGCCTTCTCCTTGATAAAACAACCACACAACGAACATGCCTGTCTTCCCATCAATCTTTGCAGCAATACCTTAGCTGGTAACTTAAAGAAAGCTATATTAGAAGAGTTCTTAGGACATTTCTTGCATAAATCAAGACGATTCTTGTACCACTCCGGATAATCCTTCTCATCCTTAGGAATCCTGCCCAATAAACTATCTTCCCAAGCTTGGGCTATTACTTGGGCTTTACCAATTGTTTGCATATTATTTTTTAAATTGTTGTTGTTGAAAATCCTGTAACTGTTCCCATGTCATGCCATACCGGCATTGGTACATAGCCTCATGATTGTCACGTGTAAGGGGATCTCCGTTCTTCAATCCCTCCATACCTTCTATCACCTTTATCTTCTTATCCAGGCAATCAAGCTCAATAGGCATCCTTTCGTCTGGATAACGATTACCCTCCTTGACAAATATCCTACGTATCTTATCACGTCTTACACGCATCTCACGGAGATTGCAGATAACGTATCCGATAAACGGGATCCTGATAGATATATTATCGGTATATCTGGCGAGATGATGGATATAAGATACGGATGCTTTCATGCACCACTCGACCTGTTGCTTGGTATATTTTCCTCCAGATCTTCTCACCACCTCATCGACAATATCCCTGTCGAACGAAATAAGACTCCTATCCATCAATATTAAGTTTGTTTCTCTTGAATACGAATCCCATTACACGGGTGTCATCACCCTCCCCGTCAAGAACAAAATAATTACGTAGGCTTCTCATCTCAATAGACAGCTCACGGGTACGGAAATTTCCGTTCTTTTTATCTACTAAAAAACCGCCACGCTTTAGCTCATTGTTAAGGACAGCGATATAAGATTCCTTTTGTCCATAACAATCCATGTACTTGGCTCTGGTATCATCCGAGTATCCGTAATTGATGTAGAAAGAAAGTAAGTTTATCGTCCTTTCAGTAATCAAGCTCCTACCCTTGGAATCCAGATAGCCGTTGTATATCCTTAAGAACTGCTGGATCATATCCAGCCTAGTGTCGTAAGGCAACGCGAATACGAAAGCTTTCCTCTGTTCCGGCATATAAAATTAGTTTTCGACAAAACTACTTAAAAAAAATATCGTTGTCAAGAAATTATGCCATAATCAACATAATATATGCTGATTAGCATGTATTTACGAACATCCAAAGGAAAAAGGTGGTGGAAATGGCGGAGGAAGGCCGAATGAGTCCACCGTAAGCCACGGCAACGAGGTCAGTTGAGCACCGGCCATACATGCCTCCGAGCGGCGGTGGACAGCCCTATCCTGCCTCAAGGGACATGACCACACCTTTTCCCTTTGGATGCCTTCCTGCCGTGCTATGGGATATAAATCCAAAGGAAATGGGAAGTCTTGGGGCGATGGAGCCTGCCGTAGAGGATACGGACGGCCGGAGCGCGAGCGATCGTACAAGACCTCGCTTTTTCTTCTTTGGCTTATGCTCCACCCGATCCCCCCCCTACCGGGGTACCGGCTTCCGGTATAGGATACGGCTTCTACCAGGTTTAGCCTGCGGTATCCTGCCTGACGGCACCATACCTTGGCTATTAAATAGAGACTTTAAGTGGAGTACACAGGAACTCGACGTCAGGAGAGGTTCTGTGTACGGATAGAGATATTAGAAAGTAGTATATGTTTATAGAGTTAATTATATTTAATAAATATACCTATTAACGCGCGCGTAACAAGTAGGTTGAGAAAAAACGATCGTTCACGCGCACAGCGTTTTACGAACATTACCTACCCTCCTTAAACAACAAATGGGCGACCTTCACAGGCTACCCATCCATCCGAATAACTTGTTTCGTATTGATGAAACTTGTATATTCGCAGCAAATAAAAAATCTCATGGAGACAAAGGTAGCACTTTTACAGAAAATAAAATCAAATTTCGATAAGATTCTTACCGAAGCATATATCCCAAAAGATATACAAGCAAAAAAAGATGAGCTTGGATGCCTAAGGCTTCCGGCAGGATCACTTGTCTGTCCAGTAGATTACAAACCTGTAACTAATAAGGACGGGAAGAAGGTTACGGCCGTAAAATACTCGAACAAGAAAGATAATATAAGAGGTTCCGGTATGGTTATAGAAAAGAAGTGTAAGCAGGTAACGGCTTATCTTTCTATCATAAATGTACAGAAGCATGTATTTTTAAGAAATAGGATGAGAGATGGTTACCGTGACCGTATCGAGATCAATACCGATGATTTTATAGATATCCTATCCGATGGCATAGCTTATTTCTGCTACAAACATGTTATAGAGAACTGCCATGAGGATATAGACTATCAGCTAAAGACGCTTAAGGCTTACGCAGAGGGCGAGATAAGAATAGCTTTATCTGATATCATGATCTACTCGTATAAGGCTAAGAAGAATGAGGATACGAAAGAAATATTCGTAGGTAAGAAAAGATCCGTATACAAATGTCTGGATAAGAATTTAAGCTCAGACGAAAGACGGAATATGGCTAACAAAAGCCGGAAACTTGATCGGGTAAGAATCCTTTCCAAGATAATATTCAGGGCCAGAACCAGAAACGTACATCATATATACAAAGTAACTAAAAGAAAGACAATTAAGTTCAATGTAGCATACCTTCTTAATGAGTTGAATAAGAAGCTTGCGGGAATAGGCATGCATGAGATATCTCAGTCAACTATATACAGATACATAAGCATGTTCTTAGGCATGTGTAAGAAGAGTATATCCGATTTGTATGACGAGGTAAAAAAAAACAATGGAATAGCGAATGCCAAAGACAGGAAGAACGTAACTATCGGACACCTAAGACTATCATACAGAGGAAAGATAATGCATATAATCATCGCCGAAGATTTTATAAAAGACGTCTTTTTAGGGGTAAAAGGGCTCGAGATGAGTAAAGCTGGATGATTTGAATATCAGATATAAAATTTAATATTTACATATTATTCACATTTATTTTTATTAGTTAATTATAACTATTCGTATCTTTGTACCATAAACTTAAAAAGATATGGTTCAAGAAGATTTTAGAAATGAAAACGACCTCCTTCGTCATATTATGACGGTGGATCAAAACGTGGAGCAAGGTCGTGCCTTGAAAAAGATTTTCACCACTAGGGAAAATCTGTTTATTACCGGTAGAGCTGGTAGTGGTAAAAGTACGTTCATGAGACGTATCGTAAAGTTCTTGGGTAAATGTGTTATAGTAGCCCCTACTGGGGTTGCGGCCTTGAATGCCGGAGGACAAACCATTCATTCTTTCTTCGCTATAAAAAACGATCCTTACATCCCCTCAGTAGAGAGGAATATGTTATCAAATAAGGTTGATGTAAGTCCGTTCATGAAAAGTAAGGTCAAGAATCTTGATACTATCGTTATCGATGAGATTAGTATGGTAAGACCCGATTTGCTTGATGAGGTTGCCGATATACTTAGACAATGTAAACGAAGTAGGGAACCTTTTGGTGGGGTTAGGCTGATCATGTTCGGCGATCTGTCGCAATTACCTCCTGTCGTGACTGCGGATGATTTTATTGATAAATATTATGAAAGCCGATTCTTTTTCTCGTCAAAAGCATTAAGAGCCTCAGGGTTCTCTGTAATTACCTTCGATAAGGTATTCCGTCAAAAAGATCCACAACTTTTGTCTGTGTTGGAGGATATAAGATGTGGGGTTATTACCGATGAATCTAGATCTATCCTAAAATCGAGGGTGATATGCCCTGAGAATATGAATGATACTATAGTAATATGCTCAACCAATAAGGAGGCTTATGAGATAAACAAATCTAATCTTGATAAGATAGATAATAAGGTATTTAAATTCGAGGCTAAGATATTCGGTGAAAAACCTATAGCTCCATGCGAGGATGAACTTATAATAAAAGTAGGAGCTAAGGTTATAATAACGAGGAACGGTAATGGGTATGTGAATGGTTCTATGGGTGTAGTAACAGATATAGATCCATATGAGGACGCTATATCCGTACAGCTTACCGACGGCAGTGAGGTTTATATAACTAAAGAAAAATGGGATAAGATAAAATACAGGCAAGTAGATGGATCTTTAGAAGGAACGTCTTGTGGTTATATCATTCAATATCCGTTAAGATTAGGATACGCTATTACTTCTCATAAAGTTCAGGGGATGACATTAGACAATATATTCGTTGATATGAGCAAGTCTTTTGAGATCGGGCAGATATATACCGCTCTTTCAAGATGTAGATCGATTGATGGTCTTTATCTAAAATCAGTACCTAATGATAACGCGATATTGTTAAGTGAGAATGTATCAAATTTCATGGAGAAGGTGGATGATAACGATGGCGTGTTCCTGCCGGAGAAGATATCTGATATCGGTAAGGGTATGATAAAGAAGCAACAGGATTTGTTTAATTTTGAGGAATTTGGGTTGTAATGGCTAAGAAAGAACTTTTTTCAGACGTAGATGAGTTAGTATCATCTTTAAATAAAGAGCTTGGAGAAGGCTCGATAATGAACTTCGGTGACGATAAGCCTATAATATCCATACCAAGGGAAAGCACTGGTTCTCTGGTGGTGGACAAGGCCCTCGGCGGCGGATGGGCGGTAGGCCGGATCCATGAGCTGGTCGGGATGGAATCTTGTGGCAAGACCATGATGTGTACGTTAAGTATGATCGAGTTCCAGAAAAAGCACCCCGATAAGCTGGTAGCTATAATAGACGTGGAGAACGCTTTCGATATTGAGTACGCTAGGAAAATGGGATTAGATATAAACCGGTTTTTGATCTCCCAACCAAGCTACGGGGAGCTGGCTATTGACATCACAGCCAAGTTAGTCGAGTCCGGGAAGGTCGGATTTATTGTCGTAGATTCTGTAGCCAATCTGGTACCTAAGAAGGAGATAGAGGGCGATATGGAAGACAGCAACATGGGATTGCAGGCTCGTTTGATGTCCAAAGCCATGAGGGTTCTTACAGGAATCGTAAACAAAAGCGACTGTGTTCTGGTATTCATCAATCAGTATCGGGAGAAGATCGGTGTTATATACGGCGATCCTAAGGTAACGACCGGAGGTAACGCTCTTAAGTTCTATGCCTCTATCCGTATGGAGATGGCGAGAAAGAAGGTTATATTAGGAGAGGACGGATCTTCAGTAGGTCATGAGGTTAGGATAAAGGTGCTGAAGAACAAGACAGCCGTTCCGTTCCAAATAGCAGAGACAGCCTTGTATTATGGCGTGGGGTTTGATAAGGAACTTGAACTTTTGAAGTTATGCGAGGAAACCGGTATCTTTATCCGTAAAGGATCATGGTACTGGTACGGGGATGTTCGTGTAGGGAACGGAGTCGATAATACGTTAAGTATCATGAGGGATAATCAAGAATTGTGTCAAGAATTAAGAACTAAATTGAATTTGTAATCATGGCAATAGGAGTAAAATTTGTAGACGTAATACCGTCCAGTGTAGAGAACGCTGTCGAGGTTAAGAAAGGGGATGTGAAGAACTATCTGTTCGTAGGTATTCCCATGAGTGAGTTTATTGGAAAGAGATATGAGTATGAGGGATTCATATACATGTGCCTACAGGGTGTCACCGGTGGCACGGAACTTGGCGGAGATATAGCCATAGCCGTATTGAGACCGGTTCGCCCCGCCGTCGGGCAGGCATCTTATCATTTGGTATCGTATACACCTCTTACGTATACGAGATCTGATGTGGCGATATTCCTTCGCAATGGTGATTTTAAGGTTGTTAAACGTGACGATTGTAATCTTATCTGATCATGGGAACATATATATCGATAAAATCAACAGTAAACGCATTCAGGTACGGGATTGATCCTATACCTGAATGGTTTGATAAGATATCCCAAAGAACCAAGGAGCTTGATGTGATGGTTGACGGTCACAAGGTAAAGGCTTTGGATATAATCCTAGAAAATGGCATTCTACGGGCTTTTTACGGTTATTATATAGGTATGTATCCGGATAACTCAATACAGGTGTTTAGACCGGAGGATTTCCATTCATTATATACGTTGAAGTTATGAATATATCAATAGGTATAGATCCGGGTATAGACACCGGAGGATTGTCTATGATCCCGGAGAACGGGGATATTAAGGTAATTATGACTCCAAGGATATCGGTTAAGGGGGATATAGATCTTAGGGCTATATCAAGCTTCTTCCTCGATGCCGCTGACAAGATCCAAGAAAAGGGAGGCGGGACGCTGGCGATCGCCGTCGAGGACGTCCACAGCATCCACAACAGCTCGGCCGCCAGCAACTTCACCTTTGGAGGGAGACGCAGGGAACCGAACGCCCTATTCGCTATGATGGTGGAGATGATGGAGCGATACGGATCTCACCCGGATGTTAGGTTCATGTTCGAGGAGGTGCAACCAAAGACCTGGCAGAAGGAGCTTCATACGACAGCCGATCGGGTGTATACGGCGGCGAAGTTAGACACGAAGGCTACCTCCATCCGATGTGCCATGCGCCTTTTCCCTTTGGTTTCTTTCGTGAAACCATGGTCAGGAAAAGGAGTACAACCTACTAAGATACAAGACGGCATGTGTGACGCTACGCTTATAGCCGAGTATATTAGACGTAAGTTTAAACTATTTTAATACTATTAAGTATTTATTGTATTTGTATTAATATAATTATGATTATATTTGCGATGTAATAAAAAGTTGTTCGTTATGCTTATAAGATGCTTGTCGAAGTCATTAAATGAGAAGTTGGGCAAATTGGAGACGGTTGTTAAGAATGCCGGTCCCAACTCCCTTTATAAGGATCTTAAGATAGATGTTGTCAATAATCTGGCTTATATCACTTCCGTAAATGCAAAGGTATGTGTTATAGAGCGATTGGAGGTAGAGGCTGACTCTAACTTCTCTTTCTTGGTAGAGGCAAGCTCTTTTATTAAGTTCATGAAAAAACAGAAGAATTGTGAGATTACGATACTGCTTTCGGATAGAAAAGATCAGATCACGATCCACTACGCTTCTGGTGAGTATAGTTGTCCGGCTTTTGATATCAATACATTCCCACAGGTACATAAGATACTTGATGGAGGAATTAAGGTTAAGATGAGCGATTATGTTTCGGTTCTTAACAAAGCCAGCGATTATACGGAGGTAGATGACTTTTATCCATGCATCGAGAATGTGGTTATTGATATTGATGATATTAATATTAATATAGTAAGTACGGATAGAAATACTATTTACAGGTATTTTGTCCCTAATCAGGATAAGGTAGAGAAGATGTTTATACCGGTATCGAACGAATCTGCGATATTGCTTGATAAGCATATCAATAAGTCATCGGATATGTTGTCTATAAAAGTGGACGATACTAAGACTTATTTCTCTACGCCTGATATGGATATGTATGAGACCCATTTTGAGGGTAATTATCCAAATTGGAGGTTCGTGGACGAGCATTTTGTCAAAACAAGTACCTATGTCTTTGATAAGGATCTACTCGTCCAAGCCCTCCAAAACAATCTTAAGGTAAATGAGTTCGATCATTGCAAGTTGATATTTACCGATAAAGGATGCGGTATTATGTCAGAGAACCCGTCTTCCGGTAAATCATGTAAGGAGAGACTTGCTTCTTTGTCTTATCATGGTGAAGATATTATATGTAACGTATTATGTGGAAGATATCTTGGTATTATAAAAAGCGTCTCATGTAATAGGGTGGTTATCGAGCATGATCATAAATCTCATTTCAATAAGATTTATGGGGAGGATAATAAGAACGAGTATTTCTTGTCATCATCAGTTATTGTTTAATATTTAAAAATACATAAAATGGGAGTTAGAGAAAATTCATCAGGTGGTAATAACCATTACTTTAAAGTAAGTGGTAGCGGATTATTATATCAGTCATCAAGAGAACCAAAGGAAGGTTTCGAGGAGCATATAAACGAGAAGACCGGAGCCGTTTCTTATTGGAGGGTATTCTGGAACGGTATCGAAGGTTATTTGTCTGATATCAATGTGCGAGAAGTGGAGTTCAATGGAATAAATGCCAAATACTTATCCATAAAGATAAGTGATGAGGATGGTAATTACTTTATAAACGTTCCTTTGATGACTCAAAAAGGAGGTATCAATAATTACGTTAAGTCACTGGTAAGGTACTTGCCTAATATCGACCTGAAACGTAAGGTGGTGATCAATCCTGCTCATGCTAAGAAAGGGGATCAATATGCTCCCGGTAATTTTTTCATTTCATACGCTAGGGAAACTCCAGATGGGAAGGACGAGCTTATCCAGCAATATTATAAGAACGGGCAGAATGGATGGCCTGACAGGGTTGAGAGTACTGATATAATGGGGAATAAGAAGTTTGATTATACGACCCAAGACGCTTTCGCTTATCAGGTACTTAATAAATATATCCAAAGTATTAAAGCGGATGGCGTGAGACCGGTTCAGTCTCCAAGCCAAAACAACGCTGGTGAGGCTATAACGCAAACGCCCCCACCGTCATACGCTACGCAGGCTCCGCAGCAAGCGCAAGCCCCTTTGTTTGGAGGTCAACAACAACCTCCTCAATATCCTCCTTTTGGAGACGACAGTGATCTTCCATTTTAATTAACTAATTAAAAAACAGAAAGTTAATGGAGAGTAATTTCAATATATCTACTAAAGTGAATCGTGTCTCGATGCCTACCCAAAATAAGGTAGATGCGGTTATGAAGAACCTAGGGCATCGATCTTGTATAGCGTATTCCGAGGAAAAGGATATGTATTATAAGGATGGAGAATGGGTAGCGTCAGATCTTGACGCTACTATCTTACCTCTTAGGGAGATGTTCGAGAAGACATCTGATTTGAAGTTAGGATTGAAGATCGTTTATTTAATAATCAAATTATAATGGCCAGTATTGAGGATATTAAAAAGCTTCTGGAAAGCAAGTCGTTTACATCAGCCAGAGACCTTGATGAGCTTGAGGAGAAGCCGGATGATAAACAAAACGAGGTTAGATTGAATTGCGACCCTATGGTAGGGATGATAGAGAAAGAGGGGAAGATCTTCCTTAACTCCGTAAGATTCTCGAAAGCATGGAACTCGTTGGGTAAGGATATTCCTATCAAGCAGGGTAATGCTTTCCCATTAGGACAGGGTGATGTCCTTGATATAGACACAGGGGTATGGGCGTCGTTTCCGGATAATACCATAGGGGTGTTGATGATGCTGCCGTCGTTTACCGGAGATACGGGACTTACTTTGGTAGGATCACCGTTCGTCTCGTCTAATAACGGGAATATCATGATCAGGGTCACTAATGTCCGTAAAGATATGGCTATAGTCGAGAAAGATAAACATATAGCTGAGTTAATTATAGTCGGCAAGATAAAAGCCGATATTCGTGAAACTTATAACAGCAATAAAGATGTTCGGATTGAAGATAGTAAAGAGTAGCTATATAAATACTCTAAAACAGGATCTTGATGAGGCTATTAACTATTCAAATAAATTAAGAGAAGATTACAAAAATGCTCTTGCGAAGGTATTTGAATTGAATGAGAAAGTAAGTTATCTTAATACGCTCATTGATTCTATTAATAAAGATATAGAATCAAAGGATTCTCATATAGTTAAGATGGGAAATGAGCTTAGTAAATCAAGAGAGCTATATAATGAGTCGGTAAAAGAGAAAGAAACTCTTAAACGGGCTTATATGGATATCGAGAAGAAACATAAACTATCATCTAAATTACTCGATGAGGCTAGAAGAAGATATAAGGAACTTGAGGACCAGAATAAAATTATGTCAGATCGTATCAAGTATCTGGAGGCAGAGATTTTAGACATCGATGTTCCTAATGAGGTTGTTGTTGATGAGGATAAGATGGATCCTAACTCAGGTCATATTGATATACCTGAAAATAACGCCCCTGAGGTCGCTGATGCCGGTATTGACGTAAATGTCGAGAATAAGGCGGAGGATAAGAAGAAATCTAAGAAACGTAAAAAATCTAAGAAAAGTGAATAAGATCTTGTTTTTCTTGTTAACGTTATTTACCTTAGCGGTTGTCGGATGCAGTACGTCAAGAACCTATTATACGGAATATGATACTACTGACATATCTTATGTAGTGGATTCTATAGTGTCTTCCGGGACCGTGATGGGCCAATGGAAGGAGTGGCGGTTTACGCTGGACGACGGCCGGGTCGATAACTTTGGCTTTACCGCCCTGTACGACGCCAAGGGGAAGGCTAGGGGGTCTATACAGGTAAGGCAAAGATCCGATACGTTTAATATCAAGATAATTGATTACCATAAAAAAAGATAAGTAATGGAATACGGACTAGGTTACATACCATCGCCAGCAGATGATAGGGACGCTATTATGAATATGCAGCATGAGGCTGTCCCTGATGAGTATAAGGTCAATAACGTTGATAGCGTAGTGGATCAAGGTTCTTCCCCTATTTGCGCGGCAATAAGCTTGGCTGAGATACTTAATTGGAGAAAGAGTATAATGGCTATTAAAAGACCGGCTAAGATCTCTCCCTACGATATATATGATCTGAGAGAGGATAAGGATCAAGACGGGATGGTTCTTCGTGACGCTATCAAGTCTATCAAGAACGTAGGCGTAGATGGGGAGAAAATAAACAGTTACGCTAGGATCATAGATCCGGTATCGGCTAAGGTAGCTTTGATGCTGAATGGGCCTTTGGTTATAGGTCTGTATTGCTATAATTATGGTAATCGATTCTGGCAAGGCCAAGGGCAGAACTTGGGAGGTCATGCCGTTATCCTCACCGGCTGGGACAAGGCCGGCTTCGTCCTACAGAACAGTTGGGGGACGGGATGGGGTAGGTCTGGCGTGGAGACGTTCCCGTTCGAGGATTGGTGCTATATGCTAGAATGTTGGACAATAGTTTCATAAAGTTACTATATAAACTTCGAGAAATTCCTATCCACATCCTCTTGTGAAAGCCGATGTGGTGTATTTAGGACCCGTAGCTCAATTGGTAAGAGCAACTGGCTCATAACCAGAAGGTTGTCGGTTCAAGCCCGGCCGGGTCCACGCTATTTTTTAAGGAAAAACTAGCATAGAGTTTTGTCATTAGGTTTTTTAAAGTTTAGACGTTTGATGTCCTGGTTCGTGAGAATAAGGACATATGCCCTAATAGTTCAATGGATAGAACACGTCGGTCCTAACGATGAAATTTCGGTTCGATTCCGGATTGGGGTACATGGTGTTTTCTTAAACATATTCCCGTAGGTCGGTAATTAACGATAACCGGTAGACAGCCTACGGGAATTAATAAAATCTTACGTGCTTAAGATCGCTTTCAGTTCTATTTTTCGTGTGTAATCTATAGGAGGGTAGCACGACCCTCCTTTTTATAAATACTATTTGCTATGGACATTAATCAGATAAAAACGTATCTACCATCAGGATGGGATGTGGTTGATCTAATAGATCACGGCATAATCGATCTTGATATCATGAATGGGAAGATGATTGGTGAGTATGTGGCTGTGTTGATGATAAAGTCTTATGATAAGATTACTGAATCACATAACTTAACTACTTTCTCGTTCCATGATAAGGATATGGGTGGATTACGGAGATTGGTATCGAACGCTATAATGGCGGTTGGGTTAAGGAATAATCCTCTGACAGGAGATGGGAACACGGCAATCAAATAAAGGTGCTGAATACACTGAAAGAGGGATATTGGATATCATTAACAGACAGTTCTTGGTATCTCCTAGATGGATTATAAACAACTTGTATGTCTATAATTGGGAGTCCGATTATCTGGCTATAACCAGATCCATGTACGCTTATGAGGTTGAGGTGAAGATCTCGTTGGCTGACTATAACAAGGATTTCGAGAAAGAGGGTAAGCACCAAGTAATGCAAGGCTGGTTCGAGGCACGGAAGCAAGCCCTATACGAGACCGGGGACTGGGTCAGGTACGGCCGCCCCAACTACTTCTACTACTGCGTTCCTGATGGGTTGGTTGATCCTAAGGACATACCTCCGTACGCCGGGCTTGCTTATGTTTGTGGCAGGAATTTGAGAAAGATCAAGGACGCACCTATCCTGCATCGTGATAAATTTGACCCCGAAGCTTATAAGATGGCGGACAAATTCTACTACAATTGGTGGAACGAGAGACGTAAAGCCAGACAGATAGAAGGGAAGGATATGAAAGATGAGTTCAGGAAGAGCATGAAAAAGGTGAAGGAGAAGATAACCGTCGATGCCAAGATCAAGGCGATGGAGGCGTTCTGGAGCGTCTGCGATTATGCCTACTGGCCGTACGGGGGAAGAGGGGTGCCCGGAATGAGACCCAACTGTTCCGCTTGTGGCGAGGAATGTAAATTACAATGTCCGAAAGGAAAGGAATTTAAAAACAAGATACGATGAGTAAGATTAAAAATGTATTGGCAAGAGCCATTTCATTGGCGTCAGAACAACCAATGAGTTATAATGAGGTAAAATCATTACTTGAAGATATAGATACTTGTAAGGTCAAGATATGGCTGGAAGAAGGAGCGATATTGCCTAAGTACGCCCATAAGGAGGACGCTTGCATGGATCTGTTCGTCAAGGATGTAGAACTTGACGGAGGCAGGACCATATATCATACCGGTGTACATGTAGCATTGCCGGAGGATTATGAGATGGAAATACGCCCTCGTAGTAGCATCACCAAAACAAAGTCTGTTATCCAAAACGCCCCGGGAACCGTTGACGAAGGATATAGAGGCGAGATTATGGTAGTATGTAGACGTGTGGATTGTTATGATGATCCTTCTTATTCGGTTGGGGACAAGGTAGCTCAATTGCTTATCCGTAGGAGGGAACGTATCGTATGGGATCAGGTGAAGTCGTTGGATGACCTCGGATATACCGATAGAGGCGATGGTGGATTCGGAAGCACGGGGAGGTGATCATGAGCGGAAGGGTTAAGATAAAGATCAAGGATAAGAAACCTAAGATCGATGTATTTAAGATAATAGAGAACCGGTTCAAGAACATGAACGAGCTTCGGGATCTGATCGACATGGATCCAAGGAAAGGGCTGGTCAGGATCCGGGACGGGGCCGGCTTTAGGGAGGTGGAGAGGGGCGGATGCCTGCACCGGAACTACCTTAACCTGTTGGAGGAAGAACTGGGCGCTAAACTATCAATAGATCTGATAGATAAGTATGTTAAAAGAAAATAGCATACCACCTGCCCTAGGTAATTCCTAGGGCAGATCCGTTTTATATACCGATGTGTCTACCACTATCTGGTTATCCAGATCCTCAATCAACTCAATGATCTCATCCCTTATATCATAAGAAAGCAAGATCGGTATTATGGTTAGTATAAAAGATAGTATTATTCCTGATCCTATTATGATAGCAATATCATCGCACTCTATATCTAACATCGGCATGACAAACATCAACCCGGACATGAATATCATCACGAACAACGTGGATATCTCATTTATCATATCCCTCTCCATTACGTCCTTAATCATATCTCCTCAACTTTAGTATGGTTTATTATCCTACTGATATGACGGATGCTTAATCCAGTCCTGTCCTTTATCTTGCCATATACGTAGTTCCTTGACACGACAGTAGCCAAATCACCTGGCTCGTCCAGTATCTCGTCATACATCCTATGGATCTCGTTGTTGCGGATAACCGTACTGTCCCTTACATATATCTTCTCAACGTCGTCGTCGCAGAAGAAGATCTTAAGCTTATGAAATATGTATCTAAACATAATTATAGTTTTGTCCCAAAGATATGAAATTTTGAGGATAAAACCAGAAGGAAGCCAAAAATAACGGGAGGCGGAGGGAGGACGGGGGATGCCCGGAAGGATGGGAGCCAGCCCGTTCCCTTGGATTCAGCGACATGATCTGAGAATAAATCATATATTTGTATGTACAAAATGCATAATAATATGATATTAAATAAAATTAACTCAATGGGGGGGGTATTTCCCGTCCTCCATAAAAACAATAGATTATGTTAAGAAGAAGAATGTTAAGTCAAATGCCATTTCCGCCGTCCGGTAACGTGAATGACGCTTATTTTTACGTGGAAGCTCCATGGATAAAAGATCTGTCAAAATATAATATGAATGTGGATGAATCTATGTATATGGATATTGATAAATATAATGGTAAATATGTATTTTCCATGGGAAGAGTAGGAGCCTACAATTCCTATATCAAATTTGATAATGACTCGAATATATTACCATGCCCTCAACCAGATAACGAAATATCCATAGAAGCGTTGCTCTATTTAAATACACAACAGGAAGGAAGATATTATCTATTCGCTCCATATGGAACCCAATCTACTACACAAGACTATTTATGTATAGGTGTTAATGTCTCATCATTTGGGACTAAACTTTTTTATACCAAAGACGATCTGTAGATATACCAGCATATCAATGGGTACATGTAATGGCGTCGTGGAGAAATGGGTATTTAAGGGAATATATTGGAGGAGTACTGAATTATGAGGATGCGACTAATGTGATGTATACACGAAACTATCAAACATATTATTTTAATATAGGAGGATATCCATCAGCATATAACATGGGGCTCCCGGGAATGTTTAGGTATGTAAGGATCTGGAATTATGCTAAGAACTTTGACTTGGATAAATTCGTGCCGGATACTTGATCATACGATATTAAGGTGGTGGTCGTGCCACTACCTATCTATTATTCCATAATAAAGATATATACCAAGGGAAGTAGCCGGCGGAAGCCCCGATGGGTAGGCCCGGAGGGATGAAGGGAGGCCTACCTCCCTTTGGTACTACATCCTCCTCACAATATATCATGATGGTACTACAATTACTATATTTACATTATAGGTGTTATTGTAAATGCCAGTTCCAACGGCAACAGATTGGCATCCCTCACAGGCATTGGCTGTTATACAATGATCACTTGTTATAAGATGACCTTGCCAAGTTATACGATTGTTACTTGTAATCTGATTATAAAATTCAGGCATGTAAGTGAAATTGATGATCTCCTCAGGATCGGTTATCTCCGTTATAGGAGTAAATTTAGTTATCCTATCCCCGTATAACTCGGTATCAGCTAAATCACAATGCATACCAGAATTATATAGATACGTGAGAGTCCCTTTTGAAACACCTCCAGTCGTGCCTAATAAAATGTTGTACTCATATTGTTGATCCTTTGAAACTATCTGTCCACCTATTCTTATAACTTCTATCTTCTTATTGCGATATATATCAAGATAAGATCCGTTAAAATCAGATTGATATGTATCTCCATCAATATATATATCTACAGGATTAGGACACATGCTCTTGTCTATATTAATACGGTAGTGGATCTTACCGGAAGAAGAAGTCCTGCGCCTAAACATACCCCCTCCTTATCTGAGGGTTAAAATACCCCCCCCCCCACGAAGTTATCTGTAATATATTGATACATGATTAAATAATTTAAGTTACGTACAAATATAATAAATTATATTAGATGGGGGAGGGAAGATACCAAGGAAGGGGGCTGGCGTCATACCCGCCGGGAAGGCTATAAGGGATGGGAGCCAGCCCCGTTCTATTGGGTCAGTAGGGTGTATGATCACTCGATGTCACGTACAAATCGAACAGAAGAGGTTAGGCGCTTGTATCGGGTGAATGTGCGCCCATTGTTGAATAGTACGATCCATCCGGAGTTGGAGCTATGCTCTGAACTAGACCAATAATATCTGGTATCTAACGGCTGTCCACCAATAGCCAATAACGCGTTATTGACGCTAATCAAGTACATATATATCAATGAAAGCTGACCACATGATGGGATATACCAATCATCATATCCCTTAGCGTCAGCACTAGCTAAGAACGTATTAAGTACATGACCGGCTGTCGCATAGGAAGTATAAGAACCGCCACCGGTAGTCACCCCTTTTAATACATTGGAATTCGCTTTCCCATCCCAATCAGATAAAGCCCCATTCGTCCAGGAGCTAACATCATCCGGAAGATATGGAGTACCTTTGTATGAATCTTGCTCAGGTTTCAGGAAACCAAAATCATTGCTCCCGTCTACTTTGTCATAATTTGTAATGCCGGTCTGATCCGTACCATATTCACCCCAATAAAAAGAGTAAGTCTTGTTAGAAGAATCGGGCAAACCGGACGTGGCTGTTTTGTAGCTTTGATTAGAATCTTCATTCTTCTCAATCATGATCTTATGATCATCATGTACAATAGCTACGGATATACATTGATAATCCGCCTTTGACAAAGGTATTAATCTACCATCCTGTTTAACGGCATAAACGCCATTATCAACAGGGGATTTATAACTTGAATAAAATCTCCTCCTTATCATAAGAATAAATTTTTACGAAGGATATAAATACCCCCCCCCATCATGTATTTAACTTCTTTATTCATAATATATTATGTTTTAATTATATCGCAAATATAACAAATTAAATGAGATGGAAGGTGATATGGTTGTGAGGAAGTATGAGGGATATTCGGGGAGGATGATATGCGGGACGTTATTGGAGAGATGGGGTGGGGTATGATGGGAGGGGGATATGCGGGACGGACCACCTCCCCGAAATCGGCCCGGCCGGGCTGCCGTTTTTGGCCCCGCCCCCCCCCGCTAACAAAGGCGGGGAGACAGGAACGGCAAACGATCAACGAGCCGAAAAAAAGAATGCTTATTTTTGGTTTAACTTGTTGATTGTCAATAATATAAATCAATATTTTAATACACATTTACATTTGATTAGATTTATTACATATAATCGTCGAATTTTTATTGCAAAATATTTGTTTGACAATAAAACATGTAGTATATTTGCCCTTGTAAGATAACAACATTAACAAACAGGCACGCCATATGCCTATACAAGTCCCTAGGGCAAGGGCAAACAGGATGACAAATAAGGAATTAAACAAAGTTCAAAACGAAGTTAAGAAAGCTAGTGAAAAAACATTAACTGGCGCCATCAAGACATGGTGCCAGCTCTTTAAGTCCGGAAAAGAAATTAATGAGATTTTAAAAGAAAATGAGATTAAAGTAGACAAATCGATCGTCCCCGCTTTAGTCAATTTGGCAAAGGACAAGGAAGTCGTGATACAACTTTGCAAAGAAATACTCCCACGAGTAAATAATACGTTTTGCGCATACAAGGAAGTAGAACGTGAATACTATGATAAAAACGAACAGGATAAAAACAAAAAGCTTAAAATGAGTGAAATAGAGGATATAGCAATACTAGGATCGTCTCATAAACGCTTTGGATATAATGAGCCTATAGAGTACGATTTTGGCATATATTACGAAACGTTTAATGGCACTGACAAACGTATTGTGAAATGTGCCGTACCAATAAAGCGGTACACATTTAGTCTTATTGCAAAATGCGTCACATACTACCTAACTCACCCTAAAAATGATAGATAGTATCATTTGCCCCTATATCTCTATATATAGGGGCGTTATGGTGGCAGCGCCTGTACGTCCCCGTCGTGCCACTGGACTAGACTAAACAGGTAGGATCTTTAATTTATTGATATAAACATACACAGGTGGGTAGTGTTACGATAGCCTGTGTAGATAGGCCGCCGCTTAACAATGTGGTTTAAGTATTACCCTAGTCCAGGATAGTGCTATTATCTTTTGGTTTATATCGATCTGGTAAATACGCTAGGTCAACCTAGTAGGCCGTGTAAAAACACGGGGTATATTGGTGTATATACGCATGTATAGGGCGTATGTTGGTATGTTGTGTGAGTAGCTAATACCAAGTGTATTACGGCGTTATTTCCGTGCCAGTATATCAATACGACGTATGTTAGGGCAGCTTAAATACCTAACATATGTACGGATAGCAAATAACAACCCTTATAAGGGTATTTTGTGCGGTTAAATTGACGGACAAAGTGCGCCTTGTCGGTATGTATCACGGGTAACGTATGTGCATATCTGGCCGGCTTCGTTGTCGGCAAAGGGACGAAACCAAAGAAAAAGGGGGGCGTGCGGGCGTTCGGCTGGTAGTATCGATAACGCCGGCCGTATTGTCCCCGGCTTACCGTTTCTTATTGGTGCCATTTAAAACTAATAAATTATGTATAGGAGAAAGTTTGACAATCTGAATAGAAAGCTAGCATTTAGAAAAGAAAATGCTTTAGAGGCGGTTAAAATAGCTCAAATGGAATTTTACGTTGAGCTTACCAAAGAACTACACAAGTCTAATAAATTAGATTGCAGTAGGGAGTCGGATAAGTGCAGGCGGAAACGTGTTAGCTACATGGCAAACAAATTGCGACAATAGATCGTTTGTTTTTATTTGATTTTAAAGTTTGTGCCCTTCAGTAATGTAGTGATATATTACGGAAGGGCTTTTTTGTGCCTATATTTTACAAAATGATAGCATATTCATATGTTTTGCTTACACATAAAAGTGTTGAGGCGGCAAATTTTAAGCCTTGATCGAAAATGTGTAAGTAAAATCATTTATTGCATATCATTTTGTATATATCTATATCCATGCAGGCGGGTATATTGTGCCCTTATGTATGGTTTCATGCGTGAATCAATCCTAAAAGGTATATAATAGGCGGTACTTATTGTATATTTTTTATCTATGTTTGGGCTTATCTTTCTTTAGAGGAAGCTCTAGGGATTGATGTATATTATGTTATTGATACTCAATTGATTATATTATTTGGGTGTAATTTTAAAATCGTGGTTACTTATTGTATATTTTATGGGATTAGTTATATATTTCGTACTTACTTTGTTTTGTGGGTACATGGCGTTTGAGTTGGGGCGGTATGTTATAGCTACGGGCGACGCCCTGCCTTTAATCATAGTTCTTTTATTGGTTTTATTATCAATACATTGTATTAGGCAAGTATATAAGGCAATCAAGAGCAAAGACCTCGATATCCTAGACTGAACGGGCGTTCCACGTGGAACAATCGGGAGGAAGGTCTCGGGTTTTATGCTGGGAGTTGGTGGGGTTGGTTTGTTTTGCGGGAGGGTGCACCTCCAAACAAGGGAAACCAAGGAAAAACCAAGGGAAACCAAGGAAACAAAGAAAACCCCTTCAATCAACAAAAGAAATACCTTCCAATCAATGGGAGTATCTTCAATCAATAGGATTCCTTTCTAAACAGGGGTAATACTTTACCGTTAAGTGGAAACGCAAAGCGGTTGCGAGCGATGGTGGGTAGGGTGTTATTGGTGGTAGATATTGTCTGTTGGTGTGGGAGTGATGCGGAGGGAACCAAGGGAAACGGGCGGCGGCGATGGCGTGGGGTCGGCCCCGCTGGTCGTCCGTCCCTGTTTTCCTTTGGCGGTAGTGTAATATTAAAAATCTGATAGTGATATGACGAGAGAAGAAGCAAGAAACGTATTTGGCGGTAGTATAGTAAATAATCTGCTATCGTTAGGGGCTGAGCCTACCAACGTGGTAAGGCAAGATGGGTTGATAGAATGGAAGAGTGATGGATATATAGAGGTAGGAGGCGTACAGGTATGGGCTTACTATTATTTCGAGGATGGTGAGGATGTTGATAGATGTGATTGGGAGGATCATATGGAGATAGAGGTAGAGGAATGTTGAATTTAAAACCGGTTGATGGTGGTGGAATAACACCAAGGGGAACGGGCGGCGGTGTCACGGCGTGGTAGGCGCGGTTGTCGGTCTCCGTCCTTTTCCTTGGCGTGGTAATATAAAATACTAATAACATGGACGAGATTATGGAATTACAAGATGAAGCGCTGCTTTATCTACGGGATAATATTACGAGAGAAGAGGCGTATTATATTCTTACGACCGATAAGGAGATGCTAGCGATTCTTATAGCTGATAAGAAGGACGGGAGCAAACGTATCAAGATTCTTGATGTGGAATATACTATAGAGAAGGATGATATGTTATTTCTATTCGATACTGATGGGGTGATAGATAAGTGTCTTTTGGTTGCCAGCTACATAGGGGTAAATATGTATTTTCGCAGGCAAGATGTCAACGCTATTTTGAATAACATCAATAGAGAGAAAGTTATGAAATATCCTTACATAGCTATTCAGTTAGATAATATACAGACTGTAGAAAAGCGTAGGGTTGTTTTTGAAATTACCGGGCATAGGATGGATGATAACAAAGAGAGAATAGATTTTATGTTTGTTTATTTTATGGCTAGAATGTTATGAGGGCGAGAAGGACTGTGAAAGAAAGAGATATTGTGAAGATATTGGTATTCGGGTATGATAGGACGCTTATAAAATCCATTAAGGATTCCGGATTCAGAAGTATGTCGGATGTAATATCGTACGCCAATAATATGGTCGGGGATAAGCCCATTGATCATATTAGGGTGTCGAATGAGGCTCGCGGGTGGTGTGGATCATATACTAATTATGGTAAAATGATAGATTAGTTTGATAGGAGGATATGATATGAGAAGGATTATAAAAGAGAAAGACGATATCAAGGTGTCTATATTTAGCGGGGGGTAGGTTGGTTCGTGTTTTCATAGATTCTGGGTATAGGAATATAGCTATGGTGATAGCCGATTGCGGCAGAATAGCTAATGGTTGTTATCACATACATCATATTGAGGTGATAAATATGGATAGGGGATGGTATGGTACATACACCTTATATGGAAGGAAAATAGATTAGTCGGATATTGAACAACAAAGGAGGTATATATGGATAATATTATAACAAATGTGGATGGCGTGAAAGTAAAAGTAAGAGTATATGATTTTGGCGGCGAAGTGGCTGATAGATATACCATAGTATATGTAAATAAAAATATAAAGGATGGTTATGGGGTGGTGTATTATCCTGTTTTCTCATGTAGTGAGGATCCATTCCATCCATTAGGAGTGGGGATGTATGCGGGAGATTATTATCCGCATAGAAGTCATATGTACAATTTTGGTAAAAGAGTGAAGGATATAGATTCACTGCCAAAGAAAGTGATTGAATTTATAAAATATATTACACGATGAACGAAATAACTTACAACAATTACGATTTGGTTGCTTTTGAGCAGAATGGGGAAGTGGTAGTAGCCGTAACATTCTACAGGTATTACAAGAAGAAAGCTAAAGGTGAGGTTAATTATAGGTGGAGAACCAGATGCCCGGAATTGGTGGATAAGATCGTAAAACACCGTACCAAGGTGTTTACCGGTCAACTTATCCAGTTAGCGAAAGTGTATGGGGAGAAAAAGGTTATAAAATATCAAAAGGAGGAGGAAGAAGTATGTCAAAATACGATAGAGACGCTATAGAAATATATATACTGGATCATATAGATACAGATAATTATGGTAAGCAGTTTAAATATGATAGGGAATATCTATCTTTTATGCTTAACGTGTTCAAGGATGAGTATAAAGAACATATCAAAAGGGATGGGATTAAGAAAGCTTTTGAGGATTACATAATGAGCGTTCCATCCATATTTAGGATTCATATAGCGAATTGCGACATTAGATATTTATTACGTTCATGGGGCGTGGAGTTCGATGAGGATGATGATGAGATATACATCTTGTATAAGAGGATCATAAGAGAGGTCTTTTTTAAGATGTGTGAGGATATGAAAGTTTGTTAATGTTGAACCAAGCCTTGGCGGGGCGGAAGGAATACCATGATCGTACGTGTGCGGATATGGTCCGGGGTCGGTTCCCGGCGCCTTGGCATAATTTAAATATAAATGATATGGGAGATAATATTTTAAGAAAAGCGGCTGATGAGTTAAAGAAGGCCGGTTGCAGGGTTTTCGCATGGCAGGATGATACTTATAATAGAGGTTGGAGTAAGGGTGATTATACGATGTTGTATTACGCCTTCCCTGATTCACCCAACATCGGGTATCTGAGTCATGGGGAATATGGGATGAGCGTAGCGTATAGTAGAGCTTATATACCGAGCTGTGGAAGTGGATCGGGGTGTTGTGTCAAGGAGGAAGCTACGTTTGACCTTGAGGCGGCGTTAGACGTGCTGAACGGGCCGTTACCTAGGTGGTGTAGGTCTTATGGGGTTTATCCAAAGCAGTACGATAATATTGATAAATGGTATAATAGCGATAATCATAACAAAAAATTATTTAAGGAGATTTGATATGGAGGTAAAAGATTGGGAAAATCTGGTTTTGAATACAGAAGTAGGATCACATTGTTTTGTTACGCTGATTGATAATAATGACATCAGTAGAGGTTACGCGCAGATCAGACGCGCAGAACATTTCGGGTATAATATCTGCTTCACTCGGTTATATGGGAATAAGTTTTATTTCGAGAAGATAGAGGAAGGTCGTACACAACAATATATCAATAGGAGGAAATAAGATGGTAATAGAATTTGATTTTGAGATATACAAAAACGGAGATTACGATAAGGTATATCTCCGCAACGGGGAAGAGGCAAGAGTATTATGTGATAATGGGAAGGGCGATCGCCCCATAGTCGTGATGGTTGAGAATGATAACGCAGATGATTATATTATTCTACGTTATAACGAAACTGGCAGAAGGAATATCAATAGTCAATCGGGTCTCGATCTTATGTTATCGGTAAAAGAACGGAAGCCAGAGTTGTGGGTTGTTGTTATATCTTACATGGATAATAAAGATAAGAGACAAAAGATGGTCTTGCCTAATTTTTTCTCAAAGAATATAAGAGGGAATATATATCTTCAAGGAAGCTCTAAATCAAGTGTATTATATTATGTTGATAAGTTAGAAGAAGATAAGTGCTTCGATGAGCTATGCGAGAAGATAAAGGTAAAGAGAGATCGTATTTATAACATGGAAATAATATCACTATCAGATGACGAGGCGACAGTTTAATCAGTTGATAAATGAGCTAGACGGCAAAAGCCCGTTTATCGTATTACATAGGGATGCCGTTGCGCCTAAATACGTGGGCGTGGAGGTGTCGAAGGATGGGATGGTATACAGATATGCGATAATAGGGATAAACGATGAGTATAAGGCTAAAAAAGCCCTTATTTCGAAAATATTAGGCATAGCTAGTTACCTAAATGGCAATAAGCCCTTAAAAAAGGGTTAATTAGATGTATTTATGACCTGCGGCATCATATACGATATAATGCCATAAATGACGTTGTATAGAGGATATGTATGATAATATGATAGATAACGCATTCGTGTCTTGATATCATAATATTATGCCATTATATCCTCTTTTTGTATAAAAAAGATAACAAATGATACAAACATCTTGAATATGGATGAAATTAAGATAGGAGCTGAAATTGTATTTAATATAACCGGCAACCATAATATAGGATATGCCAAAGGGGAAAAGTATATCGGGACGGTGTTAAGCGAGGATCACCGATCACGTCTTTATGTACGGACAATAGGAATGCCTAGGGCTTGTATTGATGAGCGGGATGTAGAGTGGGTTATTGATCCAGATGGGGATTTTGATATGGATGAGGCGATCCCGAATCCTATGGCAAGGGAGTTGTATAAGTTGATGGGTAGGTACGTTTATACGTTCGGTAGGTCTTATGAAAGTATCAATGGCTATATCGTGTACGAGTGTATGATGATGGACAGGGATTTAAGATATAATGTTATGTATGCGTTGCATGATCATGGATTTGAGATACGGCATATTGATAGTTATTCTTGGTGGATGACCAATGAGAGGTTAATGTCCGAGGTAACATACACGGAGGGGGATATTCATATAATTGTTCATGAGTGTATGGAAGATTATGTGGATAATGTGAAATTCGGGGAGGAGTTTTATAAAAACAAGGGAACGTGATAAGATACTTACTTGTGATGGCGATGATAATATTGACACCACCAAAAGGGAACGGAGGCATGCCCCTCGCCCCGAAGCCGGCCGTGATCGAGGCACGGGTATGGGATAAGCTGGCGGCCGCCCTGTCTTTCGTGGAGTCAAAGGATGACGATCGAGCGTATAACGCCTCATCCGGGGCTTTAGGGAGGTGGCAAATGAAAAGGATATACGTTGATGAGGTTAATAGGATATTACGCCTTAAACGAGAGAAAAAGCGGTACAGGTATCGTGACAGAACGAATCCTGTCAAGGCTAGGGAAATGTTCGAGATATATCAATCTCATCATAATCCTAAAAAGGATATAGATCGGGCTATAAGATTGCATAGGGGGCTACATTCCCCTAAATATGTTAAAGAGGTTAAGCGTAAATTGAGAAAATAAAAAGAATATAGGAGGATAAGGACATGGACGAGAATAAAATGATACGACCGATGGATTTTGTTCGGCTTACAAATATTGACGAATTAAATGTGATTAAGGACACTAAAAACCATATAGGGCTGGTCAAGGAGGTCAGTCGGGACGGGGAAATGAGTATAATATGGATAGGTGAAACTTACAGTCAGTTGGCGTGGTTCAAATCGAGCGAGTTGGAGGTGGTGGATAACCTTGTGAGCATCCTGACATGCGGGCTGGCTAACTTTCGCGGAGACGGAAAAGAGAGCGCGGATAAATTTTATCCAATGAATTTATGTTATATAAAGAGGGAGTGATATATGAAATGGGTGATAATAAAAGGAGTTAGATATCCTAATTCCGTGATATCAGCATTTGCGGCATATAATATGGATAACCCCTTCTTGAAGGTCAGGATAAGAAACAAGTATCATATAGTGCCTTTTGATGATGTTAATAAGATGGCTAATCAGATGGTGTATTTAATGGACAACTATCCTGATTTCGTTCAGATAGGGAGATGGTGGATATCCAAGAAAGCGGTGATGTCTTGGGTTCCCAAGGGGCAGGCCGTGGACGGATCGGGCTGGGTCATATCCTTTACCCTGTCCTTTGGATTGGAGGGAGGGACGCAAATTGGATTTGATAAAGAAGATGAATACCTAAGTGAGATAGATAGGTTAAACGAGTTGTTTAATGTAATATTATAAGGGAGTATGTTGATAGATGTAAATAAATGGATTGATAAAAACGGGAGCTTCGATGAAGCCGGCGGCTTGGATTTAGTGAGGCACGGATATGAGTGGATTAGACGGATGCGTAAATTCGAGAATAAGGCAGATCGTCATACTTTTCAGAAAGTGTTTGGCAATAAAAGAGGCAATGAGTTATGGGACTGTTTTTTAGAGGTAGGAAGATCTATCTTCATATTAGAAGATAGCTATTTCCTGATTAACGACAGGAACGTCTTCTCTTTATGTTTAGCAGAGTGTAGTGATTATGATCTATATGAGCTTGTTCATAATATTGATACGGATAGTGATCAAGGCAAATGATGTTGTTTAATTAAAAAAAAATAAATTGTTATGGAAATTAGAGAATGTTTATCGGTTTATCTAGAGAGTGGATATCTTTTTGACGATATGTCAGGAAGATTAAAGTGGTTTGAGATTGATAAGATCTTGATCAGTTTTACATATGGAGTAGTTAGATATGTAGGAACATGGGGAGGATGTAGGACTGAGAAGACATTAGATGGGAAATTATTTTATTCGTCCGAAGAATGTTTTAAAAAGGGCGAGAGCATTCCTAAGACAAGACTATCAATATATGATGTTTTTGAGTCATTATATGGGTTCATTCCAATAGGTGATGTGTGGAAATACAAAAACGGAAGAGCTGTCAAGGATAAGTTGGAATATTTTGATGTTGAAATAGATGATAAAGGAAAAATTTATTGTAAGGAAACATATTACAGAACACGTGAAGATGTGTATAAATTCAATGACTTAACTGTAGTTGACAGGAATGGAGACATAAGGTTAGTGGAATCATCAAAAAGTAGATTAATGCTTAGTAATGATCAATTGGATGTCGTGGAGAGAATGAAAGGCATCATTGATGACATGGTTAGGTTAAAGATGATTATGTATATTGATCAAGACTATAATCTTTGTTTTCTGCCGGGAGATAAAATAGAAGCTTTGACAATGGATGAAACAGATGGATTTGTGGATACCACCGGTATAGTGACATCTATAAAATCTAAGGATGTAGTGGAGTTTTATGTAGAAAACCCATTCGTAAAGATAAAGGATGAATGATATCTGAATCTGGATTGTGGTGGTTCGTGAGAATAGCCACGATCATCCCTAAGAGTGAACATAAGGAGGTACGTATGTCATTCGATTGACGTTAGGGATCTAATTATATTAAAAAAGGAGGGATTATGAAAAAGATTGTATTAAAACTGTATGAGTTTGATGAGCTGTCAAAAGACTCACAAGAAAGGATCATAGAGCGTGAGCACTGGAATGTAATGGAGCAATGTATGGATGCTTATGGCATAGACTATAAAAAGTCAATGAAAGCCTTTGAGGATATGACAGATACTAGGGTTTATAATTGGGAAGTTGGATACGAGAGATATGATTTTAGTTATGAGTTTAAATACAAGGATCCTATTTATGAACACCCTACAGATTATCATCGTGATATATTCCCTGAGAATCTATGCGGTAAATTACTGTTCAGATATATCAACAACAATATTATGCCATATATTATCAAGGGCAAGTATTTCTCCATGTCAGGTAAATATATTGATGGGAAATACAAATACAGGCACAAGTATAGTAGGGTGATGTTTGACTATGGAGATAATTGTTCATTGACAGGGATGTGTTATGATTATTATCTCCTGAAACCTATAATTGATTATTACAATGCATGGTGTACTTATCCGGAGGATTTTTCTTTAGAGGATCTGATGAGACAATGTTATGATAACTTCTTCAAGTCATGGCATGAGGAGTACGAGTATTGGGCTGATAATGAAGATGCGATACGTGAGGAGCTTCATCATAATCAGTATGAAGATCGACTCTATTATGAGAATGGGGATGTGTATGTTGAACCATTAAATGAAATAGCATGAAAGTGATATGTACAAGGTGTGGCGGAACAAATATTGCTTGTGAAGCGATCGTAAATCCAAACACCGGGAAAATAATAGATTATCTTGATGAATCTTTTATGCATGCTAATTGTGGGGATTGCAAGGAAGAGGTAGTGATAACGGATGTAGATAGAGTCAAGAAAGATATTGATTCTATGTTTTTCAAGTTCGTTAAAAAGAATGGGAAAGAACCTGAATACGTAGAATGTCAGATCGTATGGAAAGACACAGGGGATGATCAAAGAACGACAATAAAATTATCATTAAGCATCAATGATGATGATAATGATAATGTTTTCTATTACTGTAATGGGATAGAATCACTTAAGTCACTTGTGGAATATGGAGTAGGAGAGTTTATTGTAATAGATTGTTGGAGTTTTTTTTAGTATTGATAATTTGTAAATTGATGAGATTATGAATATAGAGGTAATAAGATACAGGCTTCCGGTTTATTGGGCTCATGCTCTGATAAATGATGATTATACCGGTTTGTTAGATAATGAAGAACAAGAAATAAGGAATTTCTTGAAACGAGTAAAAGCAGATCCCGTAAGTGTAGACTGGAAAACAGAGGGTTTTTATTGGTACAATAACGCTAATAATACACCGGGGGAATGCGTAGATTTTATTTTTCACAGGTGTAATAATTAAACTAAAATAATATGGAAACTACAAACAGACTATTTTATTCAAGTACAAAATTCTTTACAGAAAACGAGGAAGAATATAGAATAACAGCCACAGTATCTTTAGATGATGATTGTCATAACAATATGTGTGACTGGAGCATAACGGCCGATATCAGACAAAAAAACAAATATGGACGATATAAGGAGTATATGGGAGGCTGCTGCCACGATGAGATTGCGAAGTATGTTCCAGAATTGGCGAAGTTTATACCATTACATTGTTGTAATCATTATGGTGCTCCTATGTATCCGGTGGAAAATGGTATGTATCACATAAAGAATAGCGATAAGTCTGTGGCTATTGAATATTTACGTATATCAGACAAGGAATATTCCAAATTATCTGAAGCGGTGGACGATAAGATGTATTTCAAGTATCTGCTTTTCAATCTAGGGATTGTGGATAGATGGAAACGTGAATCAGACGAGCTTATTGCGGAACTTGAAAACCTGTGTGGAAAGAAATGGGTTAATCCATATAAGCCAGAAGAAGAAAGGTTTACCCTGACACTAACGGACGAGGAACGTTTGCTTATTGAAGAGCGTATTAAAGCCGGGTATTATTCCGCAGAAAATATCGAAAAACGTAGGGAAGAGGCTCATAAGGCAAAGATGATGGAAAAGCGTGCTGAAATTTGTGAGCAATACGATAAGATAATCAGGAATGCGGAAACAGACAAAAAGGTAATGCTCTGTGTGTTTGATTATGGATTGTCAACCGATAATGTAATATATTATAATCACACGAACACTTTATCTTTCAACTGGCGTGATTATGGGGAAAAGATCACACAAGAAGAGTTTGATGATTTCGTGAATAACGTGGATCGCTCCCAACTCCCGGAAGGAATTAAATTTAAGTTAAAGTAATTTTTAGTCTACACATAATCACTATCAGAAAAATGAATAAGATTATAGAAGATTACAAAAAGATAGTTGCCGGCAACGAGGCCGGCAAAAACATCTGCTTTATGTCAAGAGGAGAATACGCTGATCCGAAAATAGCGTACAATGGTATCCTCATGAATTACTGGGATGTGTATGATTGTATGGATGAGGTAGAAGAACCGACAGATGATGATTGGTTGAACGCGGTAAGTAATTTATTTGACTCATATACATATGATATTAAGAATACGGATGTTGATAAATTCAAGATGTCGGATGTAATGAACGTATATCGTATTATTAATCTGTAGTTGTATAACAAAAAAAATATTGATATGAACAACTCTATGGTCGCTCACTTATGGGCAAACGAAAAGAAAGAATCCGCAAGAGGTAGTAATTTTTTCTTTGAAGGTAGAAGTATTTATTCTTATGGTTATCATTTTGAGGTTGGAAGAATCGTAAGAAATAAGTGTGGTAAAAAGGCGTATTTGCTTAACGATAAGTATTATTCTTCTTCCACCTGTAAACATCAACATTGTGTTCGTAGTGCAATACCAACTGGCTCAAAGGTATTTTATGTTGGATATAATATGTCTGATGATGGCAGCATGGCTTTTATCACCAGTCAATTGGAGCTTATCAAAGAGGTTATCGAGAAATACAAGAAGGTTAGAACAAGCCTGTCTTATAGGGATGTTTGGGGAGTATTTAGAAGTCTAATGGATTATATTGAGTTCTTTAATATGGGTACTCCCAAGAGCCTTCTTAAAAAGAGTGCAAACACATGGATCGGAACTAAACATGAGTTATCTTATGGATCGGATAAGATTAAAAGTGAATACGTCCATGAGTTAAAGCGTGTGTTTGAGGTATTGCTAAATCATCAAGCGTTAGAAACTTTAGGAACGACCAATGTGATAGTAGATGAGATTTGTGGTGAAGGAACGTGGGCTGGGTATGTGGCCAGATGTCAGAGATGGGAAGACAGTCAGGCGAAAAAAGAGGCTTTAATTTTTGAAAAAAGAAGAAAAGAAAAAGAAGATCGCAAGAAAAAATTTGAAGAACAGATCGAGATGTGGAAGTCTGGCAAGATTCTGAAATTATATTCACATTATTATTTGGAGGATGACCAGCCTAACGTATGGCTTCGCATTAAGAATGGCATAATTGAGACTAGCAAGAATATCAAGATAGGGCGAGCTGAAGCTGAGAGACTTTGGAAATTGATAAAGTTCTTCCATAATGGCGGTAAATTCCAACACGATATGGTATTGGATACAACCAGTCACAAATGGAAGATCAATAGCTATAAGAATGATATATTGGTTGCTGGGTGTCACAGGATAGCGTATAGTGAGATGGAAGGTATTGCGAGACAATTAGAATGGGATTAAACAGCTATCAAGTAACATTTGAGAGCTATGGCGATCACTATCAGATTTACGGGAGAGACATCCAAGATGTCATGGGTAGCGTTACCGGTGGAGCCGGCGTGTATGGGTAAGGTGGGCGAGGGAACGAGGCGTCCGCCCATGTTCGTTGGATTGGCTGAACAGATAAAGCTACAATGTAGTGATATAATTAAAGTGAAAATAACAATATAAATACATGTAAAATTATGGGAAAGAAAATGATAACAATACCATTTGATTTAGAGTTGGCAAAGAAAATCAACAATGGTGAGCGCAATGGAATGATTGTAACGGATGGCGATAATTACAGAGTAGAGTTTGTGTATCATAGGGAAGAGTCTTTCCCAATCCTAGGAGTTATCCATACTGATCACGGCATAATATCAGATTGGTTCTCAAATAATGGATTCGGAGGAAAGAATTATAGACTTAAGCTTAAAGTTCCAGAATATACCACATTCAAGGACGGAGATGTATTGAGTAATGAACAGGGTGATTACCTGTTTATATTAAATACGAACGGAGAATATCTTACATCTTTTCATGCATCATGGAAGAAGGGGAGGGGAGTCGTGATTCCTAGAAAAGCACATGCTGATTGTAATAATATTGAAAAATACAGACTTGCTACTGAGGATGAAAGGCAAAAGTTTATTGATGCTCTTAAAACAAGCAAAGAGCCTAAAGCCAAAATGTATTTGAAACAATTCTTTGGTATTGAAATAGAACCAGAATATAAATTCAAGCCATTTGATAAAGTTTTAGTAAGAGATACAGAAGACGATGATTGGCACGTAAGTTTGTTTGTTAGGAAAATTGCTGATGCTCAATATAAAGAAGAAAGATATGAATGCTTAAATGGGACGGGATGGATCTATTGTATTCCTTATGAAGGTAACGAACATCTTTTGTAAAAACATATTAAAATGGAAAATAAAGAACAGGATTTTATCAATCGATATAAAAATGTGCAAGAATCCATTGTGAAGGCAATGGACAAGGCATTAGAACGGGCAATAGGGAACAAGGTAATAGATTTCGAGAAGTGTGAAGGCAATTATTTGGACGTCTATCCTCTTATCGGGGCGGTTTTATAAAAAGAGCTGGATAGGGTTTTGGGAGGTAGCGTTAGTAAAGACATACATCGAAAAATAAAGAAAGACGCAAGAAAATATGCAAATGATTTTCGTGTGTGGATTGATTATGCGGGCGATTACAAATTTTCAAAATAAATATTAGATATGAAAAGAATAGTAACAGTACAGGATTTAATTAACGAATTAATGCTTGTCGTGAACAAGGAGGCAGAAATAAATGTAACGGTAGCCAGTGGTGATTACGAGACAGAGTACACACCATATTTATATGATTTTTCGATCATTGATTTTACCGATGTCCATCCTGATGATGGGGAGGCGGAAGATAGGGTTGTTTTACAAATGTATCGTTAATAAGGCAAAAGATGAAAACAGTAAAATTATCTGATTTTTATCCTTATGACAAGGATAAAGGAGGGATACAAGGGTTACTCCATAAGTTTAAATATCAAATACTTAATTATTGGGGAGGAGATACCGGAATCCTGATAGGAATCACCCTGGTATATGAAAGACATTTGTGGAACGAGGAAGTTAAAGTAATATGATTATGGACGATAATAGGATAATGGAAGCGGCTAAATTGATAGCCAACTCCTCAGCAGCCTTAATACAGGCTATAGGGATGATGAGTGAGAATATAGAGAGGGCTAACAGAGGGGAATCTCTGGCTTATACCGAAGATCAGTTTATGAAACTAATTCAAGATAACGGAATAACGTATAACGATGTAATACAAAGGGGGTGGATATGAAAAACGTAGAAAGAATAAACGCATTAAATAAAGTTTATTATGAATAGAATGAAAATATTTTTTAATTACTTATTCTTTAGGGATATGGGTAATCTTGGTGAGGGATGTCTTATAAGCGCATTCATCTGGCTTATAATCATGCTTGCCATTATTGGGGTATTTTGCTTATACTAAAGATCATTTCATGAAAGTGATTCAAGATAATAGGATAACGTATAACAATGTAATACAAAGGGGTTAGAGATTATGAAGGACGTAGAAAGAGTAAATGCATTAAATAAAATGCTATTAAATGCGAACGTAGTAGCTTATGGAGCTATGGTTGATTTGATCAAGAGAACAGGGAGACTTGATCTTGACATGGATAGCGGAACCCATGTAGATGATTTTCCGGCTGAAATAAGGGTCTTTACCGATATTGGGTTGATTTGTTTATCTATAACATCCGTGTATTTATCGGGGGAAGATAATTTGATGGTTGATGGATATGATGAAAACAATGATAAAGTTGATGGGGTGAATGTTTATTACGACCAGATAGACGAGGTAGTATATCTGGTTAAAATCATATTAGAAGAAATGGAGGGAAAAGATCATGGGGAAAGCAGTTAAAACAGATATAGAATATAAGGAAATATTAGAAAAATCACTATCAGCAATCCAATATCTAAGAATACATGGATTCTCGACGTACATGGAATCGGAGGGAATTGTTAATAGGATAATGATGTTTAAGGATAAGAATGAGATGAGGGATCGAAGGATTAAATCAATTCTATAGTGGTTGATCATAATGGTAGAGAGATATAAGTACAAGTGTATTGATGCTTATGAGGAGCCGGAGAATCCAATGGAATGGTTGCCGTGTCCACGATGCGGCCTCCTCCCTTTGGTCTGGGAGTTCGATAACGGGAGGGTTACGGCGTGGGGCTGTTGTTTGTTATCGAGTGGTGGGCAGTCCAGAGCCTCAAATACGGTAACATCCAATAGTCCCCACGCTTCTTTTATTTAGAAACCACCGAACGAAGGGGACAGGGAGGGCAAAAACAAACACACAATGAAAAAAGCATTCTTATTTATCAGTACGGCATTCTTGTTATCAAGTTGCGCAGCGGTAAAGTCTCCGGTAACAGGTTATGTCTATCAAGAGACTCAATCACCTTATAATATATAAAGGGGATCTAAGCAAAAGAAGATTGAAAGATAATAAATTGTTTTGAGAAAGGTAAACAATCTCAAAACAATAAATAAGGTTTAGAAAGGTTCATAGAATGTAGTAAGATCAAAAATGTGAACTTCTTCAAGATCAAAAAAAAGAAAAGATTTAATAACATTTAAAAATATAGAAATCAAATGAGTTTAAAAAGAAGTATGCTCAAAACATTAGCAATGTTAGCTATGGAAAGTACGATGACTGCCGATAAAAATATTTATTCTAATCAGAGATTGTCAAATGAAGGGATGAAATTCAATCCTGATTATCGACGCCCATCGACTTCTAGAGAGTTGAAAGAATTCACGATTAAAGGACAAAAGATCTGTGCATACTCAAGAAAAGATGCAATCAAAAGACTTAAAGCAAGAGGGGAATTATGAAACAGACAGTAGAAGTAGCGATTGAATACGCAGGATCGGTTATTAGTTCGTTTGGAACAAATGGAGTACCGAACGGCATTTCTGCCATTAAAGAGATGATTGCTTCTGGTTTTAAATCCGGTGCCGAATGGCGGTCAAAGCAATCACCGTGGATAAAAGTAAGCGATGGGCTACCGGATGTAGATGATTATTATCTTGTCACTGATGGAGAAAGTATTTCCATGGCTTACTTCTTTAAAGGCTGGGGCAAATTTGCCAAGTATCATAAATATCCGCATCCATTTTACGATGACGGGGTAGTTAAATTATATATGCCAATACCTCCGATCTCTTTAGCACTTGAAGGAGATAGAGGGATATTAAACATAGGTGAATTTAAGAGAAAGGAGATTGATTATGAGCAGAAGTAAGGAATATAAAGCGATAAAGAATTATATCCATAATGAGCTTGGGCTTACGAAGGAAGATATAATCAATGCAATTAGATCTGATATAAGAAAATATGTTGAGGAGTGTATATGTAATACTTACGGGAATGATAATAATATAGAGCAGATGATTAAGCTTATGGTAGATAATGAGCTTAAAAATAAAGATTTTAATGTCATTCCAAGAATGGTAGAGAAAGTATTAAAAGATAAGATGTTAAACGATATAGAGATTATTATAAGAAACAAGAATATAAATGATTGAGGATATGAAAGATGAGGATATTTTAGATAAGGCAAGAATGGAGGGCATGAATCAAGGGATATGGCTGGCGGTTCAGGAGCTAGCCCACGACGGGCGATGGACGCAAGCCGCGGAGGAGCTGATATCTTCTTGTGGATTGACCGAGGATGAATGTAGGAAGCTGCAAGAAGAAAGCGAATCATTCAATGATGAGATGATTAAGTTTATTGACAATATGTTTGGACGTGAGAATATGATAAGTGAAGGCAGTACTATAAGTGAAAACGATACTATATGTATAAATATTAAGTATCATAAAATAGGGGAAGTCTTTAACTATAAAGTTGGTATGTCTGAAATGACATTAAGAGTAGATAAGTGTGATATATGTTCGGGATGCGCTTTTGAAAATTATATATATGATTGCGTAAAATCAGGTTGCTTGGGATACGAAAGGGAAGATGGGGAGAGTGTTAGATATACAATAGTTAATACATAATTTACAAAGCATCATGAATGGAGAGAATATAATACCTAAGATAACAGACAAACGTGGGATGTTATGGAAACAGCCCCATAGGAGATACATAGAAATTGATGAGGAATACGCTTTAATGACCAAACAAACCTTTGAGGGTCTTAGAGAATATTCAGTAACGATCCCATCGGGGGAATATGAAGGGAAGATGTGGAAGGCCAATAGAGGAGGTATATGGTATCTATATTGGTATGATCATGACGATAATCCATCAATGATCAAAATAGAGCGAAGAGAAATATTGTTACTTAATTAATACAAAATAATATGGGAGATAGAGTGCAAGAAGCCAAAGAAGAAGGCATAAGACAAGGAATATGGCTATGCATACAAAAATTGGTGGAACTGGAAAGGTTTGATATGGCAAAATATTTTATGATATCCTTTGGATTTAATAAAAATGAGTGCGAGGGGTTATTAGATAAAAATGGTCTAAACGATAAAATGGATGTATTTATCAACCGATTATTTAACGAAAATAATCATATAAGGTATTTGAAGGATATAGGATATCATAAGATAGGTAGTATATTTAAATATAATACCGGCATGGAGAAAATAGAATTGGAGGTAATAGAGATTGATGATAGCAGTTGTGATGGATGTGTATTTAATAACAGGGGTTATTACTGCATGTATTCTTGTTGTTGCAATATAGATAGGGAAGACAATACAGATGTCATATACAAAGAAGTAAAAAGATCATGAGTTTAATAGATAAATTAGAGGATTTGGTGGTCAAGGTAGACACCGAATACCAAGAGAAGATGGAGGCGGTGATCCGGGAGATAGTTCCGGGGATGCCGGAAGGGAACGTGCGCCATGCCGCCGAGTGTATGTGTACGGACAGGATGGGGAGCATGATGGATATCGATATTTATATATTAAAGGAAGAGGATAGACCTTACGAATGCCATTATCTAAAGGATCTGCTGGAGGATAGGGTAGCTAGAATAGCCAAAATGCATGAGGATGAAAGTTATACATACAATATGGATGATAATTATTGGTGCGCCACATGTGGATCCCATTCTCATAAAAAGGATTCCAAGACAGGGTATTGTTGGTATTGCGATACAGTTAATTGGGTTAAAGAGGATAGGAAGGATGTTGGAATATAAAAACAAGCAATTATATAACAAGGAGGAATAAACATGGGAAGAGGTGTTAATACAGGCGCCTTGTCTCCGGTCGGCGGTATCGGGGAAATACGAATGCGAGCAAACCTGCGAAAAATAGTGGCGTACAAAGATTTCGCGAAACAGATGGTCATGGCACAATACGAATGATAGAGGAGATTGGTGATTAAAACATTAAATAACATTAAACATGAAAAAGAGTAGAAGAATTGTAAAGAAAATGAGCAAGAAGAGCCTTATCAACAAGAAGGCTCTTCGGTATATTATCGCAAACAGTAATTTATGTAAACATGCGATAAGAGAATTGGAATTAGCCGGATATAGCAAAGAAGAGGACGGTCCTAACAAATGGATGCGCGAACAGGTAATAGAAGCTGTCGCGCTGTTCTCTTCTCATGGTAACAGCGGATTCTCGGCACCATTTGAAATCAATCTCGTCAAGAAACTTTGCAGTTTTGATATAATCTCTCCTTTGAGATTTGACGATGGCGAATGGGAAAAAATAGGCTTAGACGGGAGTTGCCAGAATAAAAGAAAATCATCGATATTCAAAGAGCCGGACGGGAGTATCCATGATGTTGATGCATTTTCAAAAGTTCCTGTAAAAAAGTTTTTATTCGCCACTCGAACGTGGACGGAGAACATCCATAAGATAGGATGGATAGGAGGGTTGTTTGAGACGGACGAAAACGGAATACTCACTGGAAGATATTTTGGTAGATGTAATGTAAAAGACTATCAGAACGGATATATGCCAAAAGGCAAGAAAGAAATACCATGCAGGGAGATAGAGATATCGCCGGACAATTGGATTATGACAGTTGAATCAAACAATGAGGCTTTGATTGAATTGTCAAAGATTTATGATATAGTCTGGCGACAATGCCCTTGCTTGAAAGGCATAATGAATACCAACGTTACACCGGAACTTGAAAGATTGGCATGCGAACAAATGAAGGGATAAACAATGAATGACAAATTTGTAGACATGCCGAAATGCATGGCGGACAAATACGAAACCGCCGACTTTATTGCCAGCGATCCCGTCCAGTTCCCAAGGCGGTATTCCGGGCGGGACGCGGAGGTCAGTGGGTTCATTACTTCGTGGCTCTCGTTCGGGAATCGAAAGGCGATCATCGGGGCGGCGGAGATGAGGAAATGTCTTGATAAGATATTTGATTTGGCAATTAATGAAAGGCTTAAATAATTCAACACAAAATCATATAAGATGATAACTTCTATAAGGATAGACGACAACAAGAAGACTCCATTTAAATATATCCAAAAGATAAAAGCGTTCAAAAATGGCTCTGAGTTTATATTCAAGCCCGGCGTGAATGTGATTGTAGGCAAGAACGGGAGCGGGAAATCAACCCTCCTGAATATGATATCGAAGTACATGTTGTGCGAGAAAAAGATGTGTTCTGAATTACCGTCAGAAGCATTGTATTTCTCGGATATATTTGATGATGACAAGGTGCTTGACGGGATCAGTATTAAGTCGGATTATATCGGGAAGGTATTCCATCTCCTACAGCAAACTGAAATGAGAAAGGATGATATATTGGATAATATCAATAATTTAAGTTTGTATATGAATGGAGCATCTAGGTCCTCTGGGGAGAAGAACCTTCATGCCATGAACTCGCTCTTTGATTTTGTGTTTAACCAAGATGAGTATGCGTTTCCGATACAGAAGCTTATGGAATTTAAGAAAAAGTCAAATGAGTTCTGGGCAAACAGGATCGACAATCTTTTAAAATACTACAAAGACAATCATGTGGTATTAATGGAGAAGGATTTTGAGTATACAATCCTTATGGATGAGCCGGACAGGAATTTAGATATTGACAATATCATGGATCTGTACAAGGTATTGTCATTTCATAAACCGCAAACACAAATTATAGCCGTAATTCATAACCCGGCTTTGATTTACAAGTTGAGCAAGCTGGATTGCGTGAACTTTATTGAGATGACAAAAGGGTATTTGAAGAAAATTACTGGTTTTATGAATAAAAAATAAGAAAGGAGATGAGAGAAGAATTGAGAACAATAGGATCAAAAGGACGCCATGTGTTTACAGCAACCTTTGTTAGATTTGGATTTAGGAATGGATACATTGGACCTGTAAAAACGATGCTTTTACAAGATGTGACACTTGATAGCAAAATAGTATCAGATCATTTGTGGTTCGATTTAACAAAAGGATTTAGTGGTGCTGATTTATCGCCAGGCGATGTGGTTGAGTTTTGCGCAAGGGTTAGTGCTTACGAGAAAGGATACAAGGGGCACAAGGATGATGTACTTAATAGACCGATAGAAAGAGACTATCGATTATCAAGACCGACAAAAATTAAAAAGATCGGGAAGAAATTAATATTAAAAGATGAGGGGAAATAATACATGATAATTATATGCCTAAAAAATTTATAATTTATTAAAATATAATGATATGAAAATTCAAGTAGAATTAAATTTGGAAGATGTATTCGAGGAAGCTATGTACAATGAAACGACGTTGAAAGAGGAGTTTACCAGCTCGGTCAGGTTAGCTGTAATACGTGAACTTAAAGAAAAGTTCAAGAATGAGTTGATGAGAGAAATATCCAATCCGATATCACAGAAAATTGAGGATATAGCGAGGGAATCAATGAGCGATCTCATCGAGAACGCCAGCGAGAAGAAATATAGATTCAGGTTAGATTATATGGATGAGGAGTTGACAGTAGACGAGTTTATAAGAGGCAGGATGAAGAAAGTTGTAGACAGCAACATCGAGACAATGGTAGAATCAAAAGCCAAATCTTTTGTCAATGAGTTAAGGAAAAGGTATGATATGGCGTTCGCTGCCTTTGTCGTAGATAACATGAGAAAGCAAAATATGTTGAAGGAAGATAAGATAGCTGAGCTGTTAAAGGACAACCCAAATGAGAAATAGGGAAGATGCCAAAGGAAGACGGAGATCGGTGCTCATGACACCGCCCGTACCGGAGAAGGTCAGGGTATTATCCCCGGCATGGTATAGGGCGGCAGTGGAGTTTCAAGGTAGGCCGGAGCAGGAGCGACTAGCCTTTTGCTCGTGGTGTTGTTGTCATGGAGGGTGTAATTTGTGTATGGATATAAGCAAATACAATATAAAAGGGCTTAAGATATATGGAGGATAAGGTGATTATATACCATTTTACGATTTTAGTGTAAAATGGTATATAATCACCTAAGCGTATTAACTATTAATAATGTTTATTTAATTTAATTCAAAAACAAAATGTCTACTTTTGTAGACACATAAAAATTACACATATGAAAAAGAGTAAATTTGTAAAGGAGTTAGAGAGGATCATCGATATGGTTAAGGCCGAGGATGATGGTTTCGAGTATGGTGGTAAAGTCATTTTCTATAAAGAAGATGATGATAACTATGAAATCTCGGTAAAGAACATCGAGATGAATCTTATGGTAGAGGCCAATACTATGGCTAGTATGAATGATAGGACTTTCGCCTGCCTTATGAGTGAGGTCTATAAACAAAAGTTTACAAAGGCTATAACGATATCGGAGGATGAGGATGATGAAGACAATTGATAAGATGACCGATCAGGAGATATATGATCTTACTGATGAGCAGGTAGAGAATTTGATCGTAATAAGATGTGCGGAGGAAGGTGTCAGGTTTATGGATGAGCCTCCAATCATGAGGACATATGACTGTAAACCTATTTCTCCATCCCATTTCTTCTACTATTTAGAAGGATTGAATATAGCCGTTCTTGATCAGGATGATGCTATTAAAATAGCTAAGTTCTTAAGTGACTTTGATCTGTACAGGACTAGATATGATTTCACCGTATCCAATGAAAAGCTATACAGCAAATTGGATATAATTAATATCAAACATACTCCGATGTTTGATACGAAAGACGAGGAGACCTATAAGTCTATCAAGGATAAGAACGATAAGATTGAGGCGGAATATAAAGACCAGCTAGAGAGATATGAGAGAAATATGAAGAAAATGAGTAAAATTCGGGCCGAGATATGGGATAAAGTAGCCGATATAAGACATAGGATTGATAATATGAACTATCTTAGGTCGCTTTTTGCAAGGGAATATCTACCACTGGTGGATAATGATACGGATAAGGCTATGATATTTTTCAAGAAGGCTTATGGCGTGGATGATGATACGGAAAGATATATTCGTGAAGGAATAAAAGATTATCCTTTGTTTAACAATAATATAGATTAAAATGCACAATTGGTTTAAATGTACGGTTTCTTATGAGACCGATGCCGAGAACGGCATGAAGAAGAAGGTAAAGGAAGAGTATTTAGTAGATGCCTTTTCTTATACCGAATGTGAGGCTAGAATCATAGAGGAGATGAAGCCATTCATATCCGGTGAGTTTAGCGTTGATATCAAACGATTCAGGATAGCGGAATTGTTTGCCATGGATGGAGACCGGTTCTATAAGGTCACGGCTGATTATATTACGATAGACGAGAAATCGAACAATGAGAAACGCAAGGCGTTTAACTACATCGTTCGGGCCAATGACCTTGATCATGCCAAAAAGAATTTCGAGGAAGGCATGAAAGGAACCATATCAGATTTCGTTGTCACTTGTATCAAGGAAGAGAAGAAACTGATGGACTTCTACGAGTTTGATGGTAAGATCAGGAATCCGGAGAAAAATGAGGATAGTAGGCAGTAAAGCTAGCTACGAAACCACGTCGTCCATAGCCGAGAAGTTGATGGAGATAAGTAAAATGGAGGGTACGATTTATCGTATCCTCACATTGTCTAACAAAACTTATCTAGCTTCTAAATTAGGATATAGCAGATCGGGGTTCTATAAGAAGATACAAAACAGGAGTTTTAATATCCGGGAACTAGCTCAGATATTCGATACGATCATCAACTTCAAGGATCAAGATTGGACTGAGGGTAAGATTAATAGGCTTAAGAGGTATAGGGCTATGAGCCTTATGGAGTTCAACAAAAGTTATAAAAAGAAAAAGGCATGAGAGGTAGGATGTTACCGTGTGAGAGATGTGGGAGGATGGTAACCATAAGGAGTAAGGGGTTGTGTCCCGCGTGCAGAGCCAAGGAGCTACCGCCAAAGGAAAGAGCGGCGATACGGGTGAAGGCCAAGCCAAAGGGGAAGAGCCTAGCCGTTTTCTTTGGCGCCCATGTGGCTAGGTTGAGTATGACAAGGAGATCTGCTACCGGCGCATACATACCATGCCCGGGGGTAAGCAACATATGCCACTTATACCCTAAACGGAAATATAAATCAGTTGCTGAGGATAATGATAACATTATCTACTTGACGGCTGATGAGCATACAAGATTCGATTATCTATTAGATACGATGGATTTCAGCCGACTCTTGGACGAGTTTGGCAACGTATGGCTGTTGGCAGCCAGAAGGATGAGGGATCTCGCACCTAGAGTCGAGGAGGATGGTAAATTAAAAACCAGATTATTATCATGGATAGAAGAAAACGAAGATTACTTTTAGACCTAGGATATAAGGCTATAAGTGACACAGTATATAGTTATGGGACGATCATGGAAGTCATAAGCGATCAAGAGCCGTTTGATGACATGAGAGTTCGTTTATCCGAGAGACACAATGTGATTATCGCGGATGATGGGGAGGTGGGATGGTCGGTTTTAGGCAAGATAGCGAACGAGCATCGGTCATCATATTGCTGGCGATCATCATTACCAGTATTAAGATCATATCATACAGATCCTAAATTTACCGCTTTCTTTGGCATATTAGACGTTTTGTCAACGATCCCAAAGAAAGATATGGTTGAGGAGGAAAAGTCTGTTGAAGAGCCTAAAAACGAGCCTAATGAGGAGATGGAGGTTGAGTATGATCTGGAGACAGAGCAACAGTATTATGCCGCTGAATGGATAAAGGATATCCCGACACCTGTGTTATATAGAATGACTGTCGCCGGCAAACGTGTGTATTATGAGATGGATGTTGATGGGTATCCTATCATATACGATGGAGCCACTAACAATATCGCCAATGGGTATTGTGATACGTCTGGCGCCTTGGAGAAGTGGAAGAATGAGATGAGACTCAAAGGGAAGGATCCTGATGAGTACGCTAACTACAGGGCTGACTTAGGTACTATCATGCATTATCTATTTGGGTTGTATCTGACCGGGGTTAAGATAAAGCTGATCCCGACATGGATCAGGAAGGTGGTCAAGGAAGCCAAGCTAAGAATAGACAAGTATAGGATGGAGCGGATATTAGTGGATAACATTGATGAGCTGATAGAGGATCTAATATCATTTGCCATATTCTGCAAGGAAAGACATGTAAAACCTGTATTGATCGAGAAGATGTTGAGGTCAAGCAGGTTAAAGGTAGCTTCTTCGGTGGACGCAGTGGTGGAGATGGATAGCGAGCCGGAGATGGTGGAGATAGAGGTCGAGACAGGAGAGTTCTATAAGACGGGAGCCAAGAAAGGTCAGCCTAAGACGGAGAAAAAGAAGATAAAGAGATGCAGGAGGATATTCGCTATATTGGACTTCAAATCAAACAGGAAAGGCAATTTCTATGACGAGTATGCTTTCCAACTTGAGTTATATAGAAGAATGATATTAGAGAACTATGGAAAGATATTGGAGATAGAGGAGATATATAACTTCGCTCCGGGTGATCCTACCGCAAAGACCAGCCAATATAAGTTGAAGAGACAGACTGACAACCCTATATTGAATATGGCTACCGTAGTATATCTTCAAGGAAAGTATAAGTTCGAGAAAACTAATTATACGGTTACATCAAGAATCGGATCCTTGGACATAGAAGGCGAGTTTGATGTTAATAAGTTGGTAAGGAAAGAGCCGCTGAGGGACTATATATATAGAGTCATGAATGAGAGGAGAGGGTGATGGAATTTAGGGAGTTCAATAAGAGCGTTCATCGGTATGAGCTGGATCATAGCAAACCAAGAAGGAAGCTGACGTGCCCGCAATGCGGCAAGGATAAGTGTTTTACGCCGTACGTGGACGTAACCACCGGTCAGATCGTTGGAGAGCAGTTTGGGGTGTGTGATCATAAAAATAAATGTGGTTACTTTAAATATCCAACAGGAAGCGAACTTGGGAACAATGATCTTTTTACCGATTCAAACAAAGTATTAAGGAGGTACAGACCTCCTATGGATCCGGATATAGCCAACTGCATTCCGGTAAGCAAGATGTTTGAGACGCTTAATCCTTTCGAGACATCCGATCTTCAGGATTATCTATCCAATATCTTCGGATCGTATCATACCAATAGGGCATTTAGCTTGTATAAGGTGGGGATGATGAGATTCGGGGACTGGGGTAAGTGCTGTGTGTTCTGGCAACTGGATAAGAATTGGGTAGTGCGGACCGGGAAGATAATGGACTACGGGCCTGACGGGAAGAGGGTAAAGGTTCCCATGGATCATGTATGTTGGGTGCATATACTGGACGGTCAGGATTACATGCTTAGGCAATGCCTGTTCGGGGAGTTTCTTATCAACTTCTATCCCAATGACGCTCCGGTGTATATAGTAGAGTCAGAGAAGACGGCTGTTATCTGTAACATCGTGTACCCTAGTAGGTTGTTTATGGCCTGTGGCGGTATCCATATGCTGAAAAGGGAGATGATAGAGACATTGGGTAGGAGGCGGATAGTCCTGTACCCGGATAAGGGCGACGCTTTCAACGAATGGAGAAAGAAGGTAGACAAGGATATGAGGGGGATGAATATAGAGATAAGTAATTTTCTAGAATCAAAACCCAATATAAATGAGGGAATGGATATAGCGGATTATTTTATTATTAAACAAATTTACAATGGCAAAGGTAGTTGACAATTACAAGAAATTCAAGGTGCTTGAAATAACAAGACAGGAGATGATGGATAAGCTCACCAGATATGGGTGCTTAGGTATTTGCGATATGTGTAACAGACCTACATCCGTAGGTTATTACGTGGCGGTAATCAATCAATGGATGTGCAAGGACTGCTATAATGATTTCATCAAGTCAATTGATAGGTATGAGGAAGATATGAGAATAGAGAACAGGAATTTTAATAGATTCTGTGATCTATTTAATGTCAAAATACAAGAAAAGGCATGAGAGAGCTATCTTTAGCCCAGAAAGCTATGTTAAACGGATCCGTATGCCCGTACTGTAAAACCCCATCCACTATAATAAATACGGTAGAGGGGAAGCAGGTTGGATGCGAGAAGTGTGGAGCTTGGATGAGATCCGATCCTTTTGGGAAGCCGATGGGGAGGCTGGCTAAGCCGGATCTTCTTAGGAGTATGGATATGGCAATGACTGAGATTAATATATTTGCGTATAGAACAAAACGGGATGTGCAGGATATTTACAAAAGCCTATCTGGTGAATTGGATATACCAATAGAACATGTATCCCCATATAAGATGTCTTTGCCATCACTACTTAATACCATGAGATATATTGAAAAGTATAGCGATAATCATATACGGATATATGATAGAACCATGGTAAAGAAGGCTTGCCCTAGGCACGGAGCGGTGGTGATCGGGAGCAACGCCTGCCACGGGTGCCCGGAGTTCCTGTTCCATGTGGTAAACGACACGACCGATACGGTGGTGTGTGATATGGATATGAGTTATGGAGATCGCAAGAAGGATAAATATGAGCATTAGAGCTAATGATAATGGAACATTTGAGTATCGAATCAAATTGGATACCTTTAATAAAATGAATAATACATGTAAAATGAAGAAAGTTTATTTTGTTCACAAACCAACAGGTTTTTATGTTGGGGGCAATGTAAGTAGCGTAGAAGCTACAGTTTATAATAAAATGGTTAATATGGGGATGAGTAGCGAATTAGCCGATAAATTTAAAAAGGTAATAGGTACATTCCCTTGCACATGGGAGATACCAGATGAATTTGCGTCTGATCCATATTCGTATATGATTAAGCGTCTGGGATTGGAATATCCATCTTTTTTAAAGGAAGAGGATTTGGATATGCAAGAGAATATAGATTTTGATGATGAGGAGGACGAAGAGGATGGGGAGATCGACTGAATATTACAGGACACATCCGGAAGCCAGAAAGAAGAAGGCTGAGACGGACAAGAAGATCAACGCCAGACCTGAGCAGAAAGCCAAGAGACGGGAATTGGGTCGCAAGAACTACAAGACCGATAAGTTGAAGGGGAAGGCTTATCGGAAGGGGAAGGACCTATGCCATACGGCTAAGGGATTAAGATATAAATCAAGATCAGCTAACAGAGGATCTAAATCCGATACGGCTGGCGATAGAAACGCAAGAGGATGAGTGAGGATAGGATATGGAGGTCATCCAAGGAGATTATCATGGATGCCTATGAGAGGATAAGAAAGTATCAGTCGGGGGAACTTCTCCCGGCTCATACCGGATATCCTTATCTGGATAAGGCTTTGCTGGGGGGATTTTACCCCCAGCATGCGGTAGCCATAGGAGCTAGACCCGGAGTCGGCAAGTCTTATTTGGCGCAGAAGATCATGAGCAATGTGATGAATGTCAATATCAATCCACAGGCAGATGATTATGTATGGTTAAGATGTGAGTTTGAAATGAACCCAGAAGATTTGATGTTACGTTCACTATCAAAAAAAATGGGGAAAGACATACAAGATATACTCCTTAACGAGATGTCAGAAGATGAGGTAAAAGAAATGCAGAGATGCCTCAAGGAAGAGAACTCTAGCAGAATAACATACATCCCTAAACCATCAACCGTAGATGAGCTTCAAAACTTTCTATGGAATGAGTATATGCCAATAAACAAGGATAAGAAAATGGTATTCGTGTCTATAGATCATACGGCTCTAGTACAAGGTTCAGGAGACGCCAAAAGAAATATCGACTCGTTGATAACCATGTGTAATATCGCTAAAAGAACTTTTCCTAATATTTTCTTTCTTATAATATCCCAACTCAATCGTGATATCGAAGGACGGCGGGATCCAAAGGATCATATGCCAAAGCAATCTGATTTTTATCAATCAGATACATTGGGACAGTTATGTACGGCTATGGTAGCGTTAAATATACCGAAAAGATACGGGTACTCCTCATACATGCAATTTCCGCAAGGATGGTATCCTAATCTGGAACGTTTCAAGAGCGAGTCAAGACGATCCTTCCGTGTGGATGGATTATTGTTCCATCATATCGTAAAGGTCCGTCAAAGATCATTGGAGGAGATTGACGCTATACATGTAGATATCATGAAAGGATATGAGCGATATTATCCTGATGGAGGGGTGGTGCGCCAAGAAAGACCGGGAGGCTCGAATGCCCCCGTGGGTAGCGGCAAGCCGGATACGACCGTAGTGACGCTTCCGCCCCCACCTCCCGGTGTTCCATTGGAGCAACAATATATACCGCCCAGTGATGATTTCAATGTAGTACATGACGAAACACCTTATTGACATGAGATTGAGACATAATTACTTGCTTGTAGTGATAAAGGTGCTGGAAATGTTCTTGAAGACCGTATTGTCGGTTGAGGATAAGATGGGGATAAAGGAAATTATATCCTCGTTGAAGGAAATGGCTAAATACAGCATCAGATATATCATAAATAGGGAACGGGAAAAGGAGATCATGAGTATCTGTGATGAGGTATCCAATAAAGTACAGGAGTATAAAAGGATAAATGACAACTCAATGATATTGGAATTGGAGAACCTAAAAAGGGAAGTTGTGGCGGTGGAGGATCTTCTTAGCTCATACAAGGGGGTTCTTGACGCCGAACTGGTGATAGCCGAGGATGATATCAGAATCATACGGGACAAGATCGCTATAAGCCTGAGGGAGGACGGAGTATGTAAGAGCATGACTGATGCTGATAAAAGGGCTAGGGTGGACGTAAGATACGAGAGGGCGTTAGAGGATTATCGAATCCTTCTAAGATGCGCCAATACGGTTAGGGCTAAGATGTCGGTTGTAGGGCATCTTAACCAATCTATAAATCAATCTATATCAGTTGGTAGGGTTGGTATGGCTAATGAATCTTATACAGTAAAACAATATGAAAAAGGGAAAGAGATTATCGAAAGCAGACGCCCTTAGGGTGTTGAGAAGAGCTTACAATCTAATAAAGAATGATAATTATGCGTTTATATGCATAGCAATAGAAAGGACAGCGGTTGAATTATCACTTGCTGAAAGATCATGTGTGGCGTGTTATCTTATACCAGAACTGAAGATGTTCAAACCTGTAAACAGAAAAAATGGAGATTTTTGGTTTCATTCATCAAAGAAAAACATAAGGTTACATATAATAGATACGCTAATAGATATATATAACGGAAATGATCATCCCGATATAGTCGAGAGGGTAGCCAGAAAGATTAGGTCAATATTTTAACTTATTTACATATGTATATAAATTTTGAACAGATGATGACATCAGGATTAACGATGTCTGATGTTGGATATCTTTTGATGATCCGGCAAAAAGAAGAGATGGCTAACACCATTCCAAAGGAGAAAATAGATAGTTATAAAGCATCTGGTTATATTGAGCTTCAGAAGAATGGGAAGTGGAAGATAACGCCAAGGGGAGGATCGCTGCTGATGCTGATAGAGACACCCGGTCTGACACCGGAGGTCGAGGGGGTCCGGGACCGTATCGTTGGGGTATATAACGATATGGGTAAGGATACAGGAGCTATCAAGGAGGTGGAAAAAAGGCTTATCTGGTTTGTGGCTAACACCAACTTCAAGGAAGAACCTATAGTAAGGGCCGTAATATCTCACATAGATCTTAAACGTGAATATACGATGAGATTGGATAACTTGATCTGGAAACCATCAAATGTGTATAGCGTGCATATGAGTTTATCGGAATCAACGTTATTCGATACGATCATAAAAATGTATGGCATGACGTCTGACTTGTATCTTAGGGAGAACAAGAACAAGGAGCTGGCATGGTTGTTCGCCATAAGCCGGCTTCCGGATCCCCCAAAGAGAATGGATAAGGAATACGCTATCACAGGCGATGTTAAGATGGATATCGAAAGGATATCGGATATAAAAAAAGAATTAGGTAGAAGATTGAAAATGTCGATTTAGATTATGGAAAAGGATAAATTATTGAGAATGATAAAAGAGGTGATATTCGAAAAGGTAGGTGAATTTAATGGGCTTAATCGTCCTGAATCGATAACCAATAATGATGAGCTGGGCGCGGATATGGCCTTGGATTTCCTTGATTTCGTGGAAGTCGTAATGGAAATGGAGAAGAGAACTGGTAGATGTATACCTGATGAAGTGCTTGATGTCAAGTCTTATTACGAATTGACGGTAGGAGAGATTGCAAATATGTTGTACAATTATTTAAAGGATTATGAAAAGAGATGAGTTATTGGAGATAGTGAGGGAAGAGATATTCGAGAAAATGCATGAGTTCAATTACATTAATAATATAGAGGTAATTGACGATGTAAGAGAAGACAGTAATTTGTCATCCGATCTAGCTATGGATCCATTTGATTTATTAGAGGTATTGATAGGGATTGAAGAAAAGATGGATATAAGGATACCGGATGATGTCTTTGGCGATAAATCTGTCGATGAACTAACTGTAGGGATTTTTGTGGATATGTTGTACGATTGGCTTGATAGTAAGTAATGGACTTCGGATATGATGATTGGGAAGAGGGGCTAGAGACCCCTCTTGTCGATGATTGCGATGACGATTACAACGAGGAGGACGAGTATGATTTCGGCTAAAGAACTAAGGATAGGGGATCTTGTAAAAGACAAGGCTGGCAATATATGGAGAGTAGGGTGCGTTGCTGGTATGCGTAATGAAAGTAAGTCATTGATCCTTGAATGTGAGGTTGATGATGGGATAATGAAATGGTATTCCGGGGAAGATGATGTCATACCTATTGAGATAGATGATAATATACTTGATACTATCTATTTCAAGCGTGATAAGGGGCGGGATGTATATCGAGGCTATGGAATATCTATAGAGATTTTTGATGATGGGTATTATCTTGGGCTTAGGGATCTGGAAGACGATCTAAGCGATCCTATTCAGATTAAGAATCTTCACCATCTACAAAACCTGTTAATGGACTTATACGGACATGACATAAAAATAGATAAGCTTTATGGTAATACCGGAGAATAACTTATTATGTAAGGTTATAAACGGAGAGAAGGTTCTCGCCGCCTCTTACTCGCAGATAGACACGTTCATCCAGTGCCCATATAAATGGTATAAGACTTACGTGGAGGGTCACAGATCCACGGAAAAGCACGAAGCTACGTCATATGGTACGGTTATCCACCAGACAATGGAGTATTTCTTCAAGAACGGATGCAGACCTTCTTATGAGGATATGAGTAAGGCTTTCAATTACTACGCCGATATAGAACAGATCCCTTTTGATAGCGTAAAATCCCAGATCGAGTCTATGCAACATGCGGCTAGGCTAATAAGATGGATTGTGGGGTTGTTTGAGAAGGATGCTGCTGGCAATTATAAGAAGGCATGGTCTGATCTTACGCCAATGGAGAAGGTGGTCCGGGGGTCGAGACCGGCCGGCGTGGAGGAGAGCTTCGTCCTGCCCTATAAGCTACCCAAGCCCCTTACCTTGGATGGCGTGACGTACGATAAGGTACATATCATAGGATCGGTGGACTGGCGTGGAGAGTATAAGACAAAGGACAGGATAGCCATGTATACGATAGACTGGAAGTCCGGGAGAAAGTTATTCGATGAAGATAAGCTGCTTCATAATCTCCAACATCCGATATACGCCTTCTACATACTGAGAAAGTACAAGGTATTGCCGGATATGTGCAGCTATTTCTTTACCCGCATGCTGGACAATCAGAACGTGAAGGTAGATAAGGAGAAAGTAGAGAGATCTGTCAAGGAACTTAACGATATTCTCCTTGACATGTATGATTTCGAGACAAATAAAATAGATAGCTATCAAGCTCACGTTTGGGACGATGCCAAACAAGGGTATAAGTACGAGAAGCGCTACCTCATGGGACGCCAGCCGGCCTGCCTTGAACCCCGCCCCAAGCCCTTGTGTTTTTGGTGCGATTTCTCGATCCACAAACAAGGGACATGCAGGTACTCATCGGATTGGGATGAGTCAAAAAGAAAGAATAAAAAAGATTAACTTTATTAAAAAGCCTAGGTAAATATCTAGGCTTTAATTATATTTGTGTCAATAAATAAATGATTATGGATAAAAACGAAAGAGAAAAACAGGTATTGGATCTTCTGATGTCTAGAAAGGATATTAGGAAATTGGTAGAGAAATCAAATGAATGTTATTCTAAAATGGATTTCGTTGGTGCCATGAAATGCCGGCAGGAGATAAAGGATATCGTAGACCGGGAATCGAAGATCATGTTGACAAAAAGCGAGTCTTTGGTGAGTTTGATGAATAACGCTGATAATGAATATAAATTCAATATGCTGGTATGGCTACATTCCATGATGTGTATGGCGGATGTATTTAACGGGATATTGGAGGATTTCAAGGATGGGGTAAGAAAAGCCAATGGCAACTCCAAGTTCGTTAAGTTCGATAATCTGGATCGGTTAATGACAGAATGTAAGAAGGAGATTGATTACCTGATGAAAGGCACAAGTAAATCGTTCCAGATATCCTTCGCCGTAAGGAGCGATGAAATGAGAGAGATGATAGAGAATATGGTAGGGGATAATATCCGTGAGGGGTATGACGTGTTCAGTAAGGAGGCAGAGATGGTTAATGAGACGGATAGGGACAAGATCGAGGAGTTTAACAAAAGTCTGGCTCATGAATAAACACATATCAAGATGGCATATAAATTAAGATCATATCAAGAGGAATGCGTTAAAAGCATTTCAAGTTATATAAATTCCGATAGGAATGATCCGGTATTGGTTATAGGCCCAGTAGGTTGCGGGAAATCCTTGTTGATAGCGGAAGCGGCCAGATTGATGGGAGATAAGACACTGGTCTTACAACCATCAAAAGAATTGCTACAGCAGAATTATGATAAGCTTACATCATATGGCATACCGGCTACCATCTACTCCGCCTCCTGTGGCAAGAAAGAACTATCTAACATGATATACGCCACATTAGGATCTGTCAAGAAAGTTATTGGTCAGCTTAAGGAGATGGGGATCAGGAACGTATTGATAGATGAGGCTCATGCCGGGTATAGCCCGGAGGATGGTAGCGAGTTTATGACATTTATGAATGAATTGAAACCGAAAAAGGTGATAGGATTTACGGCTACTCCATGCAGACTTAAGTCTATGTCAATAGGACAAGTATCATACTCTCAACTTAACTTCATAACCAGAATGAGACCGGTGTATTTCAAGAACCTGATCCATGTCATACAGGTGGAGGAGATGATAAGACAAGGATTCTGGACACCTCTTAAGTACGAGACATGGGATTTCAATGGAGATGCCCTTAAACTTAATTCTAACGGCTCCGAATATACGGCTGAGTCTATTAGTGAGGCGGTGAGAAAAAATGGCTTAAACAACCTTATTTTACGTCGGTTGATGGTATTAAAAGACGTATGCAGATCTATACTGGTGTTTATGGATTCTGTTGAGAGCTGCAATACCGCCGCCGAATGGATGAACGCAAAGATATGCGCTGGCATGGCGGAAGTGGTTCACGGAGGCACGCCAAAGAAACAGCGGGAGGCTATAGTCGAGGGGTTCAAGTCAGGTAAGACGAAGGTAGTGTTCAACTATTCCGCCCTCGGAACCGGATTCGATCACCCAGGACTGGACTGCGTGATAGTAGGAAGACCGACATTCTCATTCTCATCGTTTTATCAGTGGCTTGGCAGGGCGGTTAGGATAAAGGACGGTAAGGATAGCGCATTGGTCGTTGATTGTTGTAACAACTCGTCAAGGTTCGGTGATATAAGGAAACTTAGTATAGAGAACTACAAGGGGTATGGATGGGGAATGTTTATCGGCGATAAACTAATTACCAATATTCCGATGGGGGATAAAGTAACGAAAACAGATCTGGATATCAAAGCCGCCAAGAAAGATCGTAGGAGGGGGCTGGCGCAGGGCGTAACCGCCGCCCCTGTTCCAGGAAGACCGGATCATCCCCTTGGCTCTACGTTAATGACATTCGGCAAGTATTGTGGATGGATGTTGCATTCAATTCCGGTATCGTACTTCAAATTCATAAACGAGACATTTGACTGGGATAATGATAGGAACAAGGATATAAAAGAATACATAGATTTTTTAATCAAAAACAATAGATTATGACAGGATGTATATATCATGAGGCTGACCTTGACGGAGTAATGTCAGCGGCTATAGTAAAAAAGTATTTCAAAGGGGACATTGATCTTCTTCCTTACAATTACGGCAAGGAAATACCTGACGTGAATAAATATGATAAGGTATTTGTAGTTGACGTATCATTTGGCGATAGAACGAGATTCTTATTCGACGAATGGGAAGACAAGGGGATAGATGTCACATGGATAGACCACCATAAGACGGCGATAGAAGCTGTGAAGGACTATAATGTCAAAGGCAAAAGACGTATCGGAACGGCGGCTTGTGAGCTTACGTGGGAATATCTTTTCGATGATATCGAAACCCCTGACGTGGTAAAATTATTGAGCGCTTATGATGTATGGGATCATGATCGCTTCGAATGGAGTGACGTTCTTTCATTCCAATATGGGATGAGAGGGTATTGCGGGCTTGACGTTGACATGGTCAGGGAGGTGCTAAACAAGGCAAATGGTGAGTTTGTTTCCGATATGATAAGAAATGGCGAGGCCATAATAGAGTATATCATCGAGAAAAACAGAGGAGAAATGAAGATGTTCTCATTCGAGGCAGATATATTTGGATACAAGGCGATATGTATGAATACTACGGAGTTTAACTCCACCACATTCGAGTCTATGTACGATCCTAGAAAACATGATTTGATGATGCCATTTTGCTGGAACGGCAGATTCTTCAGATGCTCGTTCTATACCACCAAGAAGGAGGTGGATGTCTCGGCGCTGGCACGCAAGGCCAACCCATGTGGAGGAGGCCATAAGGCGGCTGCCGGATTCCAGCTTAGCGTGGAGGATATGATGGGATTTTTGAAAGAAAGGAGGATGTGATATGGTAGGGTTGATATCTATTATTATAATAACAGTAATCTCCTTTGCCATGATGATGGAGGGATGGAAAAAATATGATTCACAAAAGTTTTACACAGGGTTGCTTGTAATAGGTATAAGTATCATAATGATATTTCCAGTAATGCAATATAATATGGAGAATATGAAAAACGTGTATAAATTCAAGAAACTTAACGAAATGAAGCTAGACGATTACGGCTTCGGTTTATTCGAGTACAATGGCGCTCTTTATTTCAAGGAGGCAGAGGGTGAAAGATGCTTTGATGTGAGAAGCGGGAACGAGGTTATTATCGGAAAAGATAAGATTATAATGACTTTGGAGGATTGATCATGAGAAAGCTTAATGACACCAACAGGACAAGAAAGAGAAACGTGCGGCACTCGTGGGTGAAAGCAGGTCCGGGGATTCAACGCTGCGCTATTTGCGGGATTACGAAGCGAAATGAGCGTAGGGACGGAAAGGCCACGAATTGTGTGTATCTATCATCTGGTGAGCTTTACTCTATGACAGGAGAGACACCAGAGTGTAGGGATCTTAGTGAATTTTATTAATCTAAAACATGAAAATATGACATGGTATGATACTTACGAGGAAATAAAGGCTAAATATCCGGATACTGTTTTCGAGGAATATTGGTTGGTTGAAGAAGATGTCGCTAAGTTAATGAATCATGAGCCTATTATAAAAGGATGGGCTATAATCAAAAATGATCCTAATATAGATAGCGATATTATATCTAGCAACAAATCGAATATCAATGTTATTGAAGCTGAGAAGAACGAGGGTGATGAGCGCAATATATTGTTGCATATTGGGATATTATCTCCATTTAATGATGATCCAGTAATAATAATAAAACAAAAAGGAGTTTAAGATGAAAGAGGAATTTAGCAAATACGACAAGGTCGTTTATGATGGTAAGGTATTTGAAGTACTTGAGACCGCCGACAATACGGGAATGATGAAAATAGAACCGTTATTTGATGAGACATATAAATCCATTTGGGCTGATGAGGAGATGGTTGTTTCGTTAAATAGAGCTATCAAGTTAAGGCTTATTGATGATGAAACGGCGGATGAGGCGATAAATTTCGGGAAGCCAAAAATAGGAGACGCAGTGGTGGAAAGCGGGCCGCTTGTGGGGAAAGACGGCAGCGGGAAGGACGACCGGGCCGACGGTAAACTCCGGTGGGATCTTCTTCCTTTGGCTGAGATAGAGGACATCGTGAGGGTATATACGGAAGGAGCCAAGAAGTACGCCGATAACTCATGGCAAGATATACCTGATGGATTTAATCGTTATCTAGGTGCACTCATGAGGCACTTGGTCGCTTATACGAAAGGGGAGAGATATGATAAGGAGGGATTCATGCATCTATCCGCCGTATGCTGGAACGCCATAGCGTTATTATATTACGATAAACATAACAAAGGGCTTATAGAATGGAAGAGTCAGGAAAAAGAGTAGTAGATGAGAGATTAAGAGCTATCGACAAAAGAACAGGTAAATACGTTAATGTAATCAAGCGCACTATTGATGATAGCCTATTCCCGATAGTTAAGTATCTCAGTTACAGTTATAATGAATTAAATTATGATTATGTAAAGAATCTGAATTTTGATGTAGACGTAAATTGGGAGCAGCGTAGATATCAGATTGTTAAGGATTTATTATCTAACAATTTCGATGGGAGAAAGATGAGTATAGATGAGGTAGATAATGCTATATTTACCGCTGATTTGATTATTAACAGATTAATAACTATTTGAGATGGTAAGAATTGATTTTTTCACGAAGAAAGACGCTGAATACAGCGACTACATGCGATATATTATCGCCAACACATTACAGGAGTATGAGGGTGAGGTCACGTTAAACCAGATCCCGGAGAACAAAGCCACGGAGGAGGAAATATCCAAGTACGGTATAGAGGTATATCCTACTATCATCGTCAGCGGTGATAACATGGATGGCTTTAATAAACTTGAGGGGATGGCCAGAAAAGCTGATCTTATTAACGTCATGTCGTTATACGACAAGAAATAGGCTTATGACGATAAGGGATAAATATTTTGGCTGGAAGGATATATTCTTTGGCAGGTTCGTGCATTGTTGTAATGAAAAAAGTGACCAACCACAAGGGAGTAATATACCTCTAGCCAAAATAAACTTCGATAACAAGACAGGATATGTGGAGGACGGGACTATTAATATAGCCGAGCTTCTTCAATATCTTTGGATAAATAATAAGGTCTATGGGTGTGAATATGCACCCATAGATATATCCTCTGTCTTGCAAACATTGATTAGATTGACCGAGAACGCTAAGTTCATATTTGACGACCAACCCGGCATACATGATATGATCCCATATAGAGGTTTTTTTCTTAGAGATGACTTTTCATCCGGGAAAGATTATTCACTTGATTTGGATAAAATAGTGAGCGGGATGGGTGGATGGTATGGAGAGGATGAAGACCCATGCTATTCGATGTTTGTTAGCCAAGATCAGATATGGAACTTAAATCCGATATTAAAGGTATTAGCTGATGAGGGATCTATTCTAGCCAAGGAACTTGGGTATGATATGAACTCATATGTCAGCGATAATGGATACACGATATACAACCCATATCTGTCATGGATCAATCATTACTATCATTATTGCCCGACATTTAATGAGGATAAATTAAAGCCTTGGGATAGGGTAGAGGATAGAAAGAATAAGTTCAAGATGACGGATAAGGTCAAGAGAGGTGCCAATAACTGGTACTATTCAGGCGGGACTATATCTTGCGTGGATAGCTTCTTAGGGAAGAAATACAGGAAGAATCTCCGGACTTTCATATATCGTGGAATAGTGTTCTTTCTGGATCGGATATGGCATACGTCTTTATTTGATAGGATGGGCGTGAAAATGAAGTACAACGCTTATTATTGCTATGCCGCTACCTCCGGGATATGGTATGATAAGGGATTCAAAAGAAGACTAGCCAAGAGGTTTAACAGGTCGTTGAGCGGCGGCGGGGAGCTGTTCGGGGCTAACCTAGCCTGCATGGTATGTGACCGTAAGGATATCGATTGGGAGGCGCTTCGTTTTTGGCTTGAAAAATACGATGATCCTACTGATAAGGGTATGGTGAATAGTCCTATCCAATTTATGTATTTATATTTATATTACACTTTTAACAAATAACTTGAAATAAAGAAGATAAATGACTGGGTTATAAAAACATTTGGGTTGAGAGGTTCATGGAGCTGGGCTAAGAAACAGATGTTAAATGGAGCGATCATTAAACGTAAGGCTACTACAGGGACATACAAAATAGCTATTGATAATGACAAGAATAGGTTACTTGTAGCCACATGGGGTCATCTAGATCAAAACCCTGTATGGGAAAGGTGTCCGCATAGTTTATTAGATGAAGATGCGGTTGATTATTTTGTTACAGCTCATAAGGAATTATCATATGGAGGTATAAAGATCAGAATGAAAGATGAATTTAACTATAATGATAAAATATCGAAAGCATGAAAAAGATTACCGATAAAGACGTAGAGGCTCTTAAAGCCGGAAAGAAGGTGACAAAAGGTTTTATCCATATGCAATTGGATGATAAGGGAAAATTGAACTTGTGGAGTGATATCAATATAACTGACAATTATAGAAGTCTTAAGATAGACGCTAACAAATTGTTTGATCATGGGATTCTTTCAGAGGAATATGATAAATTGAGAGTTATAAATATAGGACAACAGGGACGAAGGTAATGAAAGTGCATATTATTAATCATCGCTGCGGTGACGATGAAATAGAAGTTAAAAATGGCATACGAGTTTTTGATTGGGTTGGTAATGAGTTTATTATAAATCTAAATAATTTTGGGGAACTGGAAATAAATGGATTGAATGAAGGTTTATGCATTATACCTCAATACGGGAACCAAATTGTCATAAAGAAACAGATTTAAAGCAACGCATGACGCTATGGACTGGGAATTTAAGATTGAAAACATTGAATCATAATTTAATTTAATAGACATGGAGACTAAAATATGCAAGAAATGTGGTAAAGAATTACCAGTAGATAAATTCTATAAGAACAAATCACAAAAGGATGGGTTTGGATACTACTGTAAGGATTGTGTAAATGCCTACAAATCGTCCAAAAAAGCCAATGCAGATGGGGGGGTAAATTAACGAAAGTGTTTGCCAACCCGGGTCTAGCCAAATTCAAACCTAGAGAACTTATCGAGGAACTAAAAGCTAGAGGTTACAAAGGTACGCTCACCTATGAGCAGGTAATAACATTATAATACAATTTAAAAGATGGCAAAGAAACAGTTAAAAATCCCGTTTAAGGACGGGAGACCATGTAAATGGGTTAAGGATGTTCATGATGAGGAACGCGATAATTATGAGTTTGATGAATGCCTTGAGATATACGGGTTCGTCCGTGGATGCTCCTCCGCCGTAATGATATTAAGACCGGCAAATGATCATGGGGAGGATTTTAATTATGCCAAAAGTGTCTATTACCAAGTATTCTTGACAGACAGTAAGGAAGTAATACAGAATATGATGCATGGAATCATATATGGTAAATGGACTTTTGTTAAGAGAGGAGAAAATTTTGGTATAAAATTGGTTAAGGTCTTACCTAAGATACATAAAATATCCCTTGATATGATCGCAAAGGATATTTTTAGACCATGAAAATAAATAAAAACAGGATTTATGAAAGCGGAGAAAAATATGACAGTACAAGATTTGATAGACGAATTGATGCTTGTCAAGGATAAGAGTAAGGAAATAAGGGTTGTTATAAATACGAATGATTATATAACATCCTACCCTGCCTCTTTATCTGATATGTCTATAAAAGAGAAGGGAGATATAGTCAATGATCATTTTGATGATACAATTGCTATAGAATTGCATAAATAAACGATAAACAATATGAATGTATTATCATTGTTTGATGGGATATCATGTGGATATCTAGCATTACAAAGAGCCGGTATACCTATTGGGACTTACTATGCCTCAGAGATAGACAAGACATGCATAAAGGTAAGTCAAAAACATTTTCCTAATATTATTCAATTAGGGGATGTTAATAACTGGAGAACATGGGATATCCCTTGGAAAGACATAGATCTGGTCATGGGAGGGTTCTGTTGCCAGAGCTTCTCTAGCTCAGGTAAGGGTAAGGGATTCATGGACGCTCGTGGAAGGCTTTTCTTTTGCTTCTCGGACATCGTAAAGCATTTAAGAAAGGAAACCAAAGGTAAGGTCCTGTTCTTGGGCGAGAACGTCCGGATGCGGGACGAGCACCGCTGGGTGATCACCGAGGAGCTTGGCGTGGAGCCGGTGGAGATCGATAGTGCCTTGGTCTCGGCACAGACCCGGCATCGCCTTTATTGGTGTAATTGGCCGGTAGAAATGCCGAAAGACAAGCATATATCATTGGATGATATTCTAGAGCATGACAAGGGTTGGAATCCGGGAGCCATAAGAGGGAGATATATAGGAACCATTGTCGGTAGAAGGATAGGAGAGGACGGGTATCGAAAGGATTGTGACATGGGCATAAAAATAACGCAATGTCTGGAGATAAGAAAAGATAAGAATACCACTCCCATCAAGAAAAGTAATTGCCTGACAACGGTTATGAAAGATAACGTAATCTCATCGTTACCTCCCGGAAGATATCCTAACGCCTTTGACATAAAAGACAAATTCAGATACCTGACCCCGGTGGAGATGTGTAGGCTACAGACATTGCCGGATGATTACCTTGACGGGATAGCCCCAAATACGGCCATGTCTTTAGCGGGCAATGGATGGACAGTGGATGTGATAGCCCATTTGCTAAGGAGCATCGAACGTAAGCAGATAAATGATATTGTAAAGGAATTTCGCAAGATTACTGATGAGCTTATGTTCGGGTCATTAGAAACGGATATAATGTGACATGTGAAGGTAAACACGAGCAAAATGAGACCATACGGAAGAATCAAGACAGTTAAGGGATCTTTATGGAAAAAGGATATACATCCACCGAAAGGGCACAAGAATTGGTGGGATGACATATGCGATCCTGTACCTAGAAGTACTATGAAGCTTAAATTTAAAACAGAGTTAAGAGATGATTATAAACAAGAAATGGTCAATGCCGAACAGCGAGACATTCAGCATAAAACCGATAAGGGAACTTATAGATAAATATCGAGAAGAGGGGATGGTTATAGTGGATCCATTCGCCAGAAACAGCGATATAGGGACAATCACCAACGATCTTGACCCTGATACTAAAGCTATGTATCATAAAGACGCCACAGACTTCCTGCGTGGTCTTAAGGATAATATGGCTGATATGGTATTATATGATCCACCATATTCTCCGAGGCAGGTATCTGAGTCGTATAAAAGACTTGGAGGATCTGTTAATATGCAAACAACGCAATCTAGTTATTGGGCTAGGCAGAAGAATGAGATAGCTAGGATCACCAAGAAAGGCGGGGTGGTCATTACCTGCGCATGGAACTCCGGCGGTATAGGGGCCGGTCTTGGTTTCGAGCAGCAGGAGATTCTTCTCGTGGCTCATGGGGGATGGCATAATGATACGATCGTTACTGTAGAGAAAAAGATCAAGGGTTAGATGAAAGAAAGGATATTCACCACAAAAGAACAGGGGAGGGTGCTGGTCGAGGCCGGCCTCCCTATCTCCACCGCCATCGGTTTCAGAGACAAGTATCTGGATCAATTACATTCTATGGAGGATGACGCTGGTCGTATAGGACTGATCGAGGCCGTTACCCCGGATATATCCAACCCTGTTTGGGATGTAGGGACGTTACTGAATTTACTCCCATATGAGATAGAGGGTTGTACATTCGAATGTTATAAGCTAGAACATGCATGGTCTGTAACGTATAGAGATATAGATGAGATCCCTATATATTGGAGTAGCGAGAAACTTCTTGTAGACACATTGTTTTCGATGATGATGGAATTACTTAAACATAAGATTATATGAGCATAAAGCAAATAACAAAATTAAGGTACAAAACGAAAGATAAGCCTCCTATGGAAGGTGTTCCTCTTTTAGGATACAACAAAAGATATGACTGTCCGTGGATAGTAGTGTACAGAAGCAAAGACAAGTACTACACTTGTATGAAGTACGACACCGAATTTGAAACATATCCACCGGAAGAATATGAATATTTATATCCATGAAAATATGAAACAAGTAACAAGAATAAGATACAAAACAGAGGATAATCCGCCTATGGCTAATGTCCCTCTTATAGGATACAGCAAAAAATATGACTGTTGGGTAGCGTTAGTATACAGAAAAGGGGATAACTATTACACCAATATGGAGTGCGATGTTGAATATAAGACATCTCCTCCAGATGAGTACGAATACGTATATCCGTGAGAACTAGAAGGGATATATTTATATTTAAGCATGATTAATATTATTTTTATATTATTCATGCTTTTATTTTTGTTTAAATCTTACTTTTGTATCAACATTAAAAACCAGATTGTTATGGATGGAGACAAACAAAAAGTCAATGAACTTACGATGAGGACGCTGGGTTCTCATTATGGCGGATATGCCTATGTAAAGGTAAAAAATCGTCAAGCTGATGTAAAGATAGATTGGAAGTTGTTGAGAGCTATAGAAGAAGGAGAGGTGGAGATAGACAACGAGAAATACCATCTATCCGGGATAGAGTATGTAGCTAAAAGATATCAGGACATGTTTTACGCTGGTCGTGATATTTATTATTTCAAGGGCATAGGAGGGCATGGGATGACCGATCTTCTTAGAAACGCTATAGATGATTTACTAGACACCATAAGTAGTAGAGAGGCTTATCGTAGTGCAGAGCATAAAATGTACGCCCAAATGAATCAACTTACTGAAGCGGGAGCCATGATCAGCTTGGCTATAGAATTACTAACATCTAATATCCGTCATAGTTATGGAGAAATTAATTTTGAACAATATCCAAGACCTGTGGAGGTGGAGGGAGAAGATAAACATTGATGACTTCAAAGAGGATCCTATGGCTGAGGATATGCCATTATATTTCCCGTGCGCCGTCGTATGGCATGTGAATTGGGGTGAGCATGACGCTGATAATTATATATGTTATGGATTTGTTTATGTAGCAGAAATATTAGGGATATGAACATTAAAAAACAGATAATTCTTGACGATAAAGACTATGAGCGATTAGTGCACGATGCTAATCTCAGTAATGATGAGATAAAAAGCAAAATCGCCAGCGCTCTAACCACCGATATAGTGGTTAGTTTCGATTTCGATGTAAATAAAAAGGTTACGGGGAATATGAGGATCGAAAGCGCCACCCATAATCTAGGATATAATGAATATGATAATATCGTAAGGGCTAGAGACGAGAATATTCACCATGCTGTCTATACAGCTATATATGATTATCTTAATAAAATAAAGAGAGATAATAATGAGTTAAGCGCAAAAGATTGGATATTATTCACATCTATAATCTTATCTATTTTCGCAATGGGATTTGCAGGTGGATGGTTGGTATTTAATTGATTAAATCATGGGTAATTTAAAAGACATACAAGATATAACCGGTCTTACGTCAGAAGCTATATTCAATATACGTAAACCTGTTGATTATATGTGCAGTGATATAGACAGTCATATAAAAGATATCAGGACACAATGTGATTATATTATGGATGGGGACGAGGAGGATGTTAAATATTATTCAAAATCAATCAAATCAGACGTAGATTCTTATTTCGAGGATATACGGTCAAAGGTCGAGAATCTCCGTGATTGGGGAGAGCAGTGGAAAGCATTGGCTAAAGACTTGTTTAATGAGTTGCTGGAAATAGATAGCGATAATACTATAGACAGCTATCTGTCTTATAAGGCATTGGATAAGATTAAGGAACATTTAAAATAAAACTATAAACATGAATAAAAGAAAAACCAAAAAAAGACTCCATTTAAATAATAAAGAATTTCAAATCTTATTTCGTTCAGGCAAGAAATACTTTAGATATGCGATAAATAATCTATGTCTTGCTTTTGGATGTTCTTCATTAGAATATTGGATATACTTCTTTGAAGGTAAAAGAGTTGATGGGAGTATATATTATAAAAGCATTTCACGACTAGTTCTTAGATAATGATAAATTAACAAAATAAATAGACATGAGCAAATTACTATTTTTTGATTTAGAGACAACCGGGGTTAAGTTCTGGAGAAACGGGATACACCAAATAGGAGGGATCGTGGATATCGACGGGCAGGAGACTGAGAGGTTCGACATCCGCCTAGCCCCGAACCCTGCCGCCACGATAGAGCAAGAGGCGCTGGATGTGGCTGGTGTTACCTTGGAGCAAGTGCAGTCGTATCAGCCTATGGAAGAAGGGTACAGGCAGTTAGTTGGTATATTATCCAAATACGTGAATAAGTTCGATAAGAGGGATAAAATGTATTTGGTGGGGTATAACAACGCCGGATTCGACAACAACTTCCTACGGGCTTTATTTACCCAATGTGGGGATAAGTATTTCGGATCATGGTTCTATCCTAACTGTATGGATGTATATGTTATGGTGACACCGTTCCTGATGGGCGTAAGAAACGATATGGAGAACTTTAAGTTGATGACCGTAGCCAGAACTATGGGTATTGAGATCGACGAGAATAAGCTTCATGACGCTACTTACGATATTGAGCTGACTAGGGATATTTTCTATCGTATAATCGGTAAAATGGATGTTAAGTTATGAGAAGTATCTTAGAGGCGATGCATGATTATCCGGATGAGGCTCTTGGGCTATTTTTCTTTTTGATAGTGGTCTTCTGGTTATTGTCAGGTATATTCGAGAAAAAAGATGAATGATAAACTCGATAAGATACTGGATCTCCTAAGATCTCAAAATGAAATGATCAAGGATATTCACGACTATGTGAAAGAAGTTACCAGCGAGAAGTATATAGGAGAATCTAGAATGACAAGCTTCTCTATTAACTTGGCCGCTGATATACTTACCGAAGCCATTAGCCCTAAGATAAAGGAGATGATGGTGGATCTATTGAAAAAACAAGGATGGAAAACTGAGTGAAATATGGGGACTTATGAGAGAAAAGTAAATCAATTAAAGGATTTGATGAGAAGGAAATACAAATCAGCTTACAATAAATCCAAGGAAATGGACATAGATATAAGCTCAATGACATATCTTCCATGCCCAGACGCATTTAACGTCATAAATATTGAAAAAATGCATGTTATTCTTGATCGGGTCAATAAGATCATAGATGAGAATAAGGATAAGCTCAAGAACCCAACTTGCGCCACTTGTGTACATCTACATGATCGGGAATGGGCGAAAAGATACGGGAAAGTATGCTGCTCCATTTGGCAAGTGTGCGACCATTATATAAACCCTAACAGGAAATATGATAGGGAGCAAAAGACTTATACGAGACGCCCAAGCAATAAGGCTTGTCCTAATTATGAATATGGTGATGATAATTTTGAAAACAGAAAAAGATGCTTAAAGAAAAAGAATACCCGATAAACAGCTATGGCCCAGTACGCACCAACAAAGACCGGACGTGCGTCTGCTGTGGCGATACGGTTCCCGCTGGTAGCAGCAGGATGATGCCGAGGAACGCCAAGTCCAGTTATTGTCTATGCATATCTTGCTTCAAAAAATGGAAATCTGTTGGTGGAGATCTTAAACTGATGGACAATCTCAGCAATGTGAAGAAAGAGCATATCATATATATGTCTAAGATCATGAAAGGTAATTGTGACATTGTTAAAGGTCATAAGCTTTATATAGCCCTAAAGAAGGCGATAAACGAGAAGAAGGTAGCCGTTATCAGATTCGATACCGACCAACCGATATGTATATCGACAAGAATCATGAATCCTTCATTCGGGGTGATCATGGACGAGTACGGTAAGGATATATTCCAAGGTAACCTTAAGCTAATTAATGTCCCTAAAGGTGTCAAGGATCTAATAGTTAACTATATAGAAAAATATCGTAAATTATGAACTTCAAGACATTTATATTCATGATCCTTACATTCAGGAGAGTAGATCCTATACCTAAGAACATAGGTCTTATGTTGAGTATAACATTCTGGATATCTATAGTATGGATAATATTCAACTTTGCTATATTGATAATGAGATTAATAAAATAGACAAGATGAAACAAGGAGACGTGATATACAAGAATGGCATGGAGCTGCTTGTAGTATTAAGCTACGACCATGAGGAGCCATGTAGGGGATGCTTCTTCTACAAGGACAAGAAGTGTGGATCAGAAAGACTAATAAAATGTTGGAATTGTAACAAGGAGTATATATTCACGGTTATACGGGAAAATGATACGACTGAGCTAGACAAAATGATCAAAAGGCATAAAGAAGCATACGAGAAGATGCTCAATATAACCAAAAGGATTGAGAGAGAATGTCAAAAATATGTTATCTGGGATACTGTGCATGTGATGTTGAAAGATGATGGAGAGTTTATTATAAAAGCCTTATCCAAGGATAAGACCGTGCTTTTAAATGATTTCATTATATATGTCAACAATAATGGGAGTATAGACGAAGAGGACTATGATCTATTATTAACTAAATAATTGATAGCACAAATGGACAAAATAGAGAATCTAGCAAACAAGTATGTTGAAAGGCATATAAGAGATAGACATCTAAGCGATGATACGATAAAAGAAATAAAAATAGCTTATATTATAATTATAAAAGATTTTATAGCTATTGTCGATAAATCTACATCAATGAATGAAGATGATATAATATACGTCGTTAACAACATATCATCAATATTATATGAACCTGTAGAAATCTCTAATACCGATAAAAAAATATTGGAGATAGGGATAGCGCTAGGCCTAAAGGGCGCCATATCATGTATATTTGGTTCATTATTAAAAGATGACTGCAATATAAAAGATGAGATAATTGATATATCTAAACATATAAAAGAAAAATTAATATCAAATAAGATGGAATGAATCACGCTAGTCTTTTCTCAGGTATAGGAGGCTTTGATTTAGCCGCTAGAGAGGTAGGATGGAACAATGTCTTTCAATGCGAGATAGATCCATTCTGTCAAAGTGTATTAAAATATTATTTTCCAAAAACAGTATTATATGAAGATATTAAAAGAACTGATTTCACTTCATGGAAAGGGAAAATCGACGTGCTCACCGGAGGTTTCCCTTGTCAACCATTTAGCGTCGCTGGACAACGAAAGGGAGCGGATGATGACCGTTATCTCTGGCCGGAAATGCTTAGAGTCATACGAGAGACAAGACCGCTCTGGGTTATTGGCGAGAATGTTGCTGGAATCACCAATATGGTTCAACCCGGTAGTGAAACTGACGTGGAAACGAAAAGTGATCAAGATGAAGAAAATTACAAGGAAACGATACTTGAGCAAGAATATATCATCAATACCATCTGCGACGATCTTGAACGTGAAGGATATTCCGTCCAACCGATCATTGTTCCAGCTTGCGGTGTCGGAGCGCCACATAAACGGTATAGGATATGGTTCATTGCTTCCGACTGTTCAGACGCAAGGGTTGAAGGTTTGCGACAAGGACGGGAAGACAAGATTCATGGATTTGAGTTCACTTCCCAAACAAGGGATAAAATACGGAGACTTATTACCGACACCAGTGGCCTCAGATCACACAGGTTCTTGTACGATAAGGAAGATGACAAAAAGCAACGGAGCACCGAGAACAGACTCTTTAAGAAATATGCCTGCCGTGATTGGGATGGACGGGGATCGACTCAATGGAAGAGTTTTCCAACTCAGTCCCCTATTTGTAGAGGAAATGATGGGCTACCCTTTAATGTGGACAACCTTACCATTCCTTACGGGAAATGGAGAAAAGAATCAATAAAGGCTTATGGTAATGCCATAGTGCCGTTGATAGCGGTGAAAATATTCGAGATGATAAATAAAATAGAAGGATATGAACAACAAACAACTTTATAAAATAACATTGACAAGGGAACAACTGATGCTGATATCCCGGTGCGTGGAGGACATAAGCAGATACGCAGCCGGAGACATGGATCTTCAGCATACCACGGAAACTTTGATAGATGATATGGACAGGACGGAGTCGCTGGGGATAAGAAGCTTTATAGCAAATAACTCGATGGCTATAAGAAGAAGGCTGTTCCCGGATCTCGAAGACTATGAACATATAGGGTATGATGGAGGTAGTAAAGATATGATCAATAGAAAGAGACTTATCGGAAACACCTACCAGATATATAGATCAATACTGCATCAATTGGCTATTGACGAGAACTGGAATAACGTGTATAGCGACATGACGTTACCTTCAGGCGATATGGGGATGATTAAGGTGGAGAGGGTTGACGATGATAAGGATAACGACATTTAACGATACTAAAATATGAGCTTATTTGTATGCGCTAAATGCGGTTGCGTTGATAATACCGCTACGTCTAGTTATTGGATGTTGACAAACGAGTATATGGTGGATAAATTCGACTATGCCAAGGAACTACAGCCGTACAAGGGCATGGGGCTGTGCAGCGAATGCGGGAGGCTGGCTACCAGCCCCGACGGCCGTGATGTCGTGGTGCCCGGGAAATGGCATGGGAAGTTCCCTAAGAAGAAAGCTACCGAAGAGGAATTAAAACGTGTAGGATATAAAAATTTGATAAGATGAAGACAAAGAGGAATAAGACAGAAAAAGGAGATACCATGATATATGAAGAGAAGAGATTCATGGCTGTCTCAGAGATAGAGAAAGAATGTTGTACAGGATGTTGTTTTTATGACAATGGAAATTGCCAGTTAGAAAACCCAAATTGCTTTAACAGTGGTATTATATGGGTGCAAAAAGAGGATTATATGAGCGAGATCAGTGAAAAGGCCATTAAATTGGCTATAGAGGTCATGAGACCTATCCCCGTGTATTCGTCACCATGCTACAGCGTAATTGATAACAGATCGCCTGAGGAAAAGCATGAGGAAGACATGAGGTTTTGTAAGGAGTTTAATAACCTTAGATGTGAGATGCTTATTGATATGGCTAAGAAAATAGAAGAGTATTTATTACAAGATATATAACAACCTTAAAAAATCATTATATGGACATTGGACTTTGCAAGAAAGAATTTTTCTTATTAGATTTGATGGGGTAAAAATTGTCAAATCAGAAAATGGGGGACTTTGCGGAGTAGGCAGAATACCTCATCGTCTAAGAACTTTATAAAATTACAAATATGAAGACAGCAAAAGATTATCAACAAGAGTTTAGATTAAAGGATGATGAGTTAGCTCAATTCGATGAGTTCTTAAATAATCCTAAACATACATGCTTCCATGGAAAAGAATATTTAATATATAAAGATCCTGATCCAGAAGGGAGTTTTATAATAGTTGGTGTTAATTTCAGGATATTACCAGTCGGAACTCCTATAGTTACAAAAGATGGATCTGTAATTTAATGATGGGTAATTATATAATAAATTATATTTATGAAAAGTAATAAGAGACAAAAAGAACTGGAAGAAAGGTTAGCTTATTTAATAGATAAACCTTTCTTAACGAAAGAGGAACATGATGAGATGGTAAAAATTGGCAATGAGTTGCCAAAGTCTCCTCCTACTACGCTCTCTTTTAATATTCGCCTTGATAAAATGGCTAAATAATCACATATCATTTAAATTTTGAATCATGAAAAAGCGTAAATTGTTAATAACAGATTTAGACGGGACACTGATTGAGACATTGTCAGGGGATACATTCCCTAAAGGTATATGGGATATGAAACTCAAACTCTACGTATTTGAGGCTATCAAAAATTACGCTCCTGATGATATACTAATCATATCAAATCAGGGAGGTATAGAAAAAGGATTCGTGGACAAAGAGATGTTTGAATATAAATTCGATTACATATCAAACGCCTTGGAAGATTACACGGATATATCCGTAAGTGCTTATTACTGCGAAAGCAATAATAAACGCAACGTCAATAGGAAGCCGAATATAGGGATGATAAAAGAGTATATGGATTTCATCGAATACATGAATAACGATGAAGATGAGGAAGAAAAGATCGTATACGATACTATCTTGATGATCGGGGACGCTTCCGGAAAAGAAGGACAGTTCTCCGACTCCGATAAGAAGACGGCGGAAAACTTCGGGTGCGAGTATATGGATGTGGATGATTTTGTGTATAAATATAATAACCGATAACGAAAATAAGAAGGATAGGATGATAATTTCCTATCCTTCTACTATCTTAATCAAATATCTTACCCCCGAAAGAGATGAAAGACTCTCTTGATTGAGGTTTGTTCTTGATATTATATAACGTTTTCTCAAATCCCTTCCTAGTCATATAAACCGTATTCCTGATCCCGGTATCCGTATTGTATCTGTAATGCGCGTAACCCTTCTTCATAACATTCTCTGTCAATATCCATTCTCTCTTATTCTTGTAAAAGAAACCTTGCTCTTGTAAAAACTCTCTTAGAGATCTTTCCGCTATATCACATCCATGAGACTCAAGTTCTCTCCTAACATCACGAATCAACATATCATCACCTTTGTCATTGGCCATAATAGCTGTTTCGGCGAATCCTACCTTAGGGGCTTGTTCTTTAATAATGTTATCGGATATCATCTTAGCCTCCTCCGCTGCTTTCTTGGCTTCAGCTAATGCCTGTTTTTCTTTCTCAGATGCTAATAACGCTTCTAATGCTTCTATATAATTATGTGGAAGGTTCTTTTCTACAGATGCTTCCGTTTTATTTAAAGCATTTGCTGTGCCGTGAAATACGCTTCTATATACATCAAATACTCGTCTTTCTTTCCTTGCTATTAAATATTCCATGCAAGATACAGATATCATATATACAATTGTTGGTCTTCCCCCGGTAGGGTTTTTACCATTTTTGGTAAAAACTTTATAATCAATATCTTTAATAAACCCATTATCACCAGTAAGAACCCTAACAGCCTTACCCTTATCAGAATATATCAAAGGCCAAACCTCATCTAGGTTAACAGGGAAATCCTCTCCGGATTTAACTAACTCAAGAACCTTCTCGAAATACGATCTGATAGATAAATCATCATTCAAAACAATATTACACATGATATAAAAAATAGGCCCAAAAGGAGATGTCGGATCTCACCTCGACAAATCCTAATGAGCCAAAAATATCTTACACATTGAATGACCTTGAAGTGAGATCCCGTCATTCATTGTTTCATAATGCAAATATAGCCAATCAAATTGTCTTAAACAATTGACTGGCTATTTTTTTTCGTCATACTATATCAGTTATCTTCCCCTGTCAAAGTACCAATTAGCGTCCTCCCCAGACTCGTCCTTATCCCTGCCTCCTAAGAAGAATCCCATCGTCATGCCGTTGGTCATCAGCCAGTAGTCGGATGTCTGCTTAATATCCCTAGCCGTCTTGATATTATACCATTGCTTACCAAACGAGAACTTCATGAGCTGCCTCCATAGTTTGCTCTCGCCCTTATATACGCCGGTCTGGACGGTAGCGAACGGATCCCAGTTTCGAGGATCGGTGAGGTCGCCTAACTTCCGGGCGGTGACTAGCGGATCCTGTAGCATGTCTATGGCGTTAAGCTCCATGAACGGGGATGTCTGGGAGGCGATCTCATTGATCGTCCTGAACCCGATGTAGGTAATGAACTGCCCGAACCAGCTATCCTCATTATCCTCCCTATATCCCATCAACGCCCTTCCTATGGCCATCATCGTAGCGAATACCGCCATGTTGATAATCGATCTCTTGATATTGATCTGCTCGTAGGGGGTAAGCTTATCATACTCTTCCTTAAGCACGTCATATGCCTCCCCCATCCTGCCCTCGGACATCGATCCATAGACATTACCGGCCAGTCTCCATAACGTTCTCATATATCCTTCCTCAAACTGGTTGGTCTGGAAATTGAAACCAGCTTTCTTATACGCCCGCTGTACGGCCAATATAAACCATCCACGGTGAGGCAGCACCATATTAAGGATAGCGTTCCGGCTAGCCCCCACCCGGTTCTGCTCGTTCAAGGCGCCGTCGCAGATCTGCACCATGCTCCTGACCCTACTGGACAAGGTGGGTATATATCGGTCTATAATATCCTTGTTAGCCTCATTCTTAGCCACAATCTTTCCGTCCTTGACATCTACCATGTTCCACATAGAATAATCCCTTAAACGCTCCCAATCGCGTTTAGCCTCGTTAGCGGACATATTTCTGTCTTTCATCATCATCTCCTTGAAATTGGAGTATGACCAAAACTGACCCTCGTATAGGCGGGTATCATCCATGACCGAGATAATGACCTGCGGATCCAACGGGGAGTTAAGAACCTCCATCATCTTAAACGGCAGGTCCCGGAATAAGGTTCTCCAGATTTTGTTATACGCTGCCGATCGTACACGGTTACGGACATTGAACACGCCTAGAGCCTCTCCAACGACATATAGCTTGTTGGTGCGGTTTATATCCCCGATCTCCGACACGTACGTACTTAACTGCTTCTGGGCTTCCCCATAGGCGTACTTCATGGAGTCCTTGCTTATATACTGCCCTACCATACCTTCCAAAAGGAAGTTGGCCTGCCCGGTAAGGGCGCCGGTAGCCGCGACGAATGGGGAGAAGCCTAGGTTGGATTTGGATACGAATTTGGTAAACATAAGAGCCAGCTTATTAAGATCGACCTTATAATTACCTATATTCCATTCCGCCCGCTTATTATTTATCCTGACATCGTAGATGCTGGCGTTAACCCAGTCCTGAAACATCCTATAGGCGTGAGTGGCCTCCGGGTTCTTACCGCCGTCGTATTGCGTCTCCAGCATCATGTTCCTGTATCCCATGACATCATCCAAGGCCGCCCTCTTATACTTGTAAGCGGTAGCCTGCAAGGATAACATGGAATAGGAGTAGGCGAAGTCATGGGACACGTCGTTGGCGTTCTCCAGCTTACTAAGATAGTATTTGGGGATCATACGATATTTGTTATCGTTCTCGTCAATCCCTCCTAGGTCTTGCCCCTGACCATGTATAGGGTCATCCACCCTCTCGCCAACGATATCACGTACGGCGTTGCCGATGGCCGCCTTCGGGTCAACCCCGGCCTGCACCATCCTCTCCACGCCGCCCTTGGATATCTGTGGTATTTGGTAGATGTTCCGGAATCGCTCATCATAATCCTCCATAGCCTTACGGCTTATGTTAAGCAGCTCCTTCCTCATCTCCCACTTATCCTTATTGATCGTAGCTTCCTCCCCTTCGTTGGTAATACCGTATTTCTTGAAAAAAGCCTCGTTCTTGTACTTATCGAACCTAGGCGTATGATACCCATAACCCAGATCGGGATTATAATTAGGATTACGGAAAGAACTCTCGGCATCGGCCTCATCAAGCCACTGGTTGTTGATCGTCAGATCAATCATATTAATATCGAACCCGAAACGGGATACGCTCTCTTTCTCGGATATACCATTTTCTATGGCATCAAAGAACTCGGATACCTTATATATACCGTTATTTATCTTTCTGATGAAATCAGAATACCCTTTGGGAGAATATTTCCTCATATAAGGATACAACCGGGTTCTGGCGTACTCGACAAGGATCTTATCAGTCTTACCCATCGCTATGTCGTTAGCTAGCTTATTATTGAAGTCAGGACCGTATTTCCTTCTCAAAAACGATACCTCCACGGTCGTCCATGACGGGTTTTTCCGAGATAACTTGGCGGCCATCCTATCCACCTGACTCCGGGAGCGGGCAGACATATGTTCCTTGGCGAATTTAATCTCATCCATACCCTTGTCGTATGCCATGGCATCCCTTAAAGCGTTACGGTAAGAATCCGTGACTCCACTCTCCACCGTATCAGGCATATCCATCTCAATAGCCTCAGCGGAAGCGGCGGCGTTAATAACGCTCTTAGCCTCAGCCAGACGATCATATAACTCGTTTATCTTTCTTAATGAGGCGGATCCACGTAACCTATCGAAATCATATTCCCCGTATCTCGTGCTATCCCGGTACTGGATAAGCAAGGGCCTTAGCTGGTCATTGATCTCGTTTATTGTCGCCATCGCCTCCTCTGCCTTCTCTATCCTTGATGATGATACAGATTGCTCCGTGATCTTATCAACCAGATTCTCGTAATAATCACCCTCCTCGGATCCCCACATATCCTTGGAGAAGCCAAGATGACCGCCAGCTAGCAGGAACTCAAACGCAGCCTTGCCGCCCTCGGACCGCTCTATCCCACGAAGTATCTCCTTGAACTCGGCGGAAGCCTTACGGCCCTCGTTGGTATTCCCGAACTCCTCGGCCCACGCCTCGTCCCATGCCTTGATCTCCTCGGACATCATCAGAGCCTCGGATCCCTCTTCCTTTGGTGTCCCATCGGAATACCACTCGCTCTTGGCTATAGCCCTATCACGTAAAATATCCAGATAAGATCTCCAAGCTATAGGATCGGATTGAAACGCCTTCCAATCGACCTTCCCGTTCCTCACGAACTTATCCATAGCCACATACCGGCTCCTGCGGATACGGGTCATGAAATCGGACGTAGCTTGCGATACCCTACGACCCAGTCTTTCCTCGACCTTCTTATTGACTTTCTCGATCTTATCGTAATAAGCCTGCACCATAGGTTTCTCCCGGTTCTCATCCAACCACTTATTTATCGTATCCAGATACCGTTGCTGATCCTCGAACGTCATGTCCGAGATATCGAAATTCTGGATGGTAGGCTTGAATATATGATATACCTCCTTAGTGATAGGCTTATCCCCGTCATATCCTACTATGTCGTCACGGGTCTTCACCTTAAGGCCTCTATCGGATAGAAGAAGGTCGATAAGTTGTTTCTCGGTCTTACCCGTAACATTCTTAAGATCATATATATCGATAATAGCCTTAGCCTGCTCGGTCCTGTATAGCAAATCGTATTTAGCGAAATCACGGGACGAGTCAAGGTAATCCGAGTTCTTCCCATTTATCTTCTGTATAAGATCCTCATTATCCTTTATCCCCCATCCACGCTCTTTCATCATCCTAGTCATCTTATTGATATTGGATATACCCTCGGTATGGGCTTCATTATGGGCCTTGGCTAGACGTTGGCCTAACATACCTAAAATAGCGTTACCACTATGCTCCAGCGTACCAAAGAACCGGGACATGACATTGATATCCTTATGGATGTTATTTATCAACTTCTTTATCCCATTCCAATATCTTTCCTGGATATTAAACATCCTGAGCTGTCCATCCAGCCAGTCCTCATTACGATCACTTCGAAGAGCATTTATATCAGACATGGATGTCTCAGCCATACGTAATATATCATCCATATCCTCTACCATACCAACCTTATTGCTGCCATAATAATCAGCCGCCTGATTATTGACGAATCCACGAAGGTTCCTGATCAGAGGAACTATCTCCCCATATACGTTATCGATAACCTGTATCGTCTCATAATCCAATCCTTTTCCGCTCTTACGTAGGCTACTGGCGACAGTGACCAAATACTCCACCTCAGCCTTGGCGGTCGCTATGACGCTCTTGGTGGATAATAGATTGTTATTCTTATTTAGCTCACCACCGACTTGTCTTACCTTCTCGCCTATATCACGTAGAAGGGAGATACTCTCACCGATCCTCTGGCTTTGGCTTGACCTCATCCTCTGCAATCTGGTATATAGTCTTTCCAATGACCTACCGTTCTTGATCAGCTTATTAGCCACATCAACATCCGATAATGAGTACATAAGATGGTCGCTATCCTTTAACAGAAGCACGTCAAATGCGCTTGGATCATCAGCTAACGCCGACTCCTTTATCCTATCAAGAACCTTATTCAAGTCTGATCTTTGGGTAGAGAAGAAATTCCTTATAGCCCGGATTATCCTGCCAAACAAGGAGAGCTGGGCGTCCTCGGACGAGGCCAGATCCTCCACCGCCTGTTCCATGCCCGGTACGAACCGCTGGGCCAACGTCTTACCTAGGATCTCCCGCTTCACCATCCGATCCAGTTCCTCCCCTTGGTATTCCTTCCCATACACCTCATAGTAACGACCGGCGAATTGATTCCATAATGGCGTGTCGACAACAGAGTCCAGAACCTCGTCAATCTCCTGCTGATTACGATAAGTATCGATCAAGAAGTGAGCCACCTCCTCATTAAGATCCTCTACCGTAGCTCCCTCAGCCAGGGCAATAACCCCATTAGCCATATCGGATAAGGCCCTAGCCGAAGGCTCGACACCATTACGCATCTTATACTTATCCATATATTCGGACATACCCATCACACGGATACCTAACGTGGATAAGATGTTGGTGATATCAGTCCTGTTCTGAAGATCCTCCGCCTTCTCATTCTCAATAACCCCACGGACATTACTTCCGTACAAGGCGTTATCCTCCATCATCAACGACAAGGCTAGCTCCATGAACCCATCATACTTATTATTAAGCTCCTCAAACTTACCTTGCCTTAACATGCCCTTTATCTCCGATCTGCTTACCGTAACCTTCTCCCCTGATGTCGTGATAAGATCAAGATCGTTATTTACCTCCGTATCAAAACCGATGGAGCCTAATACGTTCATCTCAGAAGACATACTACCAAACCTGTTCCTTAGTCTAGACAAGGCGTCCATAGCGTTATAGATCTTAAGACCATCAGAGTTGCCGGCTCCGGTAAGATAATACCTATCCCCTAACCTTATACGCTCCCCGCTCAACAGACCTTTCTTGATAAGGTAATTGACAAACCCTCCACGAGTGCTTATATTAGAGCCTGAGCTGATACCAAGGACCGGTATGAATGACTCACTGTTGTTAAGGGTTATGGAGGACGAGCCAAAGGAGATATCAGCCGTACCGGACGGGACGTCACTCTCCTCGACACTGCCGGCCAAGAACCCGGCCTCGATCCGCCCGCCGGACGAGCCTTTTATGACGTTGGCGTAAGAGTCGTGTATCTTGCCGTCATCCGATCTAAAGAACAACCTGGGCTCCCCGCTATCATAAGCAAGGAGATTGTTTATCTGGTTCATGGGCTTACTAAGCTCCTTATCCACCTCCGATAACCTATCCCTTGACCTAGTGAGAAGCGTACGCATATCCGTATCATTCATTTTAATATCGAGACCCATGGAACGAAGGGCATCACGAACAAACGATATGATCTTATCCCATAAACTGGAGTTTGGATTGGATTCGGCAAGGGTAGCCATAAACTCCTCGGCGGCTATGACCTGATCGCCGTATCGGTCTAAATAAGACCGCTGGTCAGCCTCGTCCATCGAATCGAATATCTTCCTCATCGTATCATCAAAACGATTACCAAGAAGATCTCTAAGCCCTTTATGCGCAACTACCTCATGCAAGATAGTTCTCTCCAAATCCTGCTCATCCTCTATATTGTCAGCTACGATAGTGATGGTATCGGTATCCGTGTCATACCATCCCTTGCTCTTGGACATCATATCGGCGTAATCATGATCACTTACCTCACTTCTTATATCGTCAATCGAAACGATATTCACCGTAGTACCTAATTTAGCGAGACCAGATACTTTCTCCGACATACCGGCCTTTACCTCGCTTACGTCCCTGAATCTCAAATCCCCAGGTCTCTTCCTTGTCACGACGACGGCCGTCATGCCAGACGCCATTCCGCTGTTGCCGGGATTCGCAGTCTCCACCTCGAACATACCCCCAAGCTCACGCTCGACATATTCTTTAAGCGACGACCTCGTGAACCCTTTTTGATAGGCCCTGATATTCCCCTTTGAATCAGTGACAAGTATCTCCGACGGATCGTCAAGCTCTATTTTCTGCTTTTGTGCGGACACGCCCTTAGCGTCACGGACATTTATGAACAACTTGCCTCCGACCTTCAATTTGTCAGCCATTGATTTAAGTACGTCGGATCTCCAATCATCAGGGATCACGTTCAAGACAGCGTTGCTGATTATGTAATCATATTTCTTGTCTATATCCTCGTACCTTGAATACGTGGGAGGAATCCTTTTTGACGACGGATATGGCTCAACGTCATCGACATCCATCCCCATATCACGCAACGCCTGCGTGCCAACGCCAAGACCGGATGAGGCGTCAAGCACGGATTTGCCCTCCAGACCTTCATTGGATATAAAATCACCGATCTTCTTATACGTGTTCACGGTAGACGTGATCTGCGTGGAATGCTGACCGGTGGAAGTGGTTTGGCCGCTAAGCCACGTGGGGTATTCCTCGAACAGCTGTGACGACGTTCTAAACCTAAGAGATGACCTTAATCCCTCTCTTTTGGCATTAGACACCCAATCCCCGAACTTAGACCTAAACTTATCATTATATGCGGTCATATAAGCCTCAGCCGCCTTATCAAGATCACTTACGGCGGCTATACCCGCTATCTTATCGAACAAGGTGGATACCTCGCCGGAAGGGGTCAAGACACGGGTTATCTTACCTTCCTTATTCCTTTTAATTACGCAACTCGACATAACTTCATGTTTTTGACAAAGATAAACAAAAAGCCCCCACAAATAAGCGGAGGCTGATATTCTTATATTCCTTATAGAATTTATGACTTAATCCGTATTCTTGCTATTGATGAACTCACTAACGCAATCACCAGCGAATCCGGCTATATACGCTGCGTGTTCATCCTCTCCAACCTTAAATCCAAGAGACATGTTGCAAAATTGGCATACGCTCATTGCTATATGGAATGACTCGTGACATATATTTCTCATTATTAAATCATCGTCGCTCGAAAAATTCCAAAGTATGGCAAATTTATCATCATCGTCCCTATCCCTTACCAAATTCACGAAAGACGCCTCCTTATCCATATCATCTTCATCTCCCCATTTCCCCTCGTGTTCAGGTTCCATATTCTCGAAACGATCACACAACGTCTTATAATCTAATCCAACCGTGATAATCAAATCCAACGGATATATCACGAAATCAAATTTCTTTTCTCTCATAATCCCTTTAATTTTTCTATAACCTCAAAACACATCTTACACTCAATCCTACGATACAACTGCCTTACGCCATCTATCGTAGTCCAATAACGACCACCCTCTCGGTGCAGGAACTCACTCATTACCTTAGTGTCAGCCACATCATGTAGATCGTATGAGTCAAAACATAACTTACATATATCGTCAAGATCAAAATAAGTAACCTTATTATACGACATACAACGGATTTGTCTCCCATCAGGAACCTGAACATCGAAAACATTTATCTTCTCCATATTAAAAAACAGAGGGATGCCGATCCCATCACAGACCGGTATCCCTTATAATAAATTAGCGACGAAAAGCATGGTGATGGACATGCGCCACAAATGTAATTACAAAATTCGTAAAAACAAAATATCAAGGGCAATCACCTATGCATTCGCACGGAGCATCGCTTTTCAAAACCCCATACACCCGATTGTCGCTAGTCAGCCATCGTTTGCCGTCGCTCGTGATATAAGCCTGCCGGCATCCCTCCTGATTCACCGTGAGCGTCTTCTTAACACCTTTTGGAGTTGTTATCTCCAGCTCAAGAGTCCGATCAAGACCGTTGTTCATCACCGAGCCAAAGGAAACGGGGGCGCTTCCGGTCCCGGACCCCGGACTGACGGTCAGAGGCTGGTCCGTTACCTCGCCTACCCCGTCCTTCCAATTAACATTCAAATCACTCATAATTATATCCTTTAGTTATCTTCTACTCACAAAGATAATAAAACAAGAGAACCCCAACCGGCTTAAGTCGATCGGGGTCTGAGTAAGCGAAAAGAAACTGATTATCGTCCCATCATTCTCAATACGGTCCTAGTCGCTGCTTGCGCCCAAGTCCAGCTGTCATTAGATGTTACGTTAACCGTCTGTTGAGTACCATTTACATCCAAGTTAATAGTCTCCTTGTCAAGCTCGATAGTAGAGTCTCCAGCGGCTTGCGTTACCGTCACGTTGGCTGTCTGGCCACCAGCGGCAGTTACCTTCAATGTAGCTGTCAGTTCCTCGATCGTGACGTTGGCCGGTACGCCCGAGATCGTGATGCTCCAAACGAACTCGCCAGCGGCTCCGGGATCGTCGGCGATAACCGCTCCGTTAGCCGTAGTCTTTCCAGCCGCCGTGTAGTTAGCCGGGAGCTGTAACGTAAGCTTGTTCTCCTCAGCCGGCGTGACCGCGAACGTAAGCTTAGTACTGTTAGACTTACCGGTGATGGTAACATTACCGCCTGTCTTTTGTACGGAAGCGTTAGGGCTGTCTGATCTTACCACCTCAGCAGCCGCTGCCTGATTAACTACCAACGCCTTCTTAGCCCCGCCGTTCGTGGTGACCGTAAGGTTGATAGTGCGTTGAAGACGACCGGTGTGTTTCTCACCGGAGAAATTAACCGCCTGATCTCCTGATCCTGATACCGGGTCGACGGTTACGAAACCGAATTTTTGTGATGCCATACTTAAATATATTTACAAATGTCATTTTATTATGCCAAAAATAACTTGTATCATATCACAAGCCAAATATAGGGGGGGGGTAGATACGACTAGCCCTGTACAACCTCAACATACAACCCTACTAAGTCCTTTAGATTATGACTAAGAGGAGTTCCGCTATCCCTAGTGCACTTATATACATCAGCGTTCTGGATGTAATATTTATCCTTGAATATCTCCATTGGAGGGAAATACGGGATAGGATCCCCTATGGTCCCGGCATGCTCCTTATCAATGACCTTGTATAAGGAAGCCGTATTTAATCCGGGTTCCCATTCCTTTGATAATGTATGTTGTTGAATAACCTCATAAAGGATATCCGTATCGTCCTTCACCACCCTGAGACAGAATCCGGCATCCACCGACAACCCGAACTCCGCCCCTTCTTGTCCCCATATAGGGAATAGAACCTTAACATCCAGTTTCTCATTAGGGGATAAAGATATAGTCTTGTTATTAACCACCATTCTGGAGAATCTGACAGCCACTTTCTGAGGATCGGAGACATCTTTCTCCTTTGCCTGTTGCCGGACATAAGTCATGGTGATATTTACCTTATCTGGATAGCCGGACTGAGCGTCAATAGCCCTCACCTGCTCTACGGTAGTGGCTAAGCTTACTTCCCTCTGTTTGGCTCCTAACGCCGACATCAGATCATTATCATACTTATCCATCATCCCGATCAAGATCTTGCCTTCCGTCATATCGAACTCCAGACCTATGATCGTTATCTTACCAGCTATAGCCCCATCAGCCAAAGCGTTACGCCTATCATATTCAGGGATATAGATATTTTGGTCATCCAAGAAAAACTCATGAAGATTCTCATTCTCATAAGTCCTGATCTCCTCATACTTAGCCGATTTCTCCTCATTAAGAAGCCTTGAGTCATCCAATTTAGCCTCGATAATCTCCTTAACCGTAGCTTTAGGATTAGCCTCCTTGAACGCCAATTGCTCCTCCCCAAACTCTATCCATGGGGCGGGATTCCCGTTAATGTAATCATCATAACTATAGCCCTTGGCGTAATTATCATCAAGCGGATCGTCCTGAACTAATTGATTGGGATATATTTCCCTGTTTATATATACGTAGCTCATATCTTATATCATTAATCTTGTTCTTTAACGGCGATACTATACTTACCTGAAGCGTAACACCAGATATTTATCTCGAAAGGCTTGTTAGCCGTAGTGGTTATAGAAGTACCACTCATGCTTGCATAATTCCCGGAGTTGGGTATAGCCTGCGTGAAGGCCGCCGACGGGACGCACCTGATCATCAGCTCCTCCCCTATCTGCATCCCTGACTGCACGGATAGGGTGGTAGCGGCTGATAACGTAGCCGTGATACTTCTCTTGCTAATAGGCAGGTTAGCTAATGTCGTGACCGTATTAACCCCTATAAGCCTGTTCATGGTCTTCTTATCGGCGGCCGCCATCAAACCGTTAGTAGACTCATTGGCCACGGCATATGTCGTGTTAGGAGGTGTAGCCCAAGTGCCATCTCCACGCATGAAACTGGATGTACTGCCATTAAGCTGTCTCAACAAGCCGTTAGCTGTAGTAGAGGCCAATCCGTATGTGGTATTAGTAGGTACAACCCATGTCCCGTCACCACGAAGAAAGGACGTCTGCTTACCAGCGGCGGGAGCCGGAACTAATCCCGCAGCACCGGCGGCAGAAGCCGTAGCCGCCTTCATATTGGCGTAGGTAGTATTCGTATCCTTATAATAGGGGATACCACCCACGATAGGACAAGCCGTATATCCAGAGGCGCTTGTCACGGTACTGCCGTTCTTGACCAACCCCGTGGACCCGTTAGCTCCTACAACACCATACGTTGTATTAGTATCCGTCCAAGGCACGTTGACATACATCTTACCACTACTATCCAACTCCACCGGATAATTCTTACCATTCTCAGCATATCCGATCATCACCAATCCTAAGGTTGTGGTATTGGCCTTGGCGTATGTGGTATTTGTCGGAATCACCCACGTACCATCGCCACGAAGGAAGGAGGCTTGCTTGCCGGCGGCCGGAGCGGGTACCAATCCCGCCGATCCTGCGGCTGAGGACGTTGCTCCTCCCATGTTACTATATGTGGTGTTAGGAGGAGTTTGCCATGTCCCATCACCACGAAGATACTTGGCTTGCGCTCCGGCGGCAGGTGCGGGGACCAAACCTGCCTTTCCCGCCGCTGAGGCAGAAGCGGCTCCCATATTGGTGTATGTCGTGTTGGTATCCGTCCACGGAACATTCACATACATCTTACCATTTCCGTCAAGAGCTACCGGGTAATTCTTTCCGTTAGCTGAATACCCGATCTTAACAAGACCCAGATTATCGCTTGTAGCTTGGGTATAAGTCGTGTTACTGTCAGTCCACGGAACGTTAACGTAAGCGTTGCCGGACGAATCCAGTTGCACCTTATAGTTCTTCCCGGAAGTCGTATATCCTACCTTAATACCGCCAAGAACGGTAGCGGAGGACGTGGGAGGGGTGAAGGTACTTGGTTTGCCCGTAACCCCGGACCAAGGCACGGAGGAAGCCTGACTGGCCGTGTAAGGCTCATATCCATCCTCACTGCTTAATTTAGACTCGTCTTTTATCAGATACATCTTACCTGTAGACGTTACCTTTACCGTATCACCACTTTGAGCCGTAGCGGTGGTAAGGGCAAATCTGGCCGTATCGTCAGCTACCACGATCAATCTCTCCAAAGCCGCCTTAGGCAACCTATCTATACTGATGGTTCCGGACGCGATCTTAGAGGCATCAAAATTAGCCAATGTCGTGGAGATAGTTACGTTGCTTCCGAAGTCCGATGAAACACTACCGGTAACAGCCCCGGACAGCGCTATGGTCCTAGCCGCCTGTAATTTCGTGGCGGTAGGGGCATTATCCGTCTTAAGAGCATATTTGGTAAGATCAATATCATTAGCCTTATCCAAAAGCTGCTCTATCTGCTTGCCATTGTATTTACCTTGAAAATCTGCCATATTACACTTATTTTTTGCTCAAATATAGTTATATACATAAATACCAAGAAATCGAGGGGAGGGGGAGATACGGGTAAGTGTCAGAAACTGCCGTCCCCGTGCAGGAATCCGCTACGGAATATAATAGCCTTGTCTTTAAGTTTCTGGACAGAATCCCATTCCCATTCACCCTCACAAGGCTTAACGACATACTTATTCCCCCATGTCTTAAACTTCCTCTCTATAACAAACATCTCTGGGTCTTTTAAGACATGGAAGATACTTCCGACAGGGAAATACTTATCAGTCCTCAATATAACACGATGATGTTTCTCGTCATATTCAGGATCGCCTACGATACGTGCCTTATAAAATTGGAAATCATTTAACGTCTGATCCACTGGCTCTATCCAATAATACCCCTTACCCATTGCAGTTTGTATTTAATTATCTATATTTGCGGTGTAGTAACTCATAATGTTTTAAGTGATTTTCAACCAAAGGGAAAGGGTGTCCGTGAGGATGCCTTTTTTTCATTCCCGCCCACCCTACCATGACAAAAAGATCTACCTCGAACAAATGTAATCATAATAAGGCTACGATCAAAAAGAAACCCTATCGGTATTCTATTGCCGACAGGGTTCTCCAACGTTGTATCAAACTAAATCATATCACTCCATTTGATTGTGTCACCGACGAAGCACCGCACCGCCAGATACCTTACGAACGCCGTCCCTTCCGGGGCGTCAGGGTCTTCCAGATAAGCCAAGACAGCCTTGACTATTTTCTGGTCGCAATCCAATACCTTAGGAAAGTAGTCGCTATAGAACATAGCGAACAGGTATTGGATATCTCCCCAAGTGGCGTTATCAGGTTTCTTGGCCCCGCATTTATCGAACATCTGCTTAGCGTCCTCCATCGTCCATCTTCTCTTGGACCCGTCGGCGTTAAGCATCTTGTCAGCGGCTTCCCTAGCCAGCTCCTTGGAAAAGTGATATCCATGGGTGTCTATATACCGCTTATAATCCGGGTCATCGGCGTCTGCTCCTCAGTAGTAACGACTCCTGCGTCCCCTGCGCATATACGGCTCGGTACCATCGAACTCGTCACGGATGCCACGCTCACCGAACCATCCCCTGCGATACATCTCGTCCTCACGTTCATGGAGTCTCTCGCGTTTCTCAAGCTCACGCTCGTCACGTTCCAGCTCCCTCTCACGTCTTTCAAGATCACGCTCACGGCGTTCTAGCTCATCCATCCTACCGTCATGCTCCTTGCCATAATGGTCATATATTCCACCACCATAACCCATGTAAGTCCCATCCGAACGTCTGCTACGTCCACGGCCGCCTCTACGATCGTAGATCTCATCATCGTAGTCCTCATCGTGGCCGCCGCCTAAATCTATAACTCTCATCTTAACCTAATTTTTTAATTAACAACTCTTTTAGCTCATCGAAAGAGGATCCCATCCTATCGACTTTCTCCTCAAGATTCTTGATCTTCCGGTCTTGATCCTTAGTCTGCTTAAAAGCCGGATTGATTTCCTCAAGGATCGAATCACAAGCCTCTAGCGTCCTCCTATGCTTATCGATACTATCGAGAATATCGGAGCTGGTTCTCTTAGCGGCGTTAAGCTGGTTCATGATCGGATCGACCGAGCAGGCCAAAGTTATGTTATTGGACATAGCGACATCCCTGCTCTCCGGTACGACATAGGTCATGGAAGACCCGTTTATCTCCACGGTAAGGTCTATCACCCTATCCTGTAGTTGCTGATATTGCCCCATCTGACCCATCTGGGGTTGCTGGAACCTAGGCTCGGACACGTTAACCACATTCCCCATCCTGAACACCGGAACATCGGATGTATCCAGCGTATATACTTGAAATCCTTTCTTTAAGTCTCTAAACATATCTCGATTTTTAAGCGGGAGGGAATACCCTCCCATTAGACATCCAATCTAACCTATTCCTCATCAACAGTCGTCTCCGACGCCGAGGCGGAAGTTGTAGGCACACAGCAATCCATGAGCCTCAATACACCCCTTACCTTGTTGAAATAAACAAGGCGTTCGGTGTTGTTAACCATAGCCGCTCCAGTCACAGCCACGTTGATCGGATTCACCACAGCCACGCCGGTTACCGGGCAGCATGTGTCATTACCTACCGTGGATACGGTGCTGTTCGCTGGAATAGCTATCTGTACTGGCAATGTCTCGCCTGTTGTCGGAACCACCTGCCGGATTTTCAGCAGCAGAAGGCCCTCGCATGGCAAGGACAGCCATATCCTTGGGTTGATGCCGAAGATGGTGTTGGTAGTAGTCACTACCACGTTCTTCGTGACCAACTCATAAAGAGACCCTATTTTAGAAACACAAGCCATAATAGCCTCCTTCCTTTATAGAGTTAAATAGCGGCGTTTCCGTTGTTGCAGCATCCATTGTTGCACCCACATCCGTAATTACCTCCATAAAATGCTTGACCCCATCCATAAGTCTGGTAAGGAGAGCATGAAGGATAAGCCGGCACAGGGGTAGGTCTCAACTGGTTGATCAAATTCTGAGTCTGTTGCTGAGTCAACGCGGAGGCTTGGTAAGCCGACCTTTCATCACGCAACTGATTGATCGTATTCTGCATCTCACGCATTTCCAATTGACAGAATTTATCATTAATCAAGGTTGTTTGAGCATCAATCTTAGCGCTCAAGATATTGAACCGACTCGTGGCTTGCTCACGATTGTTCGTCAATCCTTGATTAATAGTGTTTTGTAACGTGTTAGTCTGATTCAATGTCTCAAGACGATTCTCATAACCTTGATTGTTGATCATCTGCTGAGTCTGGCAAGTGCTTTGGTTGATCAAAGAACTCAAATTGCAGCAGCAAGAGCTAATTTGATTACCGATCTCACAACCTTGTTGCTGTACGGCGTTAATAACAGCCTGAGAGGTCATACCTACCTGACCAGCTACCTTATCGATAGCGCCTTGTACGTTACAGATAGCGCTTTGCAATTGAGTGGTAGTACAGTTCAAGGCGTTAGCGATCTGATCGATAGCGCTTCTGTTACCTTGGATAGCCTGCATCAGTAACTCACGACCATAGTCGTTATTCAATTGAGCTGGAAGACCATTAGCGCAACACTCATTACCATTGCCAAAACCATTGCCAAAGCCACGGCCACCCCATAACCAGAACAGGACGATGATCCACAACCACCAACCGTTAGCCCCGCCGAAACCGTCTTGGTTGTTACGACCGTTCATCAAAGCCGCTACCAAGTTCGGATCCATCTTATTTCCGCCTATCAAATTGGCGAACATACCCGGAATCATAGATAATAAACCGTTAGTGGCGCTTCCACTACCGGAACCCATACCGTCTAACAAAACGATTTTGTCTCCACTTGTACCCATGTCTATTTATTTTTGAATTAATAATAACCCCACCTGATGGCGGGCGTTAAAAAGTTCAAAAATTAACAGCCCTAAGATCGTGATATGTGTCATCATCAAAGTACTTAATGTCTTGTAAATGGGATTAATAAGAACCGATACAAGACAAAAAATCCGGAACGTATCACTACGACCCGGATTCATGCAAATCCATAAATTCAATGTTTCAATGCTCGAAAGAAAACGTCTCACGACGCCAAAGAGAGATTAACTACACGAAAAATCTCGCATTAATTTATTTGTATTAGCAGTGTATTCATTAATTATCTTACTGGATGAGGGATTATCCTCTATCCTTGACAGGCGATTATCGTCACTCCTTACCGTAACGTCACCCATCCTTCGTACCATATTTTCTTGATATGATGATGGATCGGAGTATATAAGATTATCAACGAACCTGTATATCGCACCATCAACCGTCTCACCTACCTTCTCATATAAGCCGGATTGGAATGACACGAAATCATCATACCTCCCACGAGCCAAGAACGAACCGTCCGGTCTCGCCTCGACGCCGCCGTTGACCTCCCGGAGCAGGCCCGGATTCCTTTGGTACAGATACCTGTAAAACCCGGCATCCATCATCCTATCCTGACTATCCAGATAGAAAAGGTTTCTCATGCTACTGTCACCGGACTCGATAGCCACGTCAAACAGAAGATCCCTTACCTGACCTTCCGGCAACGACATCTCCATGCTTTTTAACGTACCTCTGTCATGGTGGTTCAAAGATACATTATAAAATCCATTAAAATCAAGGAAACGTAAGACATTATTATATAAATCTGATTTTTTTAACCTTTCCTTGATCTGGATCTTCCTCAACGATGTACAGGATTTGATAAAATCCCGATCCTTTCCCTGCCTAGCCTCGTATCTCCTGAACTCCCGATCAATATCGACATCATCCATCTTAGGGGTTACGGGATGCTGGTATATTAATCTGGTAAGGATCATGTTCTCTGTATTCGAGGATGAGATGTTGGACATAACTAGCTTCTTTATGTTATCCTTGACCACGCCAATATCGGAACGGGAAGCCCCGGCGGGAACCACGCCAGCCGGCAAGTACGAGGGCCGCTCTATCCCGATATCGGCCAACATCTCATAGGCCTGATCGGTGTCGGTTATCGGAGCCGTGTTATGGTACGTATTCCTACCCATATACAACATGCTCCTATCATACATATCGGAAGGGGATGTATTCCCGGACCTTACATACACCATCCTATCCCCAGTAGAATAAGTATCCTGAACCTCGTATATCGGGTTCCCTTTTCCTGTTATCCTATCAAGATCGGAGATAAAGCTATCGTATACCGAATTGCCGGCCTGTATGGAAGACAACATGACATCCAGCGACGCCATAAGATCACGGATATCCTCCGGTCTGGATATAATCATCTCATCGCTGATCGCCTCGCTTATATCCACGCCCATGTCGGCAAGATCCATGGCTATGTCATGCAGACGTCCGGCAACGTCCTTGATGTCCTTAAAATCATCCATATCGATTATCTCCCCAACCTTATCCCTTAGACCCTTCATATCCTTAGGCATACTGATATACGGTGTGGTACTATTGAAGTACGAGTCGGTAATCGTATTTCCGTCCTGACTCCGAACCTCCATACGGGTCATATTACGATACGTGTCATACATCCGATCTGCGTAATCCTGATCCTCCTGATACCGGAGTGCCAAGGAAGGGTATGGGATGGAGGCGAAAGCCTGATCGAACTCCCGGCGGTCGCTGATACCGCCTACCGCCCTCATGATCGTATCCCTTACCTCTATTGGATTCAAGCCCCTTCTCTTTCCTAACGAGTCATATGTATCCTCATATATCATATAATCATCACCAAGGCCTGACTCGGAGGACAGGAAATACATATCCTTCTCATTAAGATTCCCCTCAGACATAAAATCGACAATCCTCCTCATCATATCCCTTACCCGCTCATACTCCGATCGGTTAGTCATGATATTATCAATCTCATCAGCGTCATACATCCCAGATCGTTCAAGATTATATCTGTTGATGAATATATCACCGCCTGAGAGGAAATTAGATACAATCATATCATTAAGATCATTGATATTATCAACCCCCAAGGAAGTAAGGGTGTTATTGATATCCTTAACCTCATCGGCCATAAAATTGCCGGCGAAATAGTTCTTCCGCTTGATAAAGGACATGACATCATCATACCTAGGTTCCCCATTACTATCCAGATCATATTCTGATGGCATGGACATCCAGTCGCCAAAGAAGGACACGAAGTCGGGGGAGTAGGCCGTACCCCAGACCGATAAGGCCTGCTTCTGGTCGCCCAGCACCTCCATCGCCCTTTGGTATAATCCGGATGGTTGGTCGTTCGGGGCAAGGACATTATCTACCCTACCCTCCTTATTTTTTATAACATAACAAGATCTGCCCATTACTAAATCGTTTTGTCACAAAGATATAAAATCCCGCCTACTCTCACGAGCGGACGGGATACTAAATAACAACATAATAACAAACCTTATGTTTCTACTGAAAAGTACAAATCATTTTGCCGATCCTCACGGACAGGCAAAAACTCAATCCTAAATTACAAAAAAATGGAATTTATCGTTTAGCGAAAAATATCTTTATCCGATCTACGACACAATCCACTGAAATCCTTTATGGGTCACATAGACGGTGTTAGCTCCATAAAACTGTCGTATTTTCACCATTTGTGGCTAAAATCTCATAATCAATACCTTGCATAAACTGATCACTGTTTACTAAAGCCCAAAATGTAATCAGTCACATTCCTCTGTCATATATAAAGCGTAGCTATACCTATCCTCTATCATCTCCACCACCTCCTTGATATCAGATAAAGTTAGTTTCTTTATCTCCATATTCCTACTATCCATTCTGACAAAAGAGTTCTTGAACTCCTGCTCGGTTATAGCCTCCAACCTAAATAGATTGTATTTTATAAGTAACTGGCTTACATCAAATATCAGGATATTAAGATCAATATCATCCTTCAACTCATCAAGAAGATCACGCATCATGACTTTGATAGCATCAGTATCAAGTTCCAGTTTATCGGCCTCCTTCATCAACTTCTTGATAATACCATTGTGCTCGATTATGATGTTAGCGTTATCATCATCGGTAGGTAGAAGGATATCCATCGTACATTTTATACCAACCTTATCACTAAGTCTTTTATTGAACTCAGTCATATAATCAAAAGCCTGATCCCTGCTTAAGGCGTATGTATGATCAAGCAACTGCTTTTGTCTGACCTTGACAAAATAGTTACTGGTGTATAGCATCATCAAGACCTTTACTCGCTGGATGCGTAGGTCTTGCATGATCTTCCGATGTAAAAAGGCATCTAATTGCATAATATAAAGAGTCCCCACCGGGGCCATCACACACCCGACAGGGACCAACTTTTAAATATCTTACTCGTCAGGTGATGGACTGACGCCGCAAAGATAAGTCAAGATATTTTATTTAGCAAGGATTTTCCGCCTCATTTTCTCCGGATACTACGTTACCGTCGGAAACCAAAGACTTGTCCTCGGCCGCCTTCGTAGGCGAGGCGAACTCCGATGGCAGATCCGGCAGGTTAGGGAACGAGACTTCCGTCTCCTCCTTGGATACCTTGTTCTCCTTGATACTCATCCTAAACTTAGGAGCTATGAAAGGATCGTTGTTAAGATCGATGTTGATCGTAACGTCATTCATCAAAATATCCTCCTTAGTTCTGGAATCACCTATCCATCCTCTTACGTCAGCGGTCATAGGCATCCTGCTAGCCGCTTCCTTGACAGCTTCAAGCCGGTTCTTGATAACATCCACATCTCCCGCCAACGGAATCATATATGTCTTATTATCCAGCCCGGATCTGGCTATAGCGTTATTAAGATCCATTATATCATCAATACTTACGCCTCCGCCTAGACCCTCCGTAATCCTATCAGCCATCGATCCGATCATGGATGAGAATGACGATATATCCTGATTTTTCAATCTTACGGGGTACAGGTAATTTCTTCCATTTCCTGTCTTTATAGCTACGACCGGGATACGTGAATCTTTATAGTCACCATACTTGTCCCTGACGATAGCCGTACAGAACGGGAATATATTATACTTAATATTATCCCTCATCGTAACCTCCCCGTTCTCTATATACCCTACGCTCTCGACCTTACCAACCGTCTCGTTGGTAAAGTCATTCTCGGATACCATCAACGTGCCATTATCATCACTTACGCTAAAATTAGGTCTTCCCGGCAAAACACTAGTGACTTTACCTACAAACGGTATATCAATCTCATCAGTAACAGATCCTATATTATCCCTATATAACTCAAAAGCCCTACTCCTTAAATCAGCGTTACTTCCTTTTGAGTCTGGATCATTGGCTTTTAGCACCGAGACGAAATTTCCGTCGCTATCCACGATCTTAATAACCATATTATCAACCAGCTCTCGGTAAGCCGACTTAGTCTCATCAGAATTAGGGTCAACGGCGTTAAGGCTATTGTATTTATCATACAATTCCTTGGTATATGGATCTGACATATCCATCTTAAACCTTACCATATCACCCTTGCGGAGGCTAGCCGCTGCTTCCTGATTCACCGACTCGTTGTTAGATCCAAACGTATCACCCGTATAATAAGGGACAATAGACCCATCCTGCCCCTTGCGATACACCATGAACCAGTTGGAGGTAGATAAGGCGGTCTGCCGCCCCAGTATGACACCGGTAGCGTTCTCGAAAGCCTGAGCGTCATCCTCGCTAATCATCCATCTTGAGTGGTTATCTGACTCTATAACAGTAAATATGTCGGTTCCGTTGGTGAAATCCATCACCCTTCCATTATCAGTATCAGTGGCATCAGACCTTTTAAGCCCGGACCCCGCCATAAACCTGTCAAGCCTCATTCCACCAACCTCATAGTACATGACCCCACCGATCTCCCTCTTCTGAGCCATCAACACCACCGGATTCTGGGCGGCGTTGACCTCCGTCCTGCCGGTGGATGTTCCGGGTTCGCTCTCGGTGAGGACATCACCCATAGGTATGGATTTATCGTAATCCTTGACAGCTATACTTCCGTTATCATACAACCTCATCCATTCCACGAATTGAAGAAGAGGACCATCGGAATAATTATTGATAATATCAATAGCCTCATTAAGCTTATCCTGATCAACCTCATTGCCATTGTTAGCCTCATTCATAAGATCGTTATAGGTCTTTATAGCCTCCTTAACCCGATCCTGATCAAGACCATTAATATTCACATCTATGATATCATCAATATTATCCTTAATATTATCTGATACATTATCATTGATCTTTAATCTATCTATCATTGACTTAGCCCTATTTATCCTAGCTATAGGATTATCGCCAAATCCTTTTACAAGATTATTAATACGATCCTTATTGTTATCATATATCTGCTTTTCCCTAGGAGATAAAATATCCTCATTACCGTTCCAGATCTTTATGGCTATATCATTGGCTCTATCATCTGAAGGATTTATAATATCCTCATCATCAGGAACCCTCTCAACTATATTACTTTCATCAGCCTTAATCTCATTCTCCATAGATCTGGCTATCATATGATTATATGTCTTGAACATAAATGCCTCATCCTCTCCTATAAGACCATCTTGGTAAGCCTTGTCTATGGCTTGATCATTAGCGTAAAGGGCGTTTGCTTCAGGATTATCAGTATTCCTGAAATCATACTTGCTATCATCCTCCTCATAAGTCTTACCCCATGCGTTCGACAATATCTTCATGAACCCGCGCTCCTGCGCCCGGATGAATCTTCTGTCACGCATACGACGAAGAGACTCGTTTATATTCTTATAAGCCACAAGATTATGACGATACTCGTTAAGCAACGCCATGGCCTCTTTATGATTATCGACCCCACGAGTAGACACGGCATTCTCAAAATCAACTATAGTCTCATAAGCCGCCATAAGATCTGAGGCGCTAATCTTAGAATCATTATCATTTAAAGATAACTTAGATATATCCACATCTGAATTAATCAACGTGCTTAACTTTCTCTCCAAGGCAATTCTTTCCTCTGTCAATTTAAGAAGCCTATCATTCTCCTCAGCCAACTTAGTCTTATCAGACTCAATTGCTTCCTTCGATGTAACCTTTTGTTGAGTATTTAAAATATTCCTCTCCATCTTCCGTATATCATTCGTCAGCTCCCGGAGTTTTTCGAGAGCCTTGCTTGAATCAGGATTAAGATGAGAGTATATATCAAGGGCATCACCTATACCCGTCTTATATATCCTGTTTAGCTGATTGGTGATATCATTCAAATTATCCTTAGCCTCAATACCGTTATATACCATATTGGAGATATAGGCGTTAAAAGACCTATTCGGGATACCCTCAGTAAGTGAGTCGGCGAATCTGTTGGCCATGGTAAAATTATCCACCTTCTTATTAAACTCGTTGACAAGATCGGCTTTATACTCATTGACCTGCTCATCCGTCATATTCATATCGGAAGCGATATCGCTATTAGGTATAGATTCGACTACCGCCCTAAAATTCTCCTTGGTATCATCCAACATCCCCATCTCCGAATCATAGCGGAGACGATTGAATACGGCGTCACTAAAATCCTTGTTTATAATCCTACCATCACTCTCGTACGATGTATCTACGCCGGATAATTGAGCGTTAAGAGCCATACTTCCACGAATAGCACGGACAGCGGCGGTAGTCAAGGCACCGGCATTGGCGTTGTAGGCCTCCACCATTCCCTTGTTACGGGACATGTCTTGGCTCCATTCCTTTATACCTCCAATGGTCTTTCCACCCATAACCGATCCGATGATCATACCTATACCAATCTCCTTCCAGCCTTGGCTAGACCCGTATGTTTCCTTGAACCCGTTCTTTATAGCCTCCATATAGCCTATGTTCTGACGGATGGCCATAGGATTGTATCTTGATTCTACCCAATCCTCGGCGGACTTGCTAGCCACTCCCTGAAGGCCTTCCTCATAAAGACCCCCTGACACTGGGCGCTTGATGATATTGAACGTATTTCCGGCTACCTTCTGCCATTTCTTTGGTGTTATGGCTCTTAACATACCGTTATCCATCCTCTCAGCCCCTACACCAAATATATTGCGTTTTATGAACTTATCCACGCCAAGATCCATGCCGAACATATCGCCGAACATAGCTATATTGGATAATGACAATATGCCGACGTTGGCGGCAAATACGGCGTTAGCGGCATTGGCATTGTCAGCCCTGAACTTCATAAGCTCCTCATATGGGACTTCCCTTCCATAAGCGTTACGGTAAGACTGCCTGAAATTCTCCTCAGCCTCCATCAGCATACTTCTGGCCTCGACAGATGCCTCCCATGCGGTGGACGCGCCAAGGAAGGCGGCGGTGTCCAGTCCCTTGCCTACCCTCTGTCCTATACGGGCGGCCCTGAGGTAAGCGCCGAACGCTTTCTTGGTATCCGAAGCCGCCTTGCCTATCCTAGCCAATGCCACGCCTGCCCTAGCTCCCGTACGAGCTAAGTTCATCAATCCAGCGCCGGAATATACGGCTGACGATAACATGGCTCCAGCAGTAAAAGCAAGACCGGATAAGAAATCGTTAGACCAGAAATTAGTCGTGGTCATGCTTTGAAGGAAATTCATATCCCGCTCCTCACGATTGTAATAATGAGCTAAGCCGTAATCCATCTTCTTATCCTGATCATCCAACCACCTAGTGAAATCGTTATCAAAAACAGCGTTAAAATTACCTCTGGATACACCGGCGTAAATACCATAAAAAGGCTGGATAACGCCGCCTAATCCGTATAGGGCAGTCTTACCTACAAATTTCCCCAAACCTCTCATCCATTTCTCAGTCCTACCTTGACTCCTAGATAAACGTGTGTCGTTATCTACACCGGGGATATAAGACTCGTATTTAGGTATCCAAGTACCGCTACTAAGTCGATACCTTGAATCCTCCAACGATATCTCCGGACCAGTAAGATTAAACCTGCCCTTATAGCTTTGATCAGAAGCCATATATCCTAATGGGGACATATGTTTCATATCATCATAATAATTTGTCTTAACAGTATTCTTGATCCTCTCCGACAATGACGGTATCTGGGACTTTGATCTCTCGGAAGCGGAATACGGATCCAATACCGGAGGCAGGTCACGATCCGGTATATCATAGGGATCCGTACCAATAGCCTTTATATTATCTACGTTTATGGTAGGATATCTGTACTTCTCGGCAAGATCCTTTCCATTAGAGGTATTATTATAGATTTCCATTGTTTCCATTATTTCCACTATTTCCGTTATTCCTATTTCTTATCTCCTGATCAATCATATCAGCTATGGGCGAGATGAAGCTCTCGAAATCATCAGTAGTAGATCTTCCCTCGCTCCTCCAATACACCTCATTCTCCTTGCTAAGTATCTGTTGCCATGCCATGACCAAATAATACTGAGGACAGAAGTCAATCTTTCTAGCCACCTCATCAGCATAATTAACACCATCCAGATCAATTGAGTATAACGGGGTATTACCTTCTCTCGCCTCTCCTTTGCTATATATATCAACATTTATCCCAGAGGAACCATTATTATACTTATATCCGGAAGCCCTTAACTCGTACATAGAAGCGTTATCGAACAACACGTCAGTAGCGATCATCATCTGATTCTTCCTGATATTACCGTCATTTATATTCGTAAACATATCTATATAAGGCATTACCGTGTCCTTGGCCCCGCTAGCGTAAGCGAATGGAGCTACCAACAATGACTTAGCCATCTTCCCATAAGCGTTGTTGCTTGAGCTGGCGAAAGATATGGGTACGACACCGGAATCATAGGTCTCGGACGGGATGCTTACATCCTCTTTGTAGAAAGTAAATCCATTCGCAGCCAGATCAGCCTCGCTTACCTCAACAACAGATCGACCATCACCTCCATTATTGCCAATGATCTGATAATTACCATCACCTATAGGGGATATGGTAAACGTTATCTTCGTATTGGCATTATCCTTATCCTTAGGAATAAAACCGCCACCACGGGTAAATAGGTCACTAACCTTTATATAATCTTTCTCTTCTTGACTTTTAGACGGATAATCACCGGAGAAGATATACTCACGCTCGGCATACTCATGACGATATTGTCTCAGGTAATCCTCGCCAGCACGTTTAGCGTCATCAGCGATCCTACCTAAATCCCCACGACTCCATTTATGTCTTAATAAATCATTCCTCTCTTTATGAGCCTCATCATATATAGCGGTAGCGACAGCGATCGCCCTGTTATCCCCGGCAAACCTATCTCTTATTTCCTCAATGTGCTTATTCTTACTAGCCCCAGATACGGCAAGAGACATTATAGATTCAATATCATCAAGCGAAAAAGACGTTCCCATTAAATCATTCACACGATCCAATAAGACACCTGATTGACCCGAATCCATTGATACATGAGGCATTTCTCCTTCAACACCGTAATTAATAGTATTTATATTATCATTTAACAAAGAGCTGTAAGCGGACAACTTACTCCAATCATTTAATGTTATATCGTTTATACCATTTATATCAAAAACCTTATCGCCATTGTTATTAATATCTCCAAGATTGAATGTGCCGAATCCATAACTAATATCTATACCTGACCCACTGTCCGATCTAGCTTCTCTCTGAATTATAGTATCAATACCATCCAAAACAGCATTGCTCGCCTTATTGAATCCATCATTGATCTTATTATACTTCCCTCTTTGGGTATTTAATCCAAGAAGCTTCAAATAACTATCCTGACCATTGTAATCAAGCAACTCGTTCCTTGACCCTCCATTGACCTTGAAATAAGCCATGACAACCTGATCGTTATCCATATCCTTGACCACGTTACTATTCTCAGGATCAGACGCCCATGCGTCGATCTTCCTTCTAGCGTCATCTGATAATGACTTAACGAAATTACCCATGCCGGTAGTCACCGCCTTCTCGTTGGCTATGAACCCGTTCATGAACTCATCGCTTATGCTCACATCGTCAAGGTTTGCGCTCTTGGTAACCACGGTAGGCCCGGTCGTGTCATCACCTCCGTCACCCCCATTCTCCGACTTACCCAATTTGCTGGCTCTCATCAACGCTGCTTTCTCCATGGCTAGATTATGCCTTTTTGTCTCATTAAACTTAGCTCTCTCCATCATCTGCTGATTAGCCTTGAAATAATAATCATCAACACCCAACGTCTCGTATGAGTTATTATAAGACCATCTCAGTCCGACGCCACGAAGGAACTGCTGTCGTACCATGAACATGCCGGCTCGCTCCGGGCTGTAGTTGCTACCGATAACGCCCTCGGCCTCCTCCACGAAATCATTTCTCTGCTTGATAATATCCGCCAGCTCCGACTCCAACTTAGCCCTCTTGGCCTTGTCATTGCCAACGCCCTTTAGCTTGGCTCGTATGGATTCTTCCTTGACACTGAAATCATCAATATACCCTTTAAGGAAATCTGAGGTGCTTTGAACATTAAATAAGTCAGGATTCGTTCTAGCCATATATCTTCCCTCTAATTGCATCTGAGCCTTACCGTTCTCAGATATAGAAGCCATGGCTATATCCCTGACCTGAGCGTAACTCATCTCATCTATATACATCTCACGCATCTCGCCCGTCCTATTACCATTGGCATCAATCACCGGTACATTGACTTTCTTCCCCTTGTTAAGGGAGATGAAATTCTTCATCTTCTCATCAATCTCAGCGTGGTAATCCGTATAAGGGGTATAATGTATAGGATTAAGACGTGTCCCTACCTGACCGTCATTCATCCAGGCCACGGCATCCGCAAAAGCCTCAGCCTCGTTTATAGGACTATACATCTTGGGATTGTTCAGCTTCATATCCTCCATCTTCTCGCTAAAAGCCCGGATCTCCCTAGTACCGGCAATAGCATTCAACACACGGGTATCCAGAGCTTCTCCAAGACGAGCCTGTATGCTTCTGGCTATACCGTCGGAAGCCAAATTAGATTTACGATACACGTTATTCACGTCCTGTATCAATCCATTTAACCTGTTCTGAAGATATTCCCTGTCCTGAGGTTTTATAATGTCAGAATTGATAATATAATCAGCATACTCGTTTATAGCCTGCCGATTGGTATCTATCTTCTGCTGCATGTACCCCATCCCCTGCATCATGACATCCATGTTGTAGGGTGATACGTACTTGCCGTAATTCCTTAATATACTATATTGTGAAGCCATCCTTTATCCTTTCTTGCCTTTAGTTACTTCCTGAGCAGGATATAATCTCCTATAACTCAATATATCTCCCTGAGGATCAGCGATCAACTGCCCATTAGGACCGATCTTGACATCCCCGAATATAGACCTTAATGTATTCATGGTCGTAGCCGTATTCCACTTCTGCTGGATCTCGTCATTTACGCTATCGAAATACCTGGCCCAGTTCTCGTCATTTATAGCCAATCCCTGCAATATACGTTGCTGGTAAGCTTGACGTTGGGCTATATTCTTATCGTACGTATTAGCCCATGACTGAGCATTGACATTATCAGCCCAAGTCCTTTGAGCCACGTTCCCTTGTTCTACCTCATTTATATACTTACCTATATTGGAACTTAATATCGCCTGTAGGTTGGATGATAAAGCCCCTCTCTGGGAATCCGGGACATTACCCATCTGATCCAATTGTGATTGGAAAGCACGATTGGCCTCAACCATATACTGATCAGCCGATCTCAACACCGGATCCACGGTAGGAGCGTAATGCCTTTCCAGACCTTCCGTTGTCACGGCTCCCGGGGTCATCCTGAACACCTCAGGAAAGTCAAGACCACCACCTACTATATTCCTGCCTCCATTGCCGCCGTTCGACTTACCGGCATTTGTGTTGGTCTTAGGAAGTGTATTGGGATCAATCAGATCAGGCATATCCAGCTTAACATCAGGATTATCCACATCACCTATATCCATAGGACCGGGAGCCACCTTATGAGGGTCAAGTATAAAATCAAGACCTTCCATTCCTTTCATGGATCTCAATGCCTGCATCTTAAGCATATCCTCCCCAAGTATCTTATTAACGACATCCTTGTTCTTATCAGAGAACAGTTGGCTAAAATGGGTGATACCGGCATCGTTAAGAGCCTTATGCTGTTCCTCTGTAACAACGTCTAGACCGATCATAGGGCGAGATGAGGAGTATTGACCAAACTTGTTGTCTCTCATCCTATCATGATATGCAGCTTTCTTATCTTCCGGGTAATTGCCTTGACTATCCTCACCGCCAAAGGAAACGAGCGTCGTGTAATCCCGAAGCGCCTCGGCGTTGGCGATGATCGGGTTCTCCGCCGTGGCCAAGCCCATCCACCCACCAGTAGTGTTGTATATAGCATCCTGAAGAGCCTTGGCAGCAGTAGCCTTCGGAGCGCTCATATAAGCATCGTAAGCCAAAGGCATGAACGTCTTATAATACTCCAGTCTCTCATCGGTATTAATACCGCCATAAGAGCCATCCTGACCCTGACGCTGATACCCAAACGTGTTATCCTTATTATTGTACTTGTTCTCTACGGGACGGAAAGTAAGTAGGTAATCGAATAAAGAACTACCACCTTTCTCCATCTTCTGACGAATACCAGCCACTTTCTTAAGCAGCTCTTTCTTAGCCTCAGCTATATCCTCCTCCGTAAGACCGTATTCTTTCATAGATCTGGATATGATGTTATCTATCTCACCACCCTTAGCGAAATACGTATCCTCATCCTTCTTCATCTTCCGGTCTTCCTGCTCCTTGTATATGACATTAGCGAAGTCCGTAAATCTTCCCTCTAATCCATTAACGGTATCGTTGCTATCATTTATAGCCTTAGATAATACGGAGGCGTTTAAACGCCTTGTATTCTCGTCATCTATCTTATCGTTTTTCTTCAGCTTCTCCAGCGCCTTTTTCTGATCATCGTAAGCCGATTTAAGACCGATCTTAGCCTTATACCTGTCCATTAACGTAGCATACGTATCCTTAGGCGTGGCTTTGATCCCATACGTATCTCTGATGTATTTAGCGAAATCCGGCTCTATGGTTGTGTCGTCGGTAATAACCTTCGTTCCCTGCTCCAAGGAAACGGGGGTTCCACCATCGGCGTGCTTCTGCCCCATAGCCTCCATCGGCGCCTCTCCGGGCTGCGTCACGTACTCACCCTTCTCGACCTCTACGTTGGCTTGATCTTCCATCGACTTAGGTAACGGATACAGGTACTCACCGGTAAGGCTTCCGCTATCGAACCTATTATTAGGCCCTAGATAAACACCCCCACCATCCTTGTACTGCATCTGGGATTGCCTTCTTTGTCTGGCCTCACGCTCCTGAGCCAACCTGATATTGGTACGAGTACCTTTCTCAGACGCTATCCCAGAAACCACGTTACGAGCCAACCCCATGATACCACTAATTCCTGAGGCTATGGTGGTTATCGTATTAGCTGTTTTAGCCCCGGTGGATAAATCTCCATATCCCTCACTTCTCATACGCCCTATACCACGACCCATCTGAGTGAATCTAGACCCTATATCATCAGCACCATAGTAAGGGATGGAGGTAAAATCAAAAACATCCGTACTACCAGACTTATCAACCTTCTTATTACTGTCAACCAAAGCGCTCAAATCACTTGTATCAATGGTATTAATATCAGGCTGCTGAATATCAAATCCTATCTGGGTAGACGAAACCAAAGGCTCCACTCCAATACCCTGAAGACCAACAACATTACCGGGCATGATAGGGGTGACTTCCCCAGCCTCTTGATATTTAGGTATCTTCCTCTTGATTACATATTTGCCCATATCAAATTAATTTCGTTCTGACACAAAGATAATTTAAAAAAACAGAGACTCATCATTTTACAACGACGAGTCTCTCAGCAAACGCTATTATTATGGTACAGAATTAAATTTTTTTTATGAATAATGATCCTATAGCCTTAACCAAATCATAGAAACCGGCAGAACTGAGACCTACAGCCACTCCATATAATAGAGCCTCCCACCATTCACTCCCTATAAGCAATGGAGACACCTTTAGTAGCCACGCTAATATACAAACCAGCATACCTATGACTACGGCGGATAGGACTTTAGCCCACTTATGGGTGTCAATATACGGCACAACCTTGGCTAACTGCGTAGCTGACATCGTGACGAAAGCCATGATGCCGGTGAAGGTAGTTAAATCAATAGTGATAGCCCCTTCTGATGGGATTACCTCTTGCGCCATCAAAGCGAACGGCGTCAATAACATAGCAAATAAAAATAACAATCTTTTCATATCTAAAACGTTTAATTACTTCGCAAATATAACACTAAACTGATTAGATATATAAATATTTATTGGAATATAGATATACGACAATATCCAAAGCCTATATGTCCCTTTCCTAAATCATATAATCCACCCAAAGGATTAGGCATTTTTTCTAATTCCCCTTTCATATCTGTCCATACGAACCCGTTCCCATCTATCATCTTAGTGTTAGTAAATACATATTTATCATATTTCACGCATCCCGGATGACCGGATATATACGAGGACCCTCCACCACCAGCTTGAATAGCGTTCGACGATATCCCGCCGCTTGGTCCTCCATAAAAGCCTCCTCCTCCACCAGAGGAATACGAAACGCCATCAAAACCACATCCTCCTCCCACTCCTAATAGACCTCCATTTCCGTTAGTTAAATTATTGCCGGAGTTAGATCCTCCCGCTACTTGGGATGCAGGAGTTCCCTTGGCATAGCCCCCCAGATACGCCTTCAACCCTCCCGCTGATCCTCCATGCCCAATAAAATAATACTCACATCCTCCACCGCCTCCCCCGGCTACCATAATACGGGTCTTTAAAGAATCTACGTTTAGAGGATCGCTATTGTTGGACAACCTCAAATCTGTAGCTCCGCCTCCGGCTCCCTCATAGATATACCTTCCAGCGCTCTCATTAGTCATTGAATGCCCTGAACCTCCTCCATTATAATTATATTTTACAACATTACTCGTCCGCTTAAGTCCACCATTTCCACAATACACATAAATGATATCACCACCAACTAACTTGATAAATCCAGCCACATATCCACCATACCCAGGGTCATTGGATCTGGTAAACCTATCTTCGCTATCATTGTAACCATAATTACCTTGACCACCCCAGCACTCAACATAATAATACGCCGACTTTGGAGCTACAAATGTATGGTAATTATTACTATTATAAGTGTATGTATACAATACATCCAAGCTTTTGGGACCTGTCATTACACGTCTTCTCATAACATACCTCCTCTTAGATATTTTACTAACAATGCTATAACCATCCTCCTATCATCAGCCATAGCATCTACCCATCTATTCCCCCATCCTAAACTACTAGGAGGGGGGGGGGGTAAAACAAGTCCCCTTAAATAACACATCAAATAAAAACAACAACTTATTCATAACAAATTATTTAACATTAAAATACTAACTATTATTTCTACTCACACCTTTTATGTTAAGGCTTAACCCCGGTATCATATTAAGAACCAACTGCCTTTTTGCCTGTTCCCTACGCATACGCTCGGCCTCCGCTATCTGCGCCTCCGATTGAGGATCATTCTTAATATTATTGGCGATGTCCTCTATAGCTTTCTTATTGGCTCCGGATTGAGCTAGCATCTTATATAACAGGTCTTGGCCTTCCTTCTCCCACCAGCTATCCATGGAAGAGCGGGAAGCCAAAGAAGGATCGGCAGGGGCTACCGTCTCAGGTACGGGCTGATGACCTCCGTCCCCCGTGCCCGAATCCCGCTGTCCGAACTCGTATCTCATTGGCTCGTTCTCCGGGACACCATACCTATTAGCGAACATATCAGCGAACTCAAATCTCTTCTCATTTCTTAAGGTCGATCCAAGAGGCCTACCGTATCCTTGATTCCATGCCACGGTAGCGTCCTTGTAGTTGACGGCGTTATCGAAATCGGATTTAGAATACATATAATAGTTATACTCATTCCCCTGAGCGTCCTTGTCAAAAAACTTTCCTTGATTGATGTAATTCCAACCTAACCCCTGGACCTTGCCTTGATACTCATCCACGAGATAATCCAACTGCTGTGTCAATGTCGGTTTCTTCCCATACCTGCGCTGTAGCTCCTTCTTCCTCGGTCCAAGCCATTGTTGGATGCCAAAATCACCGGCGGCTCCTAGGGCTTCGGTGTCCCCTCCGGACTCGGCGGCGATGTTCGACAGGATACCGATAGCTTGCGTTTGTGGTATTCCCTTCTTGTCGGTCAGATAATCCCATATCTCGTCATATACAGCCATCTTACTATCCTCTGATCTACGAGGATCAATTACATACTTGCCAGAACCATAAGCCCTCCCTGTATTTACCGAACCTCCTCTATCCTTTTTATCAATACTACCATCTATCTTAAATACATCCCCATTCAAAAGAAACTGGACAGCGGGATTGAAATCATATACATCCCTATATCTGTATCCGCCCATATCCTTGTCACGATATATCGTATAATCACCAAGTACACTATGAGGACCCGTCTCGTTCTTATCAAGTCTACGATCCCTATAATTATACTCATTCACGACACCATACCCCTTATCATAAAGAGACCTCAACCCTTTTATATTCATCTCGTCCGCTGATATGGCACCCTCTCTTACCCTTTTCAGATCCTTATATTCCCTCTGAATCCTCTCATACTCCTCTGGATCGGCATCACTTAAAGCTTTTATAAGTCCTTCATTGTATTCCTTAGTTTCCTTATCAAACAGACTCCTATTCACATCAATCCTATTCCTTACGATAGACGAATCAGGTATCATCCTATTAGATAATTCCTTTCGTATACTATACGTACCATCACCATTATCTATCAATACAGACTCATCGTAAGGGAGTTTATTGTATTTAGCCCAAGCCTCATCACTAGTTCTTGTGCCTAAATCATCATTATCACTATCGCCATATAACTTGTTATTAAAATCACCAGATATATATTTCCCGAACATCTTCATAAAATGAACAGGATACTCATACCATTCCGGATTCTTCCCCATAGGATCTATTGATGAATACGCAGCTTTATTTATGCGAGTAGGGCCATCAGTATACCTTGAATTAGCGATATCATATATTATTGACAAAACCGGGTGAGCAGAAGCTACGTAATTATCCAATACCCTGCTCCCGAATCTAGGTCTATCAAGAACAGACTCTCTTGTTTCTCCTCCATCTTGCTTCCTCTCAATTTTTTCTCCCCATAGCCCATATTTCTTCCTAGGCCATATGCCGTCTATGGCATCCACATAACCAACGGGATGCTCCCCTTCCAGACGCCGGTCCCGTCGCTCGTCCGCTGGGTACAGGGCGTTGGCCAACGGCTGCGTGATATGACCCAACCCCTTATCCTTGGAACTCGACATAGCATCCACCACAGTCCGATATACAGGTCTTAATTTCTCAGGTAAATATAGCCCCGCCTCATCAACCAACTCACCGATCTTCTTATTTATACCCCTGATACTGAAATTATAATTACCCATGCCATTATTCAACGGGGACAACGCACCTCTTATCCCATTCATGCCTTTAACTGCGGCTCCTCCGCTAAGGATATCAAACTCCGGGGACACGTTTCTCAAAGGACTATCATCCATACCCCTGAAATACATAGGACGCTCGCCTCTTACGACACGATCAAGATCCTCCTTATATAAATCCCTTATCCACGATGGGATTTCCTCCGGTTTATTCTTCTTAGACATATATTACGTTTTTCACAAAGATAACCATAATATCACAAGCCTAAAAACACGAAACGGGCACATAATAAATCATGTACCCGTTTATACGCTAATGCATGTGATAAGCAGCCAAGGCTCCTTTAGCTTTCTCCTTAGACTTGTACTTAGCCGGCCATAATTTACCGGTCTTGTTACTGACCACTCGCCAATCACTCCCTACTTTCTTGATACATCCTGATTTCGGGCATTTGCCCTTCTTTTTACTGCTAGTTTTCCCTGCTGCCATAACATCAAATATTTAAAGGTATATAATCACCTCAATAAACTTTCTCATCGTTGCTAAACCAACGTACTATCATCTTGAACCGGCTCTCAATGTCATTCACGAACCTAGCCAAGAACCAATCGCCACGAAGACGATCCCGCCACCTCCGATGATAATCGACAGCCCTGGGGTCGATCTTACGGTCAATGTCATTCACATCCTTAACCCATATCGGAAGATTGTTCGTATCGTCTTTGACCTCGTTAAAATAGTCATTTATATTTATCTTCTGATCAACCTCCGTCACCAGTATCTCACGGCTATCGTCATTGGTTACAGGATACCTTAACCGCTGGCTCATATCGTTCTTGTCGGCGATAACCATCCGAAGTTCACCGCTGTTGTTCGTATCATTATAAAGCCATGCCTTATTAAATCCAGTAGTCCTAAGAATTTGGTAATTAACCTCATCCTGATATCTTCTGGCATCCATCCGATATTGGTAGTTGGTGAGGATCTTATTCACGTACTGCTCACGTACCGGAACCTCTATAACAAACGGATATAGCTTACCATAAAATACTTGATACGATTGGTTGGTCAAACCATGAGACCATAAACCTATCTCCTGACTTTCACTTGAGTAGTTCTTTCCGGACTGGAAATAATGCTGGTGCTCGATATAATAATCAGGGGTGTAGGATAAATATGATTTCCACTCACCCTTCAGGCAGTTATACCCAACGGTGAACGAGACGTCCGTGAAATGGATGGTGTCCTGCAACTCCACCGCCTGTCCGTTCCTGTAGAACCGGCCGCCACGGAATTGGTACTCGCTCGGATTCCCTACCGGTATATAATCTTTCTTGGTTATCAGAACCCTCTTAAACCTATTATCCCAACCCATGGACAACCCTATACCAAAAAACTTGTTATCAATATCATAATAAGACAACTCAGCGTCCGTATCAGCGTTATATATCCGGCTACGGATGATCTTCATCTGAAGATGCTCCTTAAACCAGTTTCTAAGCCCCGGTGTGACCTCCGTAAGATTCCTACCATTAGAATCTACCTTAAACACCTGACCACGCCTTAAATCGACCCAAAAATGCCCAAACTCGCAACTGATCATATCCCGACTCTGGGTCCCGGAATATCCTAACGTCGTATTATTATACTCAATGCCACGAGAGGCGAAAAGCCCACCTGTCCCTAGCTCGCTATTCTCCGGGGATATTCTTTCCGCCAGCACGTCTATAGCGTTATATAGTCCTACCTGATTCTCGAAGCGAGCTAGTATTTGATCCGACTCTATTCCCTTCATGCTTATAAGCTTTCCGAACGAGGTCTTGAACTCATGGTAATCCATAGGCTTGTACGACAGCCAAGGATCGGTCATGCCGTTCTCCGACACGTCGGCGGTGCTCCATATGACGCCGTTGGGTCTTTGGTAAGCGCAGTCCCAAAAATTGCTATCATACGTCTCTGGTAATGACCTGCCACCTAACGTAAATCGATTCTTATACACAGGACTCATCTTAAACACATTACTCCTTGATATAGGGACATTACGCTCCTGAGTCCATGATATATAATCCCCCACCTCCGGATAGAACCCCTCGTAAGGCTCAGGGCCGGCTATACGGAAATTGCAATTGATCTCAGACTCCACAAGAAACTGAGGTATGCCATAGAAATATAGGAAGAAACGACCGCTAAGATACATATCTCCGGTCTTGCAAACCATCTCATAAGCGCTCTTCCGGCTAGGGAAAGAGTATAGCGATCCGGTATCCGTATCGGTCTTATTAAGATAATCCTCCCCGGTATCGTAATTAACGAAATAACGGGGATACCCGATGTTCCGATAATCATAATAAGGGAATGGTATCATGTCCCCCTGACCGAACTGAGTCAAATAAAACATAGGCATCTTCCTCTTAAGCGAGAATCTTGATATAAATACATCACCTCCAAAAACAGGTTTACGCTTATCCTTATCCATCAACCCGCAACCACCTAACGATACCCACCTGATATCCTCTATCTGCCCGTATTGAGCCGGAGAATATTTCTTTATCCTCATATAGGGGCAGGATACGAAAGATTCACGTGTCATAAAATGAGGCGTCATACCAGCCACCTCATCGTTACGAATATTACACTCATCCTGAATACGGCTGGTATCGTAACTTGAAACCAACTCCGGATATTCAAGCATATACTTATCCATACCAAATGACATGAACAATGAATGCTCACGATCGAGGTTGTTTATGATAATAGGCTTACCGCCTACGGTCTCCCCTTGCGAAGAGATATCTGTTACCGGATATAACCCGCTCTTGATATATTTAGCCGTTGACAATCCACGTAACTCTGACTCCCCTATTTTTTGGTAAAATAAATTATAATGAGCGACAGAAGTATAGTAATAAGCATAGTTCCGTCTAGGTCCCCTATCTATCAATGCCGTTAACCACTGATACCTATACTTGCCTATATCCACCACGGACTGGGCTGTGGCCTTGGCGATACCTGTAGCCAGACGGATAGCCGTCAGCGCTATGCCGACAGGGTTGGCTAAAAAGAACACACCTCCACCGACATATTGCTGTGAAGCCGACTGATATGTATACTCAGCTATAGCGGATATTAAATTAGCCATAGCCTCCACCGTAGCCAATGATGTTGCCATACTGTAAGCCTTACTCCCTAATATCGTCCATTTAGGGTGATCCTCCACCTCCCTGAATATACCTGAGGATTTACCTAATTGATAACCATCAACAAGGCACTCGGTGGGAGCGTCAGGCTTGTTAAAGGCAATATCAGGGCTTAAGAATGAATACCAGATATTACCCTTCCTGTTAAACGGATGCGTTATAAATTTCTCACGATTAATATCCTTATAGATATACATATCATCAGACAAATCGTTGTAAGGGTAATTAGGATAAAGGTTAGCCGATCCGTCGGGATCATCGTACTTAAACATATCATAAGCCAGACCGGTCCCGATAACGCTCTTATCCAACGTCCTATCGCCCCTATACAACTCATATCCTATTATAGAATCTCTTCTAGCCTTATCTATAAGACCGTTCTCTACCGCTATATCCAGAAACTCATTAACGATATCGTCATCAAGCATCACCCCCATAGGATAAATATAGGAGTCAACTCCATATTGACCGGTCAGCTGAGACGGATTACCCATAAAAGGAGCGACAGAGTTATCCGGGAACTTGTAATGACGTATAGGTCTCTGACAAAACGTGGTTGACGTATTGGGGTACTCAGCGTTACCCCCATTACCGGTGAAATAAGACTTACCCCCAACTGATTTAGGAGACCCATAGTATTTCGTCAAAGAATCTATTATGTCCTTCCTCTTTGATCCTCCCAATGATATCCCGATCTTACTTGAATCATACAACTCAAAATTAGCCGGGTACTTATTAGTAGACTCCCAATATCCGAAATCACCATACTGATATGGTCTGGGAGCGCAGTCAGCGGGTTTATCTCCACATGAGACACATTTCGCCTCATAGGTAACAAATCTCCTTAATTTCAATTCTTTCGTGAAGAAGAACACGTATTTCACCTCCAGCGGCCGAATGCCAAAACAGAACGGGGCGGGGAAGATGGCGGTGCCGGCCGTATAGAATCCGGCAAGCTCCTTCATGTCCTGCCTCATGGCGAAACCGGTGAAGAACACGCATACCGCAGGCTCGATGCAAACATATATCTTATGGAAAGTAGTCTTGTCATCATTCCAGAACAAGTACTTTGGCATCATAAATATCTTATGATCCACGTAATTCACTATAACACCTTTCTTGGCATCATTAGCCAAAGGATTAGGAGCCACGGTACCTTCCTTGTCCGAGAAAAACGTTATACGAACCTTATTGTATGATGATGAGTCGCCGATCGGATAATTATAGTTACCCATCATCTCTATATACATAATACCGTTATCAGGATCGGATAAACCACTTATGTATTTCTCGTAATCCAACTCCACCCATCTGGCGTATGAGGATACATGTGGATAGAACTTGAAATAAGTCAAGTTGCTTCTACCGAACCAATTGGTCTTGGCGTCAATATCATTCTGCACAGACACACGACCTTCCCAGTCAGTAGTTATACCGGTATTAAACTTAGAATTATCACCATCGCCAAAAAGACACATGGCGTTCTCGATACCAAACTGACTCTCATATTGGGGAAAATAAGCCTCCATCGTATCCATTAACTGATCAAGCATCGTCTCCGTATGCTTCTTTCCTTCCCATCCGGGATATTGATACAAATATGTGCACTTACCCAATGACCTACCCCCTTGGAATGTAGGAAGTTGAACATCGTTAATAGTAGGATTCACGTGAGGATCACCTACCGAACACCCATTAGTACATATACCCTCATCATATAACTGCCGAACATTAGACATATCCTGACACAAGACCAAGGCGGAGGAGTCTATATCAGACGGGAATTTATCCTCATCCTGACCATCCAACCATTCCTGAACCAGATCTATGATATTCTTACCTCCACTGGAATAATTATCGAAATCACACAATACAGAGAATTTCCTTTGTGACTCGGCGTTACTTTGTATTAAGGTGGTAGGCTCGGTCTCCGTATAATCACTAGCCAGCTTATATGTAAAATCAATCCTAGAATCCACCAAAGAGTTTTTATCCAATATAGTCCTGGTCTCTATCCTCTCGATATCATCACATCCACTAGGGAAATCGGGAGCCTTTATACCGTCTTGATCCTCCGGCAATGATATAGCAGCGCATAACTCGTCAGTAATACCTACATTAGATTCTATGATATCACACAGGTTCTCTATATTATCAGCGATATAATCAATAGCATCATCTACCGTAACATCTTCCCCCATCGTGTTGATAACGAATTGGGTCTCTCCTACCGTGGCATATTCCTGCTCTACATATCTGAGTTGCTTGACATCTAGCTGATTCTTGCATTCTCCTCCAAAATCATCAAATCCCCAAGATGGGTCGTTTATGATCTTTGCCGTATTCTTAAACTGCCAAAGATGACGGCGGCTGTTCCCCGCGCACTGCGGGTTGTTCTCCAGCACCGACGCAGCCGACAGGTCGTCAGAGTTACCGTCCTCATCAACGATAACCTCCATCTCCTCCCTTGTGGCCGGACGAGGGATAAGCGGGAATCTAGCTGTCCTGTATCCTGTATTGGTAAAGAACCTTATACCCAACGGATATACCTCGTCACGCATGAAAGAGGCGTATTTAGAGCAAGCCACACCGTCTTTATACAGATTCTCCGTGGCTATCGATGTCTGCCATTTAACGAAATGACCCAAGAAATTAACGACCGGTTGAAGATTCCATTCATTCTCCACGGTCAATCCGTATTGAAGAAGACGATTTCCGACAGACGTCATGCCTCTGGCTGTCTTATATACCGGTATTTCCTTGGATAACTTCTCCATGGTCGTACGCTCGCTATACTGATCCGTAAGGTAATAGATGGTCCTTTCCGTTATCGGATGTATACCTTCTATGAAATACTCAAGAACCGGGCTTTGCTCACCATTAAACCCAACCGTGTTCTGTATAACACCTATCTTATAATGAGATACCTGCTTGTCTATATTGGATACAGTAAGGCGGATACCCATATTGGTTGACTTACCCCATAAACCATCACGGATAACCACATCTTGGCGATCGAATAACATGATTGGGTTGGTCAATGAGCAATATCCGGTCTTCTCTATCCCGAACTCATCGCACAACGCCACGCAGAACTGGTAGGTCCCGGCACGCAGGCTCCCCCCGAACTCCACGACCTCAGGCTCCACGCACGGGGCCGTCAGCAACGGGAACACCAGCAGCTTCTCGCAAGCCAGCCTACATCTCTCTATTGGCTTGTCATCCCCACATATCTTATACCCATGGTAATGATACCAAAAGTCACCATCATCATCCGGGTTAAGGGCCTTATCGACCATAACATATCGCTGGGGATTATATCCATCGGTCCAGTATATCACCTTCCCGCATTTCTCGTCCTTGATCTCTATATCGAAGATCGGATGATGAATGGAGAAATTAAGACAAGGGTCATCAACCCCGTCCTCTATCAGGACCTCCATCAAATCACATATCTCATCAAAACGACCATCCGACTCCTCAAGCCTCTCGCCAAGGATACGATGGATGTCCTTTCCCGATCCAGCCAATTGATCCTCCACGGTCTTGATATAATCCAATGACCGCATGAACGTGATCTTAGACGTATTATCATCCGGATTAGATAGAAAGAAATAAGTGTTATCACCAGCTATGTCATTCTTATACCCAATAACCTTATAGCCATCAAATCGCTTACATAAAAGGGTACTAGGCTCGTTCTGGATCTTAAGCTGGCTTCCATCGTCACCCTCTATGGTAGCGTTCAAGGCGAAACTATATTCAGACGGGGATAGATCCTGTGGATGCTTATCCCTGTTCATCCCGGAGTCGGGAACCGCTATGTTAGAGTTATTTTGCACGACATTATCTTTTTCGCAAATATAATAAATCCACCAGATAATCACTTATGTGGCGGATTCTAATAAACAGTACGTATTATGCAAAACATTCAAATCGTACGAAAATAAAAAATCCTCCAGACTTTCACAAGTCAGGAGGAGAACTAAATACTTTTAAACGCTCGTGTAAAGTACAAAAACACAACAATTACAAATTTTTACCCATGTAGTTCGATTGCTTATCGGCATCCTCTACAGATATGTAAAAGAAACCGTTAGTCACGTATCTCTCATTGACATCCACAAAATCGGTAGATCCTTTGTCCACTCCTTTCTTCGATCCCTCATCACACACAGCTACCAGACTATTAAAGTCATTGGAATAACCTACGATCACACCGTGTATATCCCGATTTCGAGGATCGAATACGTACCTCATCTTACACCTATCGTAAGCTAACTCTAAAGAGCTTTTGCTTAACCTCTCATCTAATCCAGCACCCGCTACCAAGGCCAAAACGCTCTTTGATATGTCACTCATGGTGGTATCCTTGGTCGGAGCCTTAGGCATAGAAACGCCTTCCATGACAAAATCCAACGCCTTATCTACAAGGCCATCGAAATCATCATCTCTTATATAATCCTTAAGCACCTCCAGTATATATAACCGGACATGGAGTTCGTTATTTACATCATTTAAAGTTATCATGATCCTAGTTTTCGGCAAAGCTAGATTATTCCCACGCAATAAAAGATCAAATATGTCATAAGTGAAGGATTAAAAAAAATAAAAAAACTCTCCTATCCTCACGAACAAGAGAGCCGATGTGTTTATATTATGAAGAAAAATCTATTCACCTATTCTTACAATACAGTCACGAGATTCCTTGTTATAGATCATCGTGCCTACCTTAGAATACAAGGTCTTTATATTTTGCCAATTATCCTCACCATGAGCGGATACGTTGGTAGGGGCATCACCGGTATAAACCTCCTCGCCTCCGATATTGACAAAATCATATCCACGTTTCTCCATAGAACCGCCCTTATATGCCGTGAACCTGATAGTGACATTACCTTTCTCACGACCACCATACCAGTTACCGTATATACTACACCTGATCTCAAGAGGTAATTTATCGTAATTATCACCATCCAACAACGGCCCCATCTGGATCAAGGCAGCCTCATTACCTGATTCCATGTTATCACCGCCATGGATAAGATAATCACCTACCCGTTCCTGCGTGGTCTGATACTGTTTACTCCAACCAACCAGCTTGCCGTCAACGTCCGGGAGGCCGGTGTTATCGAAACCGGTAGCCGTGTCAAAGTCAATGCCGTCCTCGTCAGCCCAGATATACCTAAGAACAAGGTAATCGAACTCCGGGATGATCACCACCGGGACGGACTCCTGCCTGCACACGAACGTCTTCTCCTCCTTGGTTCCCTCTTTTATAACCTTGTACGTTACCTGACGTATCTCGCCAGTCTCATTAATATCAGCGGTAACTTTAACCTCAGCGGGACCAGTACCACTTGTCTTATCTAAATGTATCCAATCATTTTTCTTTGCCATATTATCTTTTTTTCTTTTTAAAAAAACGTATATTCGCGTCATAATCGCGGGGTGGAGAAGAGGTATCTCATTAGGCTCATAACCTAAAGATCGAGGGTTCGATTCCCTCCCCCGCAACTAAATAAATTTGATATACTTATCAAAAGCATTAGGCCACATCCGCTCATAAGACAACATCCTTCTCCTATTATCCTCAGCCAACTCCCGATAATCATTTAACGTGATCATCGACATCTTAAGCTCCTTCATAGCCCTAGCGAACTTACCCGGCTCCTGCTGAGCATATAATTTATAAGCGTCACCAGCGCCTTGTATCAAGCCATTCACGGCGGCATTCTCGAAGATCTTCATCTTGATATACGTCTCGACATAATCCTCAAGGTATCCTAACGCCGTTTCAGGTATATATGGGAGACCGTCATCATCCTTGGGTGTAGCACGATATATGATATAAATAAATCCATCAAACCCTGTATACATAGTATTGCCGGATATAGTTATATCATAATTATCCCAATCGTACTTATCCCGATACTTGTCGGCGGCGCAATCACGCCTCAGTCCTCGACCTATAGACAGCCTTACGGGATGATGGTAATGAAATCGAACCTCGTGAGACCCGATATATATCCTCTCCGTGATCGTCTTCTCAAACTCCTCCTTACAGCACTCGGTGCAGGAGTTCCAACGGAAACCGCGCTCGGTGCGCTCGACCCAGCCGATCTCATGTTGGAGGTCAGCCTTAGCCTTGTCGCCGCCCGGAATCTCACAGACAAGAGGCTCACACCTATAGGCGTCAAGCATGTCGAAAAAATCGGAAGGCAATACCGCCTGTTTGTTGCTGGTCTTGACAACTGCCTCGGACATGACCGCTATAACACCCCCGAACCTTTTCAAGGCGATCTCAGCCCATCTATAAACAGACGAGGTATCTATAGCCCCGCTATCATCGTATTTATGTAAATCGGCCTTGATCTCGGCCAATAGCCCTTTTATAGTCATATTTAAGTCTTTTGCACAAAGATATGTATTTGAATCCGTGATACAAAAAAAATCCAGTCTACCCTCACGGGCTAACTGGATCACAAAAACTTCTACAGCTTATAAACCCATTTAACTCCAAATACCTTACTCTCCGACTCAACCTCCCGGTACAAGAACTTATACCTCCTACCTGATTCCATAGCCAATCTACACTCCTTATTCAACGCCGGAGAAACATAGAGATGGAAATACTTGTTCCGAGGCATAAAATCAATACATGTATGGACATAAGAATATCCACCAGTTCCACGTCTGTTAATAGTACCGGTAAGCTTATTTAGATATATCTTACGATTAGGATTGATCTTATGGCACAGATAACCGATGTTGTTTATATAAACCCCACCCTCATTATCCAGATACTTATCACGTATGACCTTCCATATCAAGGACTGACATTCGAGAATATCATTCTTGTCCACAATCGTATGTTTCCTTCTCTTGCCGTTCTTAGACATAATAGATCTATAAAAACGGAGAAAGTACTGATCAAGTATTTTAAATGACTTTGTTTTCATATCACAAATATAACGATTTCATCCTAATACAAGAAATTTATACACAAAAATACACCGCCTGCACCAAGGACGAGGCAAATAGGATAGCCGACAATAACCTCCAATCCGATGGTATCTCTTACGCTAATGGCTTGGCGCAGGCCGATAGATGCGATTGCCTCGAAACATGGAGCGCTTACGCTAGCGGAAGTTTTAATGGACAATGCTTAAGTATATCCGTAAGCTATGATAATCCATGTGGTAAATCTAAAACAGCATCATTTGATGTGTATTATACTAGATCTGAACCATCTGGAGATGTAGAATATTTCTCTACCACTAAAACAGTCACCATACCATCCGGATCGGGAACGATATCAGGCGGAAGTGATTGTGTTAGCAATGCTACAAGCATGTATGTATCTAATCCAAGTCAAGGTGGAGGCTGTTAAAAACAAAAAGGAGAGGTTGATTATCCTCTCCTTTTTATATAAACCTAAGATCTTTTCTCTTAGTATGATTTAATATCCTACTAATATGTTTGGTACTTAATCCCGTTCTTTCCTTTATCTTATCATAGATATAACCCTTGGATACGTAAGCCGACATATCTCCCAGATCTTTTATAATCTTGTCATACATATCGTGCACCTCATTATATCTTATAATAGAGCTGTCTCTCATCCCTCTTTCGCCTATACCGTCAACTATGGCGTCATTGAAACCAAAGAAATTGATTATTGATCTTATTAGATTCATGTTATTGAATTTTTTGTGTTTTCTTATTAATATCCATATCCGGGTTCTCATCCGTAGGGATCTGCAATTTGGTTACAGTTTCCCTTAATGTTTCGGAAACCACATATTCAAGAAGTTTGTATGGGCATATGAAATCATAATCCCATTGAGATGTACATGGCTTATCTTTTTCAGCTCCACATCCCCCTAGCTCTAACGCCGCTTTTCTGTCGAGAGTTATAAGATCAACATTTATAGCCTCTATGTTAATATCTGGTATATAGATATATCCATCATTGACATAATAATAGTATTGATCTATATTCCCGTATTTACGTTCCTTGTTGTTAGCGTATTTTCTTAACGATATGGAGGTAAATATAATATCATCCATGATGTTTGATACTTTGATGATAGCCGGACCTATACGGGTATATATCATATCGGGCAATCTTTTCTTGGATCTCATAAGTATCCTGCATAGTTTAAACTCATCAAAACAACAATCAATTTTCCGAACCCTATCCATCTCCATGCAATTGATATGAGTATACAGTGATTCCTCGCCGAACAAGGTTCCATCAGCATACTTCTGGGCTATATATGATCTTGCCTTTTGTCTTCCTATGGATAATATCCATCTCCTACTGACATGAGCGTCCTTATTGATGGAGTTCATATCATTTATGATTCTAGATACAAATTCTGAATTTTTCATATGCTAAATACTGAGGAGGGGATATACCCCTCCGGTTATTACTTCTTTTTCTTAACCTTGCCTCCACATTTCAGTTGAGGTTTCTTTTTCTCGGAGACCTTGCCTCCATTAGCCATTTTCTTTTTCTTATTGCAAGCCATAACTTAATGTATTAATATTAACGATACAATATTAATGATTTTAATTAATAGATAAACAATACGCATTGAATAAGCTAAATTCACATCAAGTCAGACGGTATCTCTTACGCTAATGGCTTGGCGCAGGCGGATAGATGTGATTGTCCACAAAATTGGAGTGCCAACGTGGTAGACTACAGTGAAAGCGGAAGTTGTATTAACTTTACTGTGGAATACAGTAATCCGTGTAGTTCCGGCAAAACCATAACAGTGACAGGAGGAGCGGAAGCGAATACCTCCACGGGTATGGAGATGACCACTAGTACTACGGTTACGATAGGTACTGGTAGTGGATCTACTAGTGGTAGAATGTGTTTTCAAGCGGCCATAAGACCAGGAACGGCGCATGTGGCTTGTACCACAGGTGGACAATGCTGATAATGTATATACAATAAAAAGGAGAGGTTAGTTAGCCTCTCCTTTTTATTATATATCAGACTCTTAACATTGACCACCAGCTCTTCCACTTATATTGATAGAATTACATGGATATCCACGATCAAAAGATATCGTGGCCTTTTTAGTGCCTGATCCAGTAGGTATAGTTACTGTCGTACTCCCGATAGTAGTCCCTGAGCTTGAGGCTGTTACCGTCAAACTCTTCTGCGTAGTACATTCATTACTATACGTAATCTCGACCTTTACTCTTAGCGCTGAAGTGCCCGAAGGAGCGCCATTGCAAGGATCACCATCGGCATAAGCGTTGGCTGACCAATTCTTCGTTGGCTCCACGCAATCACATCTATCCGCCTGCGCCAAGCCATTAGCGTAAGAGATACCATCGGATTGGAGGTTATTGTCGGCTATCCTATTTGCCTCGTCCTTGGT